GTGCTTGGTTCGTGCTTGGTTCGTGCTTGGTTTGTTGATGTTCAATCTACATCATGTGGAGCTGCCCGTCAAGTGGGTACACGCCCAATTTATGGTTTCCGCAACTGCCGTCCCATGTCTGTGGTTAACGTGTACCCGCTTGGCGGGCCATGCCATCAATCTACATGGCATGACCCACCGTGTCAACTACTCGTCGTCGTCCTCGTCCAGCAGTTCGGAAATGCTCTCACCGTCCGCCAGCAGTTCAAGGGCTTCCGTGACTTCTTCGACAGTCCGCTCGGGAGCGAACAGCCAATCCCCTTCCTCGCTGGTCAGCCCGAGCTGCTCCCGAGCGTACGTGTCCACGATGACCTCATGACCGTCGCCGAAGATCACCCGGTCATATCGCCAATCATACTTGTCATTCTTGTGCAGAGTCAAGAGCACGACGTTGCCCGCGACACATGCCGTGGTACCGCAGACGTTCTTCTCGAACACCGTCCGGAGCTGCCCGGCAGTCTGGATGTAGTCGTCCCCGTCATTGAAATACGGGCGGGAGAACCAGCTTCCCTGGTCGTAGTGCTTGCCCGCCTTGACGATCTCAAGAGTCGTGGCCGCTACCTTGCGCTTGCCAGTGATGCGACGCATGTTGCCTCCATGTTGTTTCTTGCGATGGCTTCACAGTATCAGGGCATACGCCCGATGTCAAATCCTCTCATGACATCGGGCACGAGCCTCATACGATGATGCTAGAACGGGGGTTCGTCGTCATAATCCCCGTTGTCGAAGCCGTAGCCGTCCTCCGGGTCGTCCTCGTCATCGGGAACATCGTCCCACATGTCCCGGTCGTCGTCAACCGACTCCATGTCGATTTCATCGGCACCGAGCCAGTAGCCCTCACTGCCGACAGGGTAGAGATCGTCGTAACGATCCTCATACGCTGCCTCAAGGTACTCGTCTTCCACAGTTCCTCCTATGAGTTAGACGTACTGCTGGTCAAGGATGAACACCATCGTGCCACCCCGACCACACTTCACACTGTAATGCACGTCACGGTGCTTGTCAAGCCACCGCGTCATGCGCGCCAGGTCTGACTTGTTCATGATCTCTACGCTCATGACACCATCCTATGCCCGTTGGGTTAGGTTGTCAATTCGGTGAGTTACTGAATGACCATGACCTTCTGCTGAGAACTGTACCGCACCGTCAGATGCGTGTCAACAGGCTTGTCGTTGACGTTCACGTACGCACCATCGTACGGACTCGACAGGTCATTGATCTGGAAGTCGAATCCCAGATTCCAGTCGGCCAGAACGGCTTTCTTGGACTTGTAGTCACGCCCGTAGGCCGGTACCACCGTGAGATACATCTTGCCTCCATTTAGTTCTTTTGTCAAAAGCCGGGTGAGGGATTCGAACCCCCGTGCGCGCTGCACCAACCTGCTACCCGACGATACATACTCTACATCTTGCGCACATTTCTGTCAATACAGGTCGAACATAACCAGGACGAGCTGACCCAGGATGGTGAGCACGAACACGATGAAGATGAAGATCAGCACGACCATGAACAGCAGGATGCGGACGGGCGGAAGAATGATCTGGAACAGGATAAGAGCCAGGCGATAGGCGACGTCATCCACGGTGCTTGCCCGTGGGCTTGATCTTCACACCCAGCCAGCGCAGGAGGTTGAACCTGCGTCGTGGCCTGCTACCGTATCGTAGCTCAGCCATGATCATGTTGTCAATCTCAGTCATTGTCGATCAGCCCGATTCGTCGGTCGATGTACTCATTGCAGAGGTAGGCGAGTGCAGCCCGAACGTTGTTACCATGCTCCTTGATCTTCATGGTCACGGTAGAGATTGACCACCACGTCCAGGTAGCGGTGTCATCCTTGAGTGTGTTCGTGGTCCAGGCGAGAGTGCCTGCGTCCTCATCTCGAATGTACACGCAGATCATCGGCGTGTCAAACGGAACGACCCTGAATGTGATAGGAAGTCCCCAACTCGCAGACTCCAGGTCGTAGACGATCTTGTTCATCTCTTCCTGGTTACGCCCGAGCTTTTCGATTGCCTCCGTGCTCATGTGCCCTCCAGCATGTGTCGATGAGCTAAAGCTTACCGTGTTGCGTGTTCCGCGTCAAGTGATCAGGGTTGGGGTTCACGATTACGCGGCCCAACCCCTATCACCTGACACGACACAGCTTACATGTCGTGTTCAGGTTTTGTCAACTACAGGCCGACGACGACTTCCTCGGCAAACTGCGCCACCAGGGTGGCCACGGCCGCCTCGAACGGGTACACGTTGGCGAACCTCTTGAGGGTCACCAGCGGGGTGTCACCGGGCTCGTAGACGATCGGGAGCCGCAGCTCATCGGTCACAAGCGCCAGTGACAGCGTAGCCGCCCACCCCGACACGGTGGTGTCGAGAAGGCTGATCAGCTCGTCCACGTCGGACTGCTCAAGGCCCTGCCAGGTAACGGGGGTCTCGGTCATTTTGTGCCTCCATGTTGTGATTGGTTGAAGCTTACCCTGCAATGTGCTGTGTGTCAAGACTTAGCGAACGTCGAAACAACCTTTACTAACGTTCGCCATGGCTTCCCGAAACAGTTCGGGCGACTTGAGTGCCATGTACGCGATGACCTCTTCGAGATTGCAGAGGCACATTCCCTCAAGTGCCGCACCGGCACCTTCGACGTACTCTTCGATGTCTGCGAACGTTGTCCCGTTCCCATCACCGTTCTCATTGAAGCCGGTGAGCTGCTCACCCATAATTTACCTCCTGGTTGGGTTCATGTCAAGTCATGACTGCCCAACACATACGGATCACCAGGAATTCCACCTGCGTGTTTCTTATTAATTATCCGTAGTGTCGCCAACTTAATGCTGCTACGTTGGGCAGTCGTGACCTGACACGACTCAATCTAGCAGTCGTGTCAGAGCCTGTCAAGCTTATTCCTTGGGCTGAATGCCCTGCTCGGCCGCCCGCTGGTCCCGGATCTCTGCGTGAGTCCCGAAGAAGCGGAGGTGATAGAGCGCGTGGTCCACAAGCTCTGATTCAGTTTTGGGAACCACGATCTCAAGAGATCCGTACTGCTTGTAGACCTGACCCTTGAGAAAGGTGGCCAGCTCACCGAACTTGGACAGGGCACCACCTGTGAGCATGTCAGCGGTCAGAGTCGCGACCGTGTTGTGCTTGTCCTGAACATTCATGGCCTCAACAGCGGCCTTGATGTCATCCTCGGTGAACTGGATCTTGTAGACCTCAGTGTTGTCGTACGTGTTCGCCATGTGAACCTCCGTTGTTGGCTAATCTACAGGGGTGCGGGGGTCAACGTCAAGTCCCATCGAGTCGGCCAGCATAACTAGATCAGTGGCTATCTCCTTGATGAGACCTAGCACGTCGATGATCAGCCGCACATCCTGCGTCCTGACTACATCCTCGCTTATTTCAGCGAGGTTGTCAAGTATGGACTGGATAAGAGCTTCCATCAGACTCGCCTGATGCCCGAAGGGGTGATGATGATCTCACGACCGTAGAGGCACGTAGGAGTAGCAGTCACATTCACGGCCTCCACGTACTCCCAGCCGTGCTGACCGGGGCGACAGGTAGTTGTGTCCACCTTGATTTCACCCGTAGTGATCAGTGCCGCCTTAGACCAGTTGGATGCGTCCTTCCACTTGACAGGACCACCGCTAGCCACGGCGTCAGCGATGATGGCTTTCTCGTCTGCGTTGAACTTTTTCCTCATGGCCACATCCTATGTGCTTGGCGCAGAGTTGTCAAACAACTCTGTCATGCTCTCGATGACACCTTCTGGCAGCTCACGCACCAGCCATGAGTGACCCCACTTGTAGCCCGTGACCGGGCAGGCAGGAGAGTACAGGCCAGCGTCGTTGCGCTGATGATCACAGGCGGCGTTCATGTCATTGAGATGCCAGTTCTCCCAGTGGCTGGCAAGCCTGTGTACCTTGGTACGATTCCATCGTGGCGCATACGACACCATGTTGTCAAGTGCCTCACGGCACTGACCACCAATGATGTAGTCAGTCTTGGAACGATTCCAGACAGCTCCAGAGATACTAAGGCGAGTCACAGTCTCGATCTTACGGTGATCCGTGGTCTCGAACGTCAGACCCTCACGCGGGACAGAAGTCTCTATCTTGGCGTTGATGACCAGCTCAGCGCTGTTCTTGTATCCGGCGTACTCGCCCGAAACGCGACCCAGAACGTATTCGTGGACGTACATGTTGCCTCCTACGATCGGTGTGCGTTGACGTATGTGCAGTTGCACTTGTAGTGCAGAGCGTACCATCGTGCGATGGCTGCGTCAACACTATCCATGTTCCACGTGATGTTCGTCAGCCCGTCATCGAAATGACTATCAACGTAAGTCACCTTGATTCGCATGATTGCCTCCATGTGGTTGTGGCCCGAGCTTATCACCCGGACCACGACCTGTCAACGTGCCCTAGACCATATCCAGAGTATGGCCTGAAACGCGCTTGGCACAAGACCCACGTTCGCCGCTGCCTTTTGATAGGCAAGCACGAAATCACCGTATTGCTTGAGTGTGACCGTGGGTGAGCCGTTGTCCCAATCCAATGTTGCCGCACGGATGGCGTGTCTGTCAATAGTCACGTAATCCGGGTCGAAGGGGTTCCAGATATTCATGAAGAAGTGGCCCGTCTTGCGGGCCATGGGCAGGACAGTCCGGGGATCAGCTCCTGCGTAGATAGCCCTGGCCTTATCCAGAGCGTTACCGACGTGACCGGCAAAGATGCCATTGCAGGCATCAACAGCGAGTCTGCGGTTGATATCCCACGCCTTGTTGGCACTCAGGCAGGCCAGCATCCCAGCGCCCATCATGACGTTACCATTACCGATCACGTCAGCAAAATCATGAGCTTGCGGGTACCAGTTCAGGCCCTTGTACCTCTGAATAGGCGTGGTCATGTAGAAACCGTCTAGGAGATTCTTCTCCATTTGTTCCACGGATAGTCTCATCGTGCCCTCCTTGCGTCTGTGATTACAGACTACGCAGTGTTCGGTGTCTTGTCAACACCGAACACCACATACTCACCTAATCACGGGAGTAGTAAGACACACCGTCGTAGCTCCATTCCGTGTAGTCACGAGACATGGTGTCTGCCCACTTCTCGTAGTCGAAGTGGTCGATGATTACCTCATCGGCACCGTGCAGGACACACTCGTCGGCGTACTCACGGGTGTAGTCCTCCCAGTGACTTTCAGAGATGAAATCATCGCCGTAGCGGGTGTATTCGTGCATCTGTCGGAGCTGAGTCACAAGCTCCTGGTCGTAGTCCTCGTACTCGTCTAGGTACGCGGCCCGATCCTCGTCGGTGTAGTCCGTGTCGTCAGAATCACGCTTGAGCCCGTCGTAGTAGTCGAGAAATTCCTCGATCTCTGCCCTGGAGATAACACTAGCGTGATTGATCTCGTAAGTCAACTTGCCTCCGTGTGTGTGACTTTGGACTCTGTTATGTCGAATGAATCTGAGTCATACCCAATGTTATAGATTTCATCGCACTCGGCAACCTTGTTGGCTGCCCAGAGCATGTCGTCCACCGGGAACTTGGTCTCATCGTATTCGATCCTGATTTGGATGTCAACCCGCTTCACTTGGCACCGTCTGTTTGGCAGGGAGTCTCGACCGCCACTAGGAGATGCGCCAGTCGATGTCAGTGTTAGTAACCACCGACTCGTAACCGTCGTACTCTTCGATCTTGTACAGAGTCCCAGCGGGCAGCCAGTGGATAGCCAGGTCATCCCCGTGAGAACTGTCGTACTGGAAGACCTTACGGGCCTTAAAGCTGATGTCAGCCTCTTCCCCGTACCTCATGAACTTCAGCGTAGCCGCTGCGCCCGTCAGAGTCAAGACCGCGACTCGTGCGTCGGTGGGATCGATGTCCTTGTTGTACGCCGTCCAGCCCCCACCGTAGCCCGGCGAGTACACGACCGCAACCTCATGGAGATCGTTGTAAATCTTCCCGTTCTCCACGGTGTACGTCACGTCATCGTAGTCGAACGTGACCTTACCGGTGAACTGCGGTGACCAGTTCTGAATGGCTGGCAGGTTGTCGTTACTCATTGGATACCTCCACGTTGTGTGCGTCTCGCGTCTGATACTCGTGAATGAGGTTACCGAAACGGTCCTCACTCACTGATTGCCCGCAGGCTGTGCAGTACATGTCCATGTTTCCTCCTGAGCACAACCTACACCTAAGCGCCCGCCATGTCAACGGGCGCAAAGGTCTGTGTCAGATCACAGAGAAAAGCGAGTCATTGGCACCCAGAACACGGATGTCACACGGATGCCAGACCTCGGAGCCCCTGTAGTCCGTGCTCTGACCCATGCGCACAGCGTAGTTCCAAGCCGAGACCGATGTGCCTGTGATGACCACCGTATCAAACCCTGATCCGTTTGTCATCTTGATCTCGTAGTCAGCAGAGACCTCAGCGATCACGTACTCGACGCGTCGGGCCTTGCGTCCCTGCTTGGTGTAGTTCTTGCGTCCCATTTACTTCCCTCCGCGTGCCTCGCCGTTACCGACGACCACACCTTATCTTCGGCTACCTCGACAGCCAAGCCGGGGTAGTGTTGCGCTATCTCACGAGCCAGGGCTAGTGCAGCATGGTATGTGTTACCACCCTTGCTGTCCTTGTCCTCGACCCTGACTCGTACCAAGTAAACACTAGGAACGTATGTGATGTCAACCTCCTACAAGTCCTGTGCGCCCCAGCTAGGCAGGAACTTGGTCCTGTCTTCCGGGTCATCGAAGAGTCTTTCACCATCAAGCTCGTAGACCTCTACGGCTTCACAGTCACGGTCGCGTGGTTCACGATCGATACGTGACCAGGCGTCAGCAGGATCTAGGAAGATTCCTAGGGGCTGGTCGCCTTCCCACCGATTACCGATGGTTGCGAGATAGACCTTCACGAGTCCTCCTCGTAGTTCTCACTTAGGTGCCCGTTGTAGTATTTGCGTACGAGTGTCTTGTCGTGGAAGACCCAGACCTCTGTGTCCAGGTACTGCCCGACGCTTGCCCTCTTGGCTTCAAGGTACGCCATCTCTTTGTCAGAGTCAAGGAACTGCGCGCCGGTCTCAGCTACGCGGTACATCACGAATCCAGGTAAAGCATGACCACGCAGGAATTTGCGGGTTCGCTGAACACATGGCCCAGCTTACTCGGTACCTTCACGATTGGCAAGCGGGAACCAAACTCTGGTTCCCTCTCTTCATACGCGAATGAGCCTATCGTGCCGTAGTAAGCCCATTCGAACGGGCCACCTTCCCAGGCTATGCCCCAGTGTCCCCGGCCGTCGTAGTTCTCGATGGCCTTGGGTGCATTGTATCCTGCATCGATCCAATCTCCAAATCGGATCTTGATCAGCTCGATGTAGAGTCTGGCGTCGTTCTCTGTGATTGTACTTCGCATGTTTCCTCCTAGGTCAACCCTAGACGACGCTTGTCGTTGTCGTCAAGTGGCCAGTTGAATGCGAACCTGAATTCCAAGTAAGCGATAGTGACACAGACCTTGCAGTAATTGACCTGGCCCGGCTCAACCGGACCCTTGCAGTTCGGGCGCATAATGCCTCCTATGTGAGTGTGGGGCGTATGACCGCCCCACACCCTGAACGCTACTTGCGCTTGACCGGAATGTCAAGAGGACGAGGCTCGAAGCCATTGTCCGTCATGAACTTGTCCAGGTCGTTGTACGCCCGGATCTTACGGGCTCGCGTGTACGGAGCAGAGACATGCGTGATGCGCATCTCCACGAGAATCGGGATAATCGTCTTGGCGTTGACACGCCTTGAAGCGATCATGCCTGAGTTGCTGCGAAGCTCCAGACCCATAGCAGCGCGGAACTGAATCAACGCAGCGCCCGGAATCTGCGGGCCGTCGATTGCAAAGCCATTGCCTTCTGACATGTGAACCTCCTTGTTGACACCGTAGGATCGAATACTCACAGGTCAAGCACGACCTTCTTGGCGGCGGTAAGAAGTGCAGCCGCATCAAGCACAGCCTCCTGACGCTTCTCAGGGTCGTCGCTGTTGAGATCATGGACTGATGCATCGAACAGTGAAACCCTCATGGTCAAGGCTTCCATTGGGTCCATTTCCATTATTCCTCCGATTCATATGCCAGGATTGACGCCCTGACACCCGCGTTGGGCTCACACCTAGCGTGGCCGTTCCAGAACTGCCAGCCCTCGGGGGAGTGGAGTACTACCCACTCTCGCTCCCCGAGAACCACAGTATACCTACGCCCGGCAGATGTCAACTCCACAGACTCAACCTGCCAGCGCGACGGCATGTTACCTCCAGTTGACGCGAGTGTAGCTCAGGCGCTGGATGTGCTTGCAGTTCGTGCCGTCCAGAGACCTGCGGTGAACCCAGTCGGGGCAGGAGCAAGTCCATGTCCCGTCCTCGAACTCGACCACAGAGTACACCGTTAGGCGAGTATCCGAATCGACCTGGTAGATCTTGGTGATGCCGATGTTATGACGCCCGAACTCAGCAATGTTGTTGCTCAGCTTGAGCAGGACATCGGCGTCATCTTCAACGTCGTCGTCCAGAAGATCGATCAGTGACCAGAGCTGTGCCAGTGTGAGCGTCTGCGGCTTGACGAACGTCACAGTCTTGGCATCGGTATCGAGAATCATTATGCCTCCAGTTCGTATCTAATACCAGAACTGCCCGAATAGCAGTTCAGGCTGATTCCACCAGCGTTCCCGTGCCCGGTGTCTGTCAATCAGCTCACCGGGCAGGTCACGCAACCTCAGCTTCCTAGAGCTTACACGGTGACCGCACAGAACGCAACGCGTCGTTCCGTTTATGACCGTCACATGCCTTCCGTGCGATTCACACATGTTAACCCTCCTGGGTTTATCGTCTTGATACTAGTTGATCGCAGCAGCCGAACGCTGCCCGACGTTGCCGTTGTTGTGAAGGTTAGCACGACGGGCCGCGTCCTGTCCAGCGTTGTAACCAGAAGCAGAATTGGTAGACCCGCCCTTATATGTGCGGGTTTTGCCGTACTGGTCGTTCATCTTGGCCTTGACCTCGACTGCCCTGTCCCTAAGGACAATATCAGTCCCGGCGGCCTTTGTCGAGACCGTCTCCGCATTGGCAGCCGTCAGTCGTTTCCCGACAACGTCGATGAAGCCGTTCCAGAACGATGTACGCCACGTCTTAGCGTGCTCGTAACTCGGAACGCGCTTCGAACGCGCCACACCCTGCTGGTACAGCGACGTGTAGAGGACATCCACAGCCATGAGGTTAGCCTCAAAGCCGAAAACGTGCAACTCGTAGTAGTCGATGTTGTTCCGCCTGCCGCGAGTAGGCGACCGGGTCAGAACACAGTCACCACCGAATGCCCGAAGGATGACAGTGTAAAGGAACATGTGCTGACGCCCGTAGTTCTCATCGAACCTGATCTTCTTGTCACACGGGACCTCACTCACGTCCGCCTTGGCGGCTAGCAATGCTGCATCGATGCTGTAACGAGCCATAAGCTCGGCAGCCTTAGCCGTCAGTGCATCAGCCTCTTCCTCAAACTCAGTGGCTTCTGCCTTAGCTAGTAGCCCGCGAACGCGCTCCAGCATCTTCTCTTTCTCGTCCATTTGCCCTCCTAGGCTGGGGTGTTCTACCATTAACATGGCGTGCCCTGGCATGTCAACCAGGGCCACCATGACTAGTCGAGAATCTTCTCACCGTGGACTACCTTATCGTAGATCATGCAGATGCCATCAAGGAGGGATACCTCCAGGACACACAGACCTGCGACAGACCCGACCGTGAAGCCATCGGAAATAACCTGCCCGATGACCTGTAGGGCTTCAATCATTCTTACCTCCGTGAAGTTTAACGCCCCGTGGCGCTCGAACCCATCCTTGCACACCAGAGATGTGTCGCATTCTAAGGCGGGGAGCCAGGCCACGGGGCGTGCGGGAAAGCTAACTAGGGTAGGAATACTCTCTCTGCTGTCCCCAGCCCTCTCCTGAGGACCAGGCTAGAGCAAAAGCATCCCACAGAGTCTCTGTATGGTCAAGGCCCAAAATGCTGAGAAATTCCTCATAGCATTCGTCTTGAGCCTTATCCATCTCTTCTTCGAATGTCATTCGTTCCATCCTGTCACATGGACGCACAGTTCCGCAAGCACAACCTTGGAAGCGTACGTACCATCCTTGTTGATGTTACCGCGTGTCGTGTTGTAGACCGGCTTGACTCGGATCTTGCCCGATTCCGGGTGAAGTTCCTCTATCATTCCGATCTGCATCGCTAGTCCCCCTCCGGGGCGCTGTGTAGGAAATGCGACGTGTTCACCTACGTGAACGAATGCGTTGATAACGTTCATGGGTTGAACTCTACCGGTACAGGCAGCCATTGTCAACCCTTGAGCCGCTGGAGGGAGTTGAACCCCCGTACTCACATGCGGGTCCGGACTCCGCAAGGTGTTAACTCAGGTGGCCACCATCGTTTCACACGATTGAGCTATTGCCAATGAATCAGCGGCAGGGTAGGTCCACAGGGGGGAATGCACCCCGCACTAGTAATAGCGCACTATCCGACAAGAGACCGTCGCCTCATGGAATGCGTCTTCCTATTTCGTGCCCGCCTATGCTATGGACCAGTGTTCGGGGCCGGACTTGAACCGGCATCTGACTTCTTGACCCTAAGGCACCGCGAAGTCGCTCTACTCGTTGAGCTACCCGATCGTGTTACCAGGATATACCGCCTGGCCCGGTTTGTCAATTCCGAACTACTTCTTCTTGATGCCCACGACCGGAAGGGTAACGATACCCGAAGTCGGGGCAGCGTTGGTGTTGTCCGACAGAATCGGCTTACTCACCAGGTGCAGCGGAGCATCGCTGTAGAACCAGTCCACAGGCCCGCCCAGCTCCACAAGCGCGTCGGCAGTAGTGAAGAAGAAGACACCCGCGTCCCCACCTTCCTCGCCACCGTACGTGCCGTCGTCACCCAGGCTGTTAACGACGTCAGAGCACTGGCCCTGCGTGTAACCCGCACCGGAACCCCCGCCGTCCACGAAACCGGTCACGCAGTTCGGGTCGTCCACGATGTCCTGACTCTCGGTGAGCTGCGACGTGACAGAACTGACCTTACCTAGGATCGTGTAGAAGGTCAAGAGCTGGCCCGTGGAAGCGAAGACGTAGACGTAACCTACCCGGTTCGGGTCGTTCAGCGTCAGGTCACGCTTGCCGTCGTTGACCATCTCGTCAGTCGGGCCGGTGTACTGGTCGAAGATCGACTTGTCGAACTGAGCGACCTGAGTGTTCGCAGCCAGATCACCAGTGGCGTTCGCGCCGTCCTTGAGAACAGCACCTTCTGAGATTGCAGCCGCGCCAGTAGGACTGGGAGAAGCGGATGAGACGTCAGTACCGCTGTTGCCACAGGCAGCCAGACCAGCCACAAGACCGGCGGTGACGATGACACCCGAGATACCCTTGAGCTTATTCATACATCCTCCTTGTTCTAACGGCTTAGCCGTTGAGGTTACCCTTTTCACAGGCCAGGACAGAGACCTGCTTGGACAGATCGACGCCCTTGAACTCCGCGCCGGTCTTGACTTCGAGACTGTCGTTGTTGTACGTCGTAGCGTCCCGAGTGCAGGACTGCTGCGCAGCAGTAACAGAAGCCTCATCCTGCTGAAGGACGCTACCCAGGTTGCCCGAGGGGTCAGCAGCGATCTCAGCCGACGTGTACTGACCCTGGAACTGTACCAGAGTCTGCATGTTGGTGGCAACCGTCTCCAGGTCGGCCTGGTAGTTGCCGTACAGCGTGTAGTACTTGTTGTAGTTCTCGATCTGGGCTGCTGTGCCCGTGACTGAGAACTTGGCGTTGCCGTTGTCGATCTGCTGGGAAATCTCCTGCTGATGCTGGGCGTTGTGAGACGTGAGCGCCCACGCGCCCACGTAGATACCGAAGCAGACAGCCCCGATGATCACGACAGACAGGATAATAGCCCAGAGACGCTGGGAGATCCAGACGATACCGCTTACCATTCAATTCCTCCTCGTAGTAGCGTCAACTTAGGACGCTCTGAGCTTACCCCATTGTCTACTTTGGTGTCAAGGTAGTCGGCACGGCGAATCTGGATGGCCTCTCCATCCTTGAGATCACCGTATGGCGGGAAAGCACTACGGAGCACGCGGTGAATATCCTCGTCTTTGACGATTTTAGACACCGCGTGCTCCGTGTCGGGATCTAGTGTGACTAGGTACGTCACCAGGTTCTCCCGCATGACTCAGCGTGCCTGACTGCATCACGAAGGGCCATTGACCAATCCCCGTAGTCATTGCCACGGCAATTGCGGTTCCACCCGTGATTCCAGTGAGGACACGTCCAGCGCCACAAGCGTCTGCCGTCATGCGCTACAGCGTGTGAGAAAACCCTAGTCTTATGACTAATCAGTGGACACCTCCGATCGTGAACTTGCCCGAAGAGTAGATCACGGGCAGAACCCGGATACCGACCATGGCTGAATCGCTGCCGAACCGAGCCGCATTGCTAAGAGTAGTCCTAGCCTGCTTCTCAGTCAAGCCCTTACCGATCAGAGTAGGGATAGCGAGGTGGGTACTTACAGTCAGTGCCATTTTGATCCTCTCACCTTAGACAAGAATGGCCCGGACAATTGTCCGGGCCTGTGCTTGCTTCCTACCAGAACAATCCGTCCGGTATAGCTAGACGGAGATCCTGTAGATACAGGTCGCCGGGTGTTACAAAACCTGGCCAGCGATTGTCACGGAAGATACTGTACCCTCCGCGAGTGGACGCCGTGTCCACGAGCTGAGAGCAGATCAGGTGACCTGTGTTCCCAATGTAGTGCCTGAGCCCGTCCGTGTCAACATGGAACCTGTGAAGGACGAGTGCATCGTAGTCCAAGAACGAGTACGGAGTGCCTGCTAGCTTCCTGGCCTCATTGGCAATGGCCGGGCGCAAAGACTGCCCGACACGGGAGTAGATACCGTCACACCAATGTACCTCAGCCTCAGTGTAGATGTCAAGGGGGCGAATCTGCGCACCAGCCTTGCCAGGCTCGGCCTGGATTAGCGTGCCGTCACCTAGATCCATGAAGGCGTGCTCGAAGTCTTCGAAGCCCGAGCCGTTAAGGTACTGGCCTACACGGACACCGAAGCCTAGGCTGCCGTGGATCTGAGTCAGCCCGATACGACCTGGGTTACTTAGGGTTGTCGGCATCGCTTTCCCCTAGCTTAGCCATAATGGCATCGACCTGTACAGCGATATGCGTCATCGCCATGTGGTCTGCCTCAGCCTTGGCTGACGACTTCAGTGCGTCCCTGTTGCTGGACTTCTGTAGGACGAACAGCGCCCAGAGCTGAATCCAGTAGGACGACACAAGTCCCAGAACGATGAGCAGAGGGTGGACGCCAAACGCCAAAAGCGGGATGGCGAAGGCGACCCACACTCCGAATGATGACCCCAGAACACGGGCCAGATGGTCAATAGACCATTCATTAAACCTGCTAAGCGCAGTAGAAGGGCGCTTTAGAAGGCTGTCACGATGCGGTACTGCTGGGTGGGAAAGTCTCATGCAACAAGTATGTCACCGATTCTTCTGCCGTGAGTGACGTGCTGCACGGTTCTTTGCCCGGCGCTTATCCACCGTCTTGCGAGGAATAACTCCGGGCGTGGAGTCCCATCGATCACCCAAGACCACAGTAACGATATGCTGTGTGGCCCTGTCAACGATCTTGGAAGTCTGATTCCTGCTCATCCATCCTCCTTGGACTGCCTGATCGCCTTGATCTTAGCATTGCGACGGTCCTTACGTGTCTTACGGTGAATGCCCGCAGCACCAGATCGTCGCAGCAGCGTCAGACGATGACCGCGAGATTCTAGTGATACTACCGTTCCCGGCATGCTGACCTCCGAAGCAGTAACTTCTCTTACTCGACAATCTCTGCATCTAGGATGCTACCAGTGTCCAGCGGAGCTGGCAAGGCCGTGACTCTCTCTGCCGCCTCACGGCCGAAGATGTTAGAGATCATGCCCGCTCGGGCGTTGCCAGTCGCTTCGATCTTGATGCTGAGCGAGTCCTTCGACGCCTCGACCTTGCTTGAGATCATCCTGTTGAGACGATCGTACTCGGCGGAAGTATTCTTGTCAATGGCCCCGCCCTGGATCTGCTCGAAGAAGCTAGACCTGAACACACGCTGTGTTTGCAGCTCAATGAGGGTGTCCTGCAATGCTGCTAGCTGCGTCGTCGTACGGATCTCGACTGGGATCTCGTAGGCGCACTCAGCTCCGGGCCTCATCTTAGTGCAAACGTCGTTGATATGGCAAGTGTCGCACTGTAGAAGAGACACGCCCGGAGAACGAAGCATACGACGCTGGGTCTCTGTTCCGTCAGGGTTGTAGTGGGTCTCTTCCACAGTCTGTAGGAGCGGGAAGGGCACCTTGTCTTCACGTACAGCGATGGCGTTGTTCCCCATAGGTGCTGCACTAATCACAACTCCCGTGGGGTCTGTTTCCGGTATTTGCCCGAATGGGTCCAGCACGCTAGTAGTAACTCTTGCAGGGCTGATGCTCTCAGCGAACTTCTGCCATGACCACACAGAGAGACGAAGCAATTCGTTATTGTCGTCACCCTCGATCTTGCGAGTGTCGAAGCCGTTCTCACGGAGCCAGGCACGGTGGCTTTCACGCCTGTGCTTGTAATCTCGGGGATAGCGATGAAGCTCTCGCCCGTCCCAGATGAATGTATCACCATACTGCGTGGGACTCAACCATGATGTCGAACCCACCGACGTCAGAGGCAGGGTCTTCATGGCATCCATCTTAGTCATGGAGACACCGTGGAAGCTAGTGCCACTAGAGAGCGTACGGAGCAGGCCCGTAATATCACTACTATCACTAGCGTTCTGTAGAAGTCCCACGCGCTCATACTGCTCAGATAGACGGCGTAGTTCTCTGACGCCTGTATCTTCATGCCATACGGGCATCCACTTGTCACTTGGAAGGTTCTCCCAGTACTGGTGGCGTATATCGTTGATAAGATCCTGTCCGAGGATCTGTGCGTCGAATTCAGAAGCGAAAACGATGTCGTTAATGTTGTGATCGACAAAGCTCATATACTCCTGGTACAGCTCATACGCTTCTTCCTGAGTGACCTGACCGTCCTTGTTGACGGAGTAAGCCCCCGAGTCAAGATAGACCTTGGCACCCTCTGGGAACTCATCACGAATGTGGAAGTCCGTGAGGTTCTTACGGCGTCTGCGTAGACCGTACCATGACAGAGACATAGTGTCCACATGCTGATCGGCCAGGAATGCACGCCAGCCGGCCTGCTCGCATCCGCCATAGAAAATAATCACGCCTACTCCAAATGTTCTTCCATGCGCTTGTCGTTCATTCGAGCGGAACGCTCTGTCTCAATCTTATCAACGAGGGCATCCCATCCCTCGGCACCCCTGCGAGAGCCTGGAAGCCACTCAGGAAGGCCGTAGGCGGGCTGGGTATACATCAGTACCGGGACACTGGCGTTGATGACCTCACGGGCCTCCTGGGGGCCGTTAACGACCACTACAGAGATGTTATAGCCCCTCATCCTCAGGATGCGGATGATGTTCTCCCAGTACGACTCCAGAGTGTTGACGCACATGCTTCCCATGTAAAGTACGTCATCGTACACCAGGATGTTCTCCTGTTCGAGCCAGTTCTTAGTTCGGTTATTTTGTGTCTCCTGTGTGACCAGGATGATCCTGTACATGGCAGACAGCGTGCGGTAGAGGTGGAAGCCATCGGGATTGAGCTGGCCGCCCACAGGCTTCTTGAGGATGCCTTCAATGGGCATTACCAGGACACGCGACATTGTGCCCTGGTTGCCCTCAATCCCGATGATGCTCACTTGTAATACCTCGCGGATGAGTAACGCATTGCTGCGCGGGTGATGATGTCAGCCGGTGTCTCAGTTGGTTCTTCCTCATTGTCTATGAAACCCCTGAGGATGTCAACCGTTCCTAGTTGCTTACCTCGCTGCCAGCGGAAGTTATGGAAGTCTCCGTATCCCCCGCCAACGTCGGAGAATGCAGCCTTACGCCCGTTGTGGATAGCATCCCACAATGAGTGTGCAGCGCGACCGGCCTGGACCTTGCCAAGTGACCCGCCGTTGTCAGCCAGTTCACGCAGGGCTGTGGCCTGCTTGTAGTCAGCGTCAGTGAAGTCGAACCATTCCTTGGGGTACATTCCCGTAGGGTCTTCCGGCAGCGTCGGAGGCTTGACATCCCAGCGGTCCATGATCAGGTCATAGGCAGCGTAGGGGTTGATGATCTTGATGTCATCACTGACACCAGGATTCCAGAAGAAGGTGATCTCGTAGTGCTTGCGAGACCCCCCGATTGTGGCGTTGCGTGTCTTGGGCCAGCTCATTGCCTTGAGCATCTGGTCTGTGTACCTTGCGACCTCTGGCCCGCTGAGACGGGGGAATTGTGGATTATCGTCCAAGAACGTAGCAAGATCAACGCCGAACAGAACATCCAGGTCACCATTGCCACGATCAGCACTCCACTGGTAGCTCGCACCTGACCCTGCCAGCCATGCGCAGGTCCAGTTCCAGGGCTTCTTGAATCCTAGATCATTCTCTAGGTCTGAGTAAAGCGCATTGAGAAGGCCGGTCCTGACATCCTCACGGAGATGATCACCGTCAAAGAGGTCAGGATCTAGGACTTCTGCTGGCTTCGAGAAGTAACCGCTAGGCAACGAACAGTCCGCCCTCTGACTTACCTTCCGCCTTGGCCTGTGCCTTAGCACCAGCTCCTAGCACGGACAAGGTAGCCTGAACAGCCATCGGAGCCGCAATCTCTGCGGTCTTCTGGGCAATGATCTGGGCCTGTAGGACATTGAAAGCCCCCTTCATGTGATTGCCCGAAGGGTAGTCCATGGGGACCACGTTATCGAAGATGTTCGGGCTGGCTGCGATGATTCCCTCTGGTAGCTGGAAGACCAGGAACGCACAGGTATACGTGGCGTGGCCCGCTTCTGTGCGCTCGTAAACCGAGAACTCAGATGCGATGCTGGAAGCCGCGTAGATGTCATCAAGCGTGGCTACACGCTTGGCGGTGACATCAGTAGACTCATCATGGTCAATGAAGTGGGGCTGGCCCAGCCAGTCTACACCGACTACGAACGCCCATGAGACTGTAATCTGGTCCTTGATCTTGCTCATTTATTCCTCCTAGTTTCTAACGTGCTTGACCCAGCGCTTGATACGGAGGTACCACGTGGGTACCGTCTGCGTCTTGACGAACTCCTTCATATCCTTATCTAGGAGATAGAGGGTAGCCCGAGCCTGCGGAGTCCCGTTCTGGAACTCTCTACATCTTATTGACAACGAACTCGTGTGTCAAGGCGGCAGTCTCACGGGCGATGTCAGCGGAGAAGTCCTTACGCGGGGAGATATAAAGCCCTAGGAGTCTCATTCGTAGAATCCCTGCTTGATCATGGCGCGCTGCTGCACCACAGAGTGATAAGGGCAGAACACGCAGAGGCTTGTGCCCGGACGACGACGGGACTTGGTTTCAATGCCGAGTTCCTTGCGCTCGCCTCTAGTGTCGGGCACGAGACGCTTAGCGTCAGACATATAGTCCTGGCAGTTCTCAGTCCTGTTGTGCTGCTTCCAGCACGTGAAAGCGTCTTCCTTGAAGTTAGACCTAGCGTGGTAGATAGCAGAGCCTAGACCAAGCTCACCCCCGCCATGGGCCTTGGAGATCTCAATCAAGATCTGACGCTGGACTGACGAGTCTCCCCAGGACTTCTCAGACACGGTGGAGAGAGTGCCGTGGTGATAGTACCGAGGCTTGCCGTCATCGTCTACAGGACCCTGATGGTCGGCCAGACGATAGTTCAGCGTGTCATCATACTCAACAGGCCCGTCGTACATTGGAAGTACGTCCACCGTATTGCAGTCGTGACAGATAAGCAGGCGAAGACGAGGGCCACTGGCGTCAATGACCTTCTCGTCTTCGCCCAGGGTTGGCAGGGCTACCATTTAATGCTCCGAATCTAATGCCTTTTGCGAATTAACTAAGAATTAAGCTGTTACTGCGATCTTAGCAGATCCAGGGGTGGCCTGTCCACCATCGGCTTCCACGGAAACCTCGTAGACCAGGTTCCTTGTAAGACCGTCGATGACCGCAGTTGTTCCTGCGGCCTTTTCAGTCTTAACGACGTTGCCGTCCTGCGAAACAGAGACGGTGTAGCCCTCGGGAGCCTTGCCTAGGTTGTCTGGAACTACATCCCAAGAAACACTGATGATACCTACATCAGCACGCAGGCCAGTAGGAGCTGCGAAGGTGATCTTCGGTGGTGTCTTTAGCAGGACTGACCATGTGGCGGGGCCTACGACGCCATCGACGGTGAGCTTGTGGGTGCTCTGGAATACCTTGACTGCCGTCAGAGTGCCAGGCCCGAACGTTGAATCCTCAGCGACCTCAGGGTTGGCGTCCCATACGTTCAGACGGACCTGTAGGTCACGAACTGACGGGCCGGTATCACCAAACGACACGGTTGGCTCTGCGTTAGCCGGGGGCGGTACGACGATAGTGAAGAAGTCAGGATCACATGCTGATTCGTCTAGCTGCTCACCGTTAGCCGTGCTCGTGTACTGAGTGGCGTCAGCAGACTCGGCAGTGCCCGCGCATGTGCTAGGCCCGCAGATGTGCTGACCCTTGCCGTAGTGGGCAGTCCATAGGCGGAATGAGGTGCGAGGAATACCTGCCGCTGCCATCTCATTGACTAGAGCTGTGGCGTTGGAGACCTGAGTGTAAACAGCGGGCTTGGTAACACCGCCCCCAAGAGCCAGCTTGAACCATGCAGGAGCCTGAGCAATGCTGGCATCACCGTTCTCGACATCAAGAGCGTCAGCAACGTCAGTAGCCTTGACTGCGATAGTCAGGATGTGGACGTTGGGGCTCGGGAAGCGCTTCTTGATGGCTGAGATGTTAGCGTAGATCCCGTCTGTGTACCCAGCGTATGCGTCATAGCCCGCTGGCAGCAGATCAACGTCTACGTCATCGAACATCAAAATCTGGGACATTAGCGATCACCGTACATCATGACACCGGCCATTGAGTGGTCGTCGCCTAGTTCTGGGCACGGAGTAGCCGTGTGGTAAGGGGAGACCATCTTCTGAGCGTCCGGGGTGTCCATCACCGGAGCCTCATGGATCGCGTAGTAAATGCAAGACAGGTCACTACGGGCATACCACGTAGCCTGCTCTACTTCACCGCCACGGTCCTTGATGACCTGCTTATAGGAACCATCTACCATTCCCTGTTCTAGTTCCCTGTTCGCGCTTCTAGGCTGGGCGTAGGCCATGTTGGTTGATTCCTTTCGTTAGTCTACGCCCAGTATACCCTCTAGTCCAGCGCGTCCACATCGCAGTATTTGAGCTTGCACAGCACGGGACGGATTTCCTCACCGAATCGCACGTAGTACGAAGTCACAGGACGCCCGACGATGCCCTCAAGGGGAACTCCAGGGAACGTGGACTCGTACTCATGGTCAACCATCTTCGACCAGGCACCCGCGATGGAGCACTCGTCTAGGACGTTGACGGTCGGGACGCCAAGCATGTCCGCCGCGTCATTGATGGCACCGCCGCCCATGAACGGAGAACTTGCAGAAATCCCGTACTTGTTGCCCATCTGCACGTCAAAGACAATGAAGTCCTGATGCGGTAGATAGCCCGAGCCCTTCTGGATTCCTGCGCCGTAGCCCTCACCGAAGACCTTGACGTGGTTGTCACCGTACAGAGCACGGAACTTGTCAGGGTCAGCGATTTCCTCCAGACGTGCGTACAGCCCGCCATGGAAGGCAGCGTTAGCCGTCTTACCGCAGATGACTACACGGTTCTCTTCCGGAAGCCAGCGCAGCCCGATATTGGTGCCGTCGATCTTCTCAGTCCACGTCCATCGAGCCAGGTACAGGTCTTCCAGGTACTTAGTTGCGTAAGCACCCGGAATGACTCTCTTGCCATTAGGGGTGCGCTTCCACAGTGCGTTGATCTTGGGGTACCCAGGACCAAACTCTAGTTCAGATAGTGCCATGTTTCCCTCCTAGTTGCCGCAACAGCAGCTACAGTAACAATACCTCGTGATACACGTGCAGCACTTGCACTGGGCAGGCAGCCCGCGTCTCCTAGTCTCGTGTCCGAGCGAGTGCTGAATGCGTGAGGCCATCATCGATCTAAAGGCTCTCATGTCGCCTCCCTTCGACATCAGACTAACATCCCCGCTCATCTATGTCAACTAGTACGAGATGTTGGGCTGGTTGCTGGCGATCATGCCGCCTGTGGCAGTGCCCGAGTAGTCGAAGATGCTCATCTGCGGAGGCTGGCCAGCGTATCCCTGTAGAACGTCATCGATCGTGGGCTGACGATCAAGTCCGAGAGCCACGACGCCTGTAGGAGCGTAGACCCTCAGTGCCTCAGCGGGCAATTCGGGATTAGCGCAGGCGAGCGCGTGAGCCATCTTCTGAATCTGATCGGGAGTCTGCTTGTAGACGCCATTGGGCGTGTTGATAGACGACCAGGGCTGAGTCTGGTCATATTCTGTCGTGATACCTACTGGCATTATTCCCACTCCACATTCGACGTGTAGTTAGGCTTGCCCTGACGCTTAGGAAGCTTCTTGCCCGTTTCCTTTGCATGGCTCGCAGCGAACTTCTGGCCCTCATCGGTCCTGTCAGCGGAATGACGAAGATAGCCTGCCTGGCTCACTCCCTCTTCCCAAGTCTTGCGCATAATGCCCTGGCGGCGCATCTCGGGGTGAGTCTCCATTGTCTGAATGGTATTGCTGGAGTCCCAGCCCAGACGAGAAACACGCTTATCGCCTAGATAACCCTCGACGGTGCGTGGCTCGGGTGACTTGAACTGAAGCTCGTTAAGCTCCATAGATATCACCCGGACCAATGCCTACGCCCGAACCGTCAAAGCCAACGCCAACAGGACCAGGCTCTCCGTAAGACCCCATCGGGCCTATGTCGAACTGCTGGCTGTTATACAGATCAGGATTTACACCTGAAAGGCTCCGCTCCACTGTGGCAGCATTCCTCTCATCCTGGCAGCCCGAGAAGGGTCTACGACGGTCACAGGGTTCTTGGCAGGGTCGCCGCCCTGACTACGGAGAGCCTTCTCAATCTCACGAGAATTAGCCCCGGCAAGCTTGCCATCATTGGCTATCATCTCAACGGGATCGCCCGAAGGTGCCATACGCTGGGTCCTGTAGACGATGCCGCCCTCCTGGTCCGCCATAACAGCCTCAGACTGGCGCTGTAGGCCCATCATGGGGTTCATGTCATCTGACCAGGAGTAGGCGCTCTTAGGCTGCCTCTCGCCCACGTGGACCCCGCGCTGGTACGACGTAGAGGTCAGGCGTGACTGTAGAACGGCAGGGATCTTGTCCCTGTCGCTCTGAGGATTCGTCAGCGTTCCAAGATAACCGTCTGGGTAGCTGGCACCAGGAGCGAAACCAGCAGCCTGACGCTTGGCGTCCAGGGGATTCCTGGCAGCCATCATGTCAGTGCCACCGCCACCATAAGCAGGAGCAGAAGGCTGGCCCACACCACCAGGGAAGTTATTCACCCAGAAACTGCTTCCCTCGGTCATGATGACTCCTACTTGATGATAGTGAGCTTCTGCTTGGGCTTCACGGTGTCTATGTGATGGGTGGCCATTCCGTGCCCGAAGTTAGCAATACGACTCTCGGGCATACTCTGCTTGTGCATGGTGATCTTCAAAGGCTTACGGCCCTTGAGGCTAATGTCATGATCGTTCTCGGCGGCACCCTCAGTGGTGTAACCGTAACGACGACGGTGACGACCACCAGTCTTCTCAGTATCGACAACACGCCCAGCACCCTCTACCTCGTCGGCACCAGCGTTGGCATTCTCGACATCAAGGTCCGGGTCGAGCTTGGCAGCCATTAGTTAGCGATGACCTGTCCGCCGTCAAAGGCACGGTTGTCCCAGAAGTCGCCATTGCCCGTCTTGGAAGCCACAGAAGGCATAATGCGAAGCGCACGGCCTGTCTGAGATGCCTCAGGACTGTTCGGGAATGAGATTGTCGTCTGAGGGGCGAAGACAGGTCCAGAATGCTCACCGGTAGCGTCAGAGCCTACACCACGGATGGCAGTACCGCCAGTGGCAATAGCGTCTCCACCAGAGTACTTGCCTACGGCATGGGTGTAAGGGCTACGATCGCCCGAGGTGTTGACGATGTTGCCCTCAAGAGGGTGATCGCCCATCTTGGCAAAACTGCTCTGTACAGCGTCACCGTATGAACGGGTGTATGCGTCAGTCATGAATACTCCTAGGAAGACTATGTTCCTAGTGTACCAACCTCGCGCTTACCGTCTAGTAGGAGCTTGTCAATGCCCGTTGTGGTAGTCGGATCACTGCCATTGCCCGAAGGCAGAAGTGTGTTGTTGGACAGAATGCGAGAGTTGTACTCGTTGGAATTCATACCATCACCTGACTGGACGGTAGAGTTGAGAACGCTCTGAGGGTTGAAGCCCGAGCCTACCTCATCATTCCACTTGGCACTGTCCGCACCGAGTGAGCTGGCGACTCTATAGGGGTTACCACTCGATCCCTGCCCGAAAGCGGCTGTACGGCCAGTGAATTCCTGACCACCCTCGCCTGCCTCACTAAGATCCATACTGGCCTCTATCCACAATGATCTCGAACGTCAGTGCGGTGACCTCCTTGTCGGGTAGGTCAACATCCGCAAAACCGATACGTACGAGAATATCCATAGCCTGAGGCTCGACATATCGTCTGGCCACGGCCACTGCCTTGCAAGCCTGGTTAACAGCTCCTGCTCCGATTGCCCTCAACTCGATATGAATCCCGCCGTACACCGAATGCGCGATAGCAGAGCCAAGCTTGCCAACCGGAGAAGACGCAGATACCAGCATGGTCTTCTCAATAGCACGAAATTCAGTCATTAGCTCCATGTCTGCTCCTAGTTCAGTTATGACTAGGATAGCGTCTTTCTGACTGTCTTCGTGGCTCTCCGCTTACGCGTGGACTTCTTCGGGGTCGCTCTGATACCGAGGACTCGAACGGCTGGAGGCTCGCGCAAATAGTCTGCCATGCGTTGAGCTATTTCCCAGTCCGTGAGACGACCCAGAACTCTGTGGTTACAGTAGGCGCAGAGTATGCCTCTGACAACGCCCGTCTTATGATCATGGTCTAGAGCATTGGAGATGCCCGAAAGCTCCTTGAGGCAGATGCAGCATCTATGCCCCTGAGCAGCAAGAATAGCCAGGTATTCCGTCAGGGATATGTTGTACGTGCGCTTAAGGTACGAATCTCTCCTGCGTTCGGCTTCGGTCATATCCAAGGGTCTGTCTCCAGTAGGTTAATCCCATTGTACCGACAGACTCCCGGAATGGCAAGCTATCCTTCTAGCTTGTACCTCAGAATCTCAGCGCCTGTGCCAGTCAGCCATACCAGACCTCTGACAACCACGCAAGCGCGTCCTCTGTGCTGTTGATGTTGCCCTGATCTTGTTCTTCCTGAGCAGCCCGAAGGATGGTCTTGAATATAGGACCAGGCTTGAATCCGCGCTCAATCAGGTGATCACCGCGCAGAAAGGGCTGCTGCGGCCCGAAGATGACACCCTCCTCGAAGGCTGCCGCCGTCCAATTGGGCGACGGTTCGATCATCAACAGGTCATCGATGCACGAAGGGTGAAGCTTGCGGGCCAGAGTCCTGACATTTGCAGGTGTCAGAGCCTCGTAGAAACCGTCGATGTTCTCCACCAGTGGAACGATCCTCCGAATAATATGCTCGGGGCACCCTATGCGCTCTAGGAAGGACCGAACTAGTTCAGTGCCAAGCCCGTCGAGCATGGTGGCGAACACGACAATCAGCCGCTTCTCGCCTGAGATACCCTGAGCGTCACACCTTCTGGCCACAACATCTGTGGTGTAGCCGGTCATCAAGACCGTCTCAGGAAAACATCCTGTCCAGTCAGTGTCATCGAGAGCCTGGAACATCCTGACGAAATGCGTGCCCCTCGTACCTATCTTCTCCCATTCTGTCCAGATCCTTTCCTGGGACAGCTCAGAGAAATGAGGCTTGAGTTCCATGCACTTGATCTTGGTCTGCTCGGCAATCGTGAAACCGAAGCGGGCCACGAACTGAATGGCACGCATGACACGCAGAGGGTCATCTCCGAAGGCTTCAGACGTGTGCCTGAGGATACCCATGTAGAGATCTTCCGTGCCACCGTGAAGGTCTATGACTCTGCCAGTCTCAGGGTCCAGCATGATCGCGTTCAATGTGAAGTCACGGCGGGCAGAAGCCTCTCGCAGCCCGATGTACGGATCATGTATGACCTCGAAGCCAGTGTGGCCCGGACCAACTTTGGAGTCAGTCCTGGGAAGCGAGACATCCATGTCAGTGCTGCCCGTGTGGATCTTGAAGACACCAAAAGACCGTCCGACTTCCTTGACCATGGCGACCTTCTTGAGTGCCGCATGGAGTTCAATCGAGTCGATGTGGAAGACCTCGATGTCGATGTCCTTGCTTTCCTTGCCCATCATGAGGTCACGCACGTAACCCCCGACCAGCATAGGCTGGCCTCCTGCTGCCTTGATGGCACTCAGGACTCTTTCAACGTCCTCGTTCATCTATCCTCCAAAGTCAAGAGTGATTCGAACACAGGGACACGGGTAGAAGCGGACCTTCTTGCAGTCCCTGTCCATGTACACGCCTACGACGCAGTAGCGCCAAGAGAACTCTATCTTCATACTTCCTCCTTAAATGACGATAGCCCCCACCCTATCGCAGCGGCGGGGCTATGTCAACTACCACTTGAACCAGAGAAACTTTCGAGTCTTCGGTCCAGTACACGGGCAGTACTCGGGATAATCTATACTCCCGGCAACCCGCTTCGAGCACATGGTGTGGTTTGTGTAGTGCCTGTGCAGCTCTACGTCATGGCCACACTCCAGACATTCTTGCATTGATCTCCCTAAAAATCTCCATAATTGACCTGGAGGCAATCCAGGCCGAGCTGCTTGCGCCACATGTTGACCACTCGATCACGGTCGTCAAGGACGATGCCGATGTTGTAGTTGCCACGAATGTTGTCGTCAAACAGGTCCCTCTTGATGATAGCGTCGTTGATCTGGAGCCTGTCCGCAGGACGCATGAGCAGGGCCTTGTAAGACAGCCCGACATGCGAGTGCAGCCATTCCTCAGTGTCACGACGGATGTCGTTGATATCAGGACGGCCCGACATGAAGATCAAACCGTAGCCATCACGTTGACGTGACCACAGGAGCTCTATGACCTTGGCCCGCGAGTGATCCAAAGAGACCTTGCTGTAGTCGTAAGGACTACGTATGCCCGAGCAGTCTGCAACGGTGCCATCGATATCGCAGATGTCAACGCACTCCAGACCGAACGATCCGATGTAGAAGTGAGGACCCTTTCCGGCACTGTCCAGATCGGGCAGTGGCAGGGGGTATCCCTGACCCTTGATGTTGTTGTTGTACATCTTCATGATCACCGCAGTCGGAACGGGTTCCTTGTCCTTGCGATTCTTGTTCCGCTCCAGCACGGTATCGATCGGCACGTCAGTCATGTCGCGAACGGTAACCTCAGCACCCACAGAGTAGGCGATTCGATAGAGTTCACGCAGGAACTTCGCGGGCAGATTAGTGTCCGAGCTGACCACATCGATGCCCGACTTGAGCAGATCCTGAATGGCCTGGTGCTGGACCTTGGTGACCATTGCCTCCTGAGCAGACGAACCAATAGTGTAGCCACCCAGCATGAGCCGGATGGCATCCCTGTTGACCTCCGCTCGCGTGTCCGGGGAGAACTCGACCCACTGGCGAGCCGCAGTGGACTTACCGCAGCCGGGCAGTCCCCGATAGATATTGAGCGTTGCCACTTACTCCTCCAATGACGCAGTTACCAGCGACCTCACAGCCTCGGGCTTGATTGACCTCCACACTACAGGCCAGATGGACTGCCTGTCAAGTTGCTTGAACAGGTAGCCCTTGAGCGGAGACGGAACGTTCTTCACCGCGAGAGCGAAGTCCTTCCGTGTGAACTCAGGGTTAGCCGAGTCCAACTCGTACAGGATCTCGGTGTACGCCTCGTACGCAGTCAGTAGGATCTGGTTAGCGAGTGCGAAGAGGTTGTTGGCAACCTCATCGACCCACGGCCAGAACTCTTCCGGCAGAGGCTCCTTGATCTGGTCAGTCGTCTTGCCCTGAGCCAGAGCCTCCCACACAGAGCGGTCGGTCATGCCCGTGACAATCCTGTGGAGTGCTACGTAGTCGGCCTGCTTGAGCTTGACCCTCTGGCCTGTCGAGTGGAAGTACACCACGATACCCTCAGCGTTGTCACGTGGGGGAAGCGCAAGCGCGTCCGCAAACGAGTGAACGTCGAAGGTGCGAGTCGTTGGACCGTTCCAGTTCAGAAGCAGTCTTGACTCTGACGGAGTGTAGTTCAGGCCCGTCTCGATGTTGACACCACCCAGCAGAACCAGCTCATCCATGTCACCATAGTTGAGCACGATCCTGTTCTCCGGATAGATAATTTCAAACAGGTAAGTGATGTCACGGTCCAGAGTGAGAGGGTACAGCAGCCCGTCATTCAGCAGACGAGTCGCGTGCTTGGCCTGGTCACTCACGAACGAACCACGAGTCGCCACTGCCCACCCTCCACTAGGCAGGGGGTATAGGATGCCGAGTGAACCGTCCTGCTTGTCAGTCACACTCACACGGCCCGTAGGTGGAACCCACTCAGGACCGTGCTGCTCGTAGTTGAAGAACTTATCGAACGGGCGAGCAAGGATGTCGTAGTTCGTCATGTCATAGATCAGACCACGGCACGCCATGGTCTCCTTGTTCCAGACAACATCCCAAGACGCCTTGTCGGTGTAGTTGAGGATGCCCAGAGGGTGAGACGGGTGGACCTGTAGGTGAATGTAGCCCTGGTCCATCATGATCTCAAGCCGAGTCGGACTCAGCAAATCGTGTAGCTTCATTACTTCCTCCCAGTTGTTCGTGCAGTGCGCTTCCGCACTACGGGAACCTCCTTACGATCGTTGTAAGGCTTGCAGTTCTCGCAGGTACCAGGGAAGCGGCACTGAGGTTCTTCCCCTCGTTCCACAGCATACTTGATCGCAACGGCCTGGTCAACCAGTCTCATGCTGCGGTCTTCGCTGTATTCGATCGTGAAATTCTTGACCTGCTGGTTCCACTTGCACTCGTAGATGAACTCGGCGCTAGTGAAGGGCAGGCCCCTAGTCTGGCAGATCCAGAGGTAGATGTCAACCTGGTTGACATGCGTCTTGAACGGCCTGGTGATGCCCGACCACATCTTTTGCAGGTCACCATCTGCCGCGTCAAAGATATCCCAGGCTTCGATGCGAACGGAGCCCGTGCCCACTGACTTGATCTCAGCCAGGGTAGTCCACGCGGCACCGTCAGCGTGCCCGGCAAGGAGCGCCTCCTCCTCGGCGTTGAGCTGGACCTCCATGTACTCCCAGATGTGGTTGCCGTGCCCTAGATCGCATCCTTCCAGGACATCATCTCCCCGATGACGCCATCCCTCGGGTTCTAGGCAGGCTCGCGCCACGTGGTCGCAGATCAGGCACTTCCAGTCACCCCAGAGAGGTGTGGCCGTACGGAATCTCTGCTGCCACTTGGCGTGAATCGCATGACCCTCATCGAATATGTTCTCAGTCGAGAAGTTGAAGTTCTTACCCTCAATCAGGATAGGACCCTCTGTGATGCGGAGATACACGGCCCGAGGACAGAACGTCTTCTGATGTGACAACTCAGACGGATGGATTATGTCCCAACGACGGTCTGACTCAACCATGTACTGCTTGAGCATGTCTTCCTTAACAGCAGGGAGCAGCACGCCCGGAGTCTTCTTGGCTCTAGTTCTCTCGGCTAGTCCAGATGATAGCTTCACTTGATGCTCAAATCTATGTACTCCACCGGAGCGGAGACCGCGAACCGGATATCAAGGTTGTTCTTCTCGAAGACAACCGCGACATCCTGCACATCAGCAGGATCAATGCCACCGTGGGCAGTCAGGCACATCTGGACGGCGTAAACAACCTCACCGTCGTTCAGCAACCCGTACGTGTGCTTACGTACCTCTGATGTGATCTCGTCAATCGTCATCTTCTTCCTCCAACTCTCGCCTTGAGATCTTGCCCGCTAGAATGTGCTCCTGCAAGGCATCCTGTAGTTCATCATGGAACATCCAGACCCACTCTTCGCGTGGTCCGAGCAGTCTGGCATTCCAACGCCAGATCCTGCGCATTATCTTACGATCTTGCTCAGTCATGCCGCCCCAGACACCGAACTTCTCGTTGTTATACAGTGCGAATTCCAGGCACTGCTGTCGCAAAGGGCAGACGAAGCCGTCTATCTCACCGTTGCAGACATCTAGTGCAGGCTCGGGCTCAAGATCATCGAACCAAGGATCATAGACCTCTTCTTCACCTGGCTCACGATGAGGGGCAGAGCCTAGGCAGTTGGCTCTTTCCCAATCGGGCGCGTTACCTCTCAAATGCAATACCATTGCCGCTCAATTCCAGTTGCTCAAAATAGTCAGCGACCATACGTAGCTCACCAACAGTTGCGTTGTTCTTTATTAGATTTGCCCTGTAACTAATCCAATGAATGTTTCCCTTTGTATATCCAAGTTCAGGACGAATCTTGTCAAGTGAAGGAGACGCAGCAGTATGCCCACCCATTCCCTTCGCCATTGCTATTCCAAGCACAGGGCAAACACGAGGGATAGGTAGAATGTCCTCTAGTGTGAGGTCAAAGTCCAAGCCCTCGGTCTTTGCTCTATTCTTGGCTGCTGCCAACGCCCTGTTAGCAGGATGTGTACGTGTGTGCTCCTTGCTACGATCCTTTCCACACTGGACACACGCACCACTCTTGACGTATCGACGTGTGTGCCCCGCGTTACGGCAGGGTGTTCCTTCGTACGTGTTAGCGGGATCAGCCTTGTACATCTCCCACCAACTCAATGAAGTCATTCTCATCTAGAACAATGAAACGTCTAGGCAACTTGCCTACGCCCTGATCGTAGCTGACAATGAATGCCATACGCCTGCCATCAGCAAGAGCATGTCGTTCGGCTGTCCGTAGTTCTTCCAAGGACAATGCGTACGACTTGCGCGTCGTGAACTTGACTTCGAAAGAGAAGTCATCGTTCCTGACGTCATTCTTGACGTCACCTGAGCCAGAGGCTGGAGTGCCACGGCCACCATGGTTGGCAGCCGTGACCTTCTCCTGCTTGACCGCTATCCTATGAGCACGATCCATTAGCTAGTGTGCCATTGCCCACTAGACACGGGCAAGAACTCTCCTGTCACCTCAGTCCATCCATCGGTGGCTTCCGCATTCGTGGCCTCGATCTTAGTGACCCTGCCCTTCGAGTACTTGAACCCTTTCTGCACTACGGCCCGGAAGTTACAGAACTCCACGGCACCGTGCTCGTACGTGACCTTGAATACTCTGGTGTCAGCCATTTAGAGCCCTCTCGATAGCACGAGCGTCGAGATAGTCCGAGATGTTCTGACGCTGCTGTCGAATGCGACGGCGCTTAGCAGAAGAACTCATCTTGGGCTGGCGTCCTGCCCGGTGCTTGGACACGTGGACCTGGCTGACGGGGGTGATGTTCTCAAGCTGAGACAGGAACCACTCGTCGTAGGGAATGCCAGCCGGGGGCTCGTTCATTCCCTTGGTCGTGGTGTCAGCAGCCGGGTCAGGGTTGTTCATCCTAGAAGTCACCGTTCAGGAGCTTGTCGATCTTGAGTTCGCCACCCGCTACATGATGCACGGGCTCGGACTTGGCCGCAGCGGAAGTCAGACGCTCCTCTTGGGTCTCCCAGTGCTTGACGATCTCACCCTGTAGGTCAGGGTTGCCGTCAATGATGGCCTTGATCTCAGTGTATGAATCGTAGATCTTGATCCAGTCCTCACGAGAGATGGGCTGGAAAGTCTTCTCAGACTCAACAAGCATTGACTGCATCAAGAACTCGCCCGGCATCAGGTGAGCATCATGGCCCAGCATCTCGAGGACTTCAACCAGGGCTTCGGCAGCACCAGCGGTGACTTCCTTGAGCACGACACTCAGCGCTTCGAGAACCGGGTCTGCGTTCTTGATGGCTGACCTCACCGTTTCGGCATTGATCTCTGACATTTGTTAAGCCTCCATTGAGTCTAGTGATTCCATAGCTGTTGCGGTACTCAGAACGTCCCGCCTCAGTGCCTCTTGCAACAGACTATCTGAACGCAGCGCGGATGTCAAGCCTTCCTTGCCCATCCACTGTTGTCCTGCGTACCTGTAGTAGGCACCTGCCCGAGTGATAAGCCCGAGGGACATACCGATGTCCGTGTATTCCTTTGCCACATCGTAGTCCCCGCGCTTGAAGCCCATCGAAGGTGCGTCTGCGAAGTACGCATCCACTGTGGCGATCTGCTGAGGCGCAGCACTCTTGTTCTTTATGGTCTTGAGCTTGATCGTCTGGCCGACCTTGACTTCTCCCTGGCCCGGACGCTTCTCGGAGATGAAGTCTCCGTCACGTGACAACTCCTCGCGAATGTAGAAGAAGTAGTCCTTGCCCTTACCACCGGGAGTGATCTTGGGGGTACCGAAGCGAGAAAAGCCGCCTATCTGATCGCGCCACTGATTGATGAAGATCCCAAAGAACGGACGATCACTACCGTCAATTGCTCTAGCACTCGCAGGGCCTACCTTTCGGATAAACTTGTTGAGTACCTTGGCACCTGACGCCACTACGAACTCGTCCATGCCCTTCTCTGCCTCATCTGAGGGTACGAGAGCTGGGTAACTGTCGAGTGTTACGTTGTCGAACTCCTGGCATTCTATGCCGTCGATCATGGTCTCCAGTGCGTGCTCCATGACCTGTGTGCGGACTAGAGTCACGCGGTTGAGATCCACACCGAGAGCTTCTGCCTGGTCCTTGTCGAAGTGCTCTCCAGCCACCCAGAGTGCGGAAAAGTCTGGGTCCAGCCTCTGGTTCGCTGCAATGCACTTGAACGTCGTGAATGTCTTGCCCGCTGATGACGGGCCGATGACCTCAACGAAATGGTTGGCTGGATATCCCCCACCCAGGGCTGCGTCGAATGCGAATGAGCCCGAGGTATACAGTCGGGCAGTGACTAGCTCTGAGGCTGGCACCACGACCTGTGAGCCCAGCTTCTTGTTCATTCGCGTTGCAAAGTCTACAGTAGACATGAAAAACCTCCTTGCTTTATTATCTCAGCAAGGAGGTCCATTGTCAAGCAATGTGCCAGCAGTAGGAGTCGAACCTACTATGTCCGAAGACGGCGGCTTTACAGGCCGCGTGCATACCTGATGCTTACTGACATGAACTCAGGCGCTTATGCGGCTTATCCAGACGACTGGACCTGAGCAGACATTTCTGTCTCGGGTGAAAGACGGGAGTTGAACCCGCTAAGGATGGATTCACAGTCCATCGCCTAACCGTTTGGCTTCAGTCACCATATAGGCCCGGTTTTAACGGGCTCTTGCTCTTACTGTGTTGTGTATGACTCCATAGTACATCATGGAGTCGTCACTGTCAAGCTCGTGGTGCGTAGCTCCTGGGTACCCCGCTGAACCTCATGAACATTGACCCACCAGCTCCACCCGTGTCTATCTGACGAGTGTGGATAGAACCAGAGCCAGAACCGCCTCCCACGGCAGGTTCAGGGCTACGAGCACTGTTACCGCAGTTGAAACACTTGTTCGTAGGCATCGTGACACCCGCGACACGAGTCCCGGCAAGGATGAAGTTACCTGACCCGCACTGATCGCAGACAGCCCGGTACTTGGCCTTTGTAGCGAGGTCGTACTCTGCAATTGCCTCAGCCTCCTCTGAACTGATCTGCTCATGCCCGCGCTTGCGGATCTGCTGTAGCTGCTGCTGGCTAGGACCCTGTTGCTGCTGCTGACCATAGCCCGTGACCTGGCTCCCCGGCTGCTGCGGCTGGTAGACCTGCTGAGGTTCGTCCTGCCACCATGCCTTGCCTGCCACCGGAGCTGTGGGCTGTGCCGCTGGTGCTCCCGATGTCGGAGTGAATACGTTGTCCCAGAATGCCATTGCTATTCCTTGAATACGAGTATGCCCGAGGCTAGAAGGTGTGAGACTATGCCGTGGACTGCTGTTACGATTACGTTGGTGGTCTGCCTGACTAGCGTGTTGCGGAGGAAGTCAGTGGGAATTCCGTCATCATCATCGTCATCGTCATCGATGACATCCTCTGCCTGCATGAGGAAATATTCAGCGATAGCCTCCGCTGAATAGCTCGACATCACACCGAGGGTTTCCGAGAGAGGCTTCATTGAACTGATACGAGTGTCGCTTTCCTTGCGTTCCATCTCAAGGACGTCAAGACTGGAGGGTACAAGGCCCAGTCGCTCCTGCATCTCTAGAAGCTGCTCGTCTGTCGCACTGTAAGGCAGTACGTCAATGATAACCCGACGAAGCAACGACGGTCGAGGGTCTTGTGTCTCCATATTAACCTCCAATAAGACGAAGGGGCAGGAACCGAAGTCCCTGCCCCTTAGTGTACATGACTAACTTGGCATCTGACCAGCGATCACACACATGGAGATCGATCTTCAAGGGCAAAGCAACGTAGTCCTGAATCCCTTCGCCCGTCATAGCCCACTCTAGGAGGGCCTGAGCTTCGGGAACATCAGCCTCGGGGCACTCGATCACGATTTCATCGTGGACCGTAAGGTTGATCGTCCAGTACTCCTTCTTCTTACTATAGAACCTCACCATTGCCATCTTTGTCAAGTCAGCAGACGATCCCTGGATCTTAGCGTTGAAGATCTGACGCTCAGCCCTGTTCCGAATCTTCTGATCACCAGACATAAGCTCTGGCAGACGACGCATCCTTCCCAGGATGGTTGACGTGTGAGGTGGCTTGCCCGTCTTCCTCATTGAATGACGTCGGGCCTCACGGAGAACCTTTTCCTTCTCGGCCTCGATCTCCGGGGTGTTCCTGTCGTACCTGTCCTTGAACTCCTGAGCCTCATCCATAGACACGGACATCATAGAAGCTAGCTTCTTGATCCACGCGCCGTAGACTGTGGCGAAGTTGATGGACTTGCCGAAACGCTGACGGTGATTCTTGGCTTCCTTGTCCCCGGCATCCACTAGAGCTTGCAGTTCTTCCGGTACCAGCCCGAGAGCCATGGCTGCGGTCAATGTGTGAGGGTCGATTCCGTTGAGGAACCCGTCCCACATTGCACCATAGCCTATGAAGTGGGCCAGCAGGACCAGCTCGATCTGCCCGTAGTCAGCCACGATCAGCTTGTTACCTGGTCGGGCAACGAACAGACCACGGATCATCGTAGCCAGGTCATTAGGATCACCGGTCGGACGGGGGATGTTCTGGAGGTTCGGATTTCTACAGCTCATTCTACCAGTTACTGTGCCGTACTGCACGAAGTCAGGGTAGACGATGCCATCGAACACACGGCATGGCTTTTCCTTGTCGTCTGGGTCACCGAGGTACCCCAGGACGTACGTGCTGTAGACCTTGTTCGTCTCCCTGTACTCCAAGAGCTTGTCAATGACAGGGTTCTCACCTCTGAAACCTTCTAGGCTCTCGTCATCCGTTGAGTAGAACGAATGGTCCGGAACGATCTTTACCTTGGCCTTGCGAGCAGCCTCAACCTTCTTCCTCCCAGTCGTGGTCATCTTCCAGGGCCTGAGTCCCAGGCCGCCGTCCTTCTCGGACTTGAACAGGAGACCCTGGATCTGCTGCGAGCTGCGGAGGTTGACCTTACGTCCAGCCTCATGATAGAACGCCCGCTCTCTCTGATCAACAAGAACAGACAGTTCCCCGCGTAGCTCCTCCAGCCTCACCGTGTCCATGGCAGTCCCAGTCGTGCGCATGTCAGCCAGGACAGTAGTCAGCCTGACCTCCCACTCCCAGACTTCCTCAAGTCCGTCAGCGATAAGCAACGGCAGACATCTCTTGTACTCCTGCCATCCGTACACAAGGTCGTAGTGAAGATACTGCGCGACCTGGTTCATCCTGTAACGCTCGACGGTCTTGCCAATGCCCGAGTCGTCATAGATAAACCCGTACTTGTTCTTGGTCACAGGCTTGAGACCGTACTGCATCTGGTTCTCGTCTGTCAGATGGTGCATCTCTATGGTGCAGACCAGACGACCCTCAGGAACAAGGGGCTTGCCCGAGAACGGAGACGGGCGGTACTTGGCGACTGACGCACCGTCGAACGTGGCACCGTGAGCGATCTGTGTGATCGCAGAGTCAGCGAACAAAGGATTGATCAGATCAAAGACTTGCTGCTGATTCATATGCGCCGGGGGCTGTGAGTAGATAGGAACTTTGTAGTTCCTGATCTTACCGTCCTGGCAGAGGCGAGGCTCGATGCCCTCACCGATGATCTCGTTGCCGATCGGGTGACCCATTGGGATCTTGATGACACGCCCGTGGGTTGCCATTCCCATCCATATAACAGAGTTCCTGGCGGGGACACCGCGATCGTCTAGGCCCGGCTCAGACGGGATAGACTCCACGTCAAAGAAAAAGATTCCTTGTTCAGCAATATATTCCACCTCCTCCTTCAACCTCTCGGGTGTCAAGATGATACTTGAATCCATGTTTACCTCCCTAAATGCAGTAGCACCACCCTAGCATGAGGGTGGTGCTACTGTCAATGTTAGCCTAGGGAGTCCACGAACTCCTGTAGCTCGGCGCGGGTCTTCATCTGGTTAAGGATGTACGTGTCGTCGTACGCACGGTGACGCAGGGCTTCACGCTGTGTGGCAGTGATCGGGCTGAGACCTTCCCACTCCGACGCCATGTCATCTTCGGACAGACGGTCCACGCTGTAGGAGAAGAAGCCGTTCTTGCCCTTCTCCTTGGAGATGACCCAGTACATGTTGTCATCCGAAAGGTGCTTGCCCTTTCCGACGAGCTTGTTGTACTCCTTCTGAATGGCAGAAGTCGGATCAGGAGTTGCCTCCCAGACGAGAACCTTGCTCGGGGCAGAGACATCCACGACGTTGAAGTACGCGGTAGGCTTGGCCCTGTCACCGATCTCGCAGAGCGGGCAGTCATCCTCGTCCTCAAGGCAGTACTCCACCTTGGTTACCTGAACGGGCTTGCCCGTGGCCTCATCCACAGACATGTACTTGATCCAGTGACGCTTGGCATAGGAGAAGTTCTCCGGGTCAAGGAAGACCAGGACCGCTGACGAACCCTCAAGCTGGAAGGTGGTCTTGTTGAGGTTGTTATATCCCCCGAAGCCACGACGTGACGTACGCGCAGTGCGTGTGCCCGTGACGGTGGTTCCCTCTGATGCTCCGGTGTCGAATGATTCGCTCACTGTGTCGCTCTCTTCTCTTGTCGCTGTGTTACGCGCTGTTCTCATGTGTGTTTGACCTTTCCTCTATTTTACCGTATTCCCTGGCGTCTTAGTTCAAGGAAGAGTTCGGTGACCCTCCTGGTGAACCCCGTCTTGGAGATCGAGATCCTCGTACTTGGGTACAGTACACCCTCTTCGTGTGCGATGTCAAGCAGTCCTTCGACCTGACGACGAGTGTAGTACCTGCGCCTGCCACGAACGTCACCGTTCTTGCCCGGCACGTAGTAGCCCGACTTGGGGAGGATGCCGTCAGACTCCCAGCCTCGTATCGTAACAGCCTTACGGTGTCCGAGCAAGTCTGCGAGCTGACCGGTCGTGAAACACTCTACCTCATACCCCGAGATGGTGAGGATGCGGCCCGAAGGCCATTCGATCTCATCCTCTGGCTCTGGGTCAGGCTTGCGTACCTCGGGCTTCATCTTGGAGCCTGGGTAGTACTCGATGATGTTGTCTAGGATCATGACTTCACCGGCACGATGGCAAAGGTCTCGACCTCTGTGATGAGGGAATCGAGCTGTGCGTCAGTGATCTTGCCCTGCTGGTTGAGCGCGTAGAGCTTGTCCTCATCGAACTGTCGGACTTCCTTGACAGGGAAGACCTCATCGTAAAGATTCAGTTCCTTGGACAGGGATTCAGTGGCGTCAAGGTCAATGCTTGACGAGATCCTGCGCTGAGCGCAGATCGCCTTGTAGGTCTTGCCTTCTACTGTGAGTTCTTCCTCGAAGTCAAGCCAGCGATGCCCGTTCTCGTCCTCCCGCCCGTCCTCCATGAGGATCTCACGCAGGAGATTCCTGTAACTATCACGACTCTTACCCGTGCGTTCCTGTTCAGCACGGTTGAACAAGAAACCGTGAATCATCTGGTTCACCGCGCTGTTCATGCCACGTCTCCATTCTCCGAATAGTTACTAGCATACTCCCAGGCGTCGATGACTTCTTGCGCGTGCTTAATGAGGCTCTTGATGTCCTTGACCAGTGAGCCCGTGATTGTCTTACCGTCAATGGCAGCCAGGGCAATGTCGTCCTTGAACTCACGGACGGCTGCCTTACGTTCCTCGATCGTGCCTCTCATGAGGACGTTCACTACATTAACCGAGTCGAAGATAGATGAGGCACGGATGTGCCGTCCGTTAACCTGCGTGCCAAGTCCGCCCGACCATGCCATGTCGATGTTGATGAGCCAGTTAGCGCACGGCAGGTCAGTACCATAGGCTCCAGCGTGACTGGAGACGAACACTCTCGTGTCTTCATCGTCTAGGAAGGCGGCAATGGCTGCTTCCTTTGCAGAACTCGTCATCTCTCCGTGGTATTCGACGCACTCCCAACCGAGATCCTCAAGGCCCTGCTTCGTGACGTTGACCATCATGCGGTAACGGGAGAAGAGAATGACCTTGCTTGACGGATCATTGTGAAGTATGTTATTGACCTTGCGCAGAACGTAGTCCAGCTTCGGGGTATCCGTTGGGATACGTGCTCCCTCAGTGACCAGCTTGTGGGCGTACTTCGAGCCCGACTCACCATCAGTCTCGTCGTACTTCAACGCCGACAGGTGAATCATCGGAGGGTAGTCAAGCAACTGCTCCATGACAGTGTGGATCGACATGACCTCGCCCATTCCGCCCTTGGCGCTGGTCTGTCCGCCAGCTCCGTAGTGAGCGCTCAGCGAGAAGCCCCCTGGATGGCTCGGAGAGCGATCGTAGGCGACTAGGAGGTCCCTGGCCATGTCAACGTATGCCTCTAGCATCTGAGGCTCTGTATCGACCTCCCAGGTATGGTAGACGACCTCTGGCATGAAGGGCGCTACGTCAGGGTCAACCCTGGACTTCCTGTACATGGCGGTGGACAGCTTCTCCCAGAGGATGTCAAGATTCCTGTAGCCCATGACCCCGCCATTGGAGTCTCTTCTGATGTAGGACTTGTCGAAGAGGTCAAAGCGCCCGAGGATGTTGCGGTCCACGAACTGCATGATCGAGTAGACATCCTCTGGGATGTTCTCAAGCGGTGTGGCAGTAAGAGCCAGACGGAACGGGAAGTATCCCAGGCATTCCTTGATGGCCTGTGACCTCTGCGAAGAGGGGGACTTGATCAGGGAAGCCTCGTCAAGAACAGCGATGGTAGGGGATAGTTGATAAATATACTCATCGAATTCCGCCACAACCGTGTCGTATCCGACAATGACGTACTCAGGTCGGTTGAGTACTGCACGGGCATACTGATCGCGGCGCTTAGCAGGGTCTCCGTCGATGATGGTACAGTATTCTTCCTCCGGAACTGTTATGTGCTTGCGCTTGATTTGGAGCTGGCGTGTCGGGATGTCAGTGACGGAGGCTATGGCCTTGGCCCACTGGTACTTGAGGTTAGCAGGGACCACGAGCAGACAGCACTTGGTCATGCGCCGCTCAAGCAGATCCTCGCAGATGGCTATAGCCGTGGCAGTCTTCCCAAGCCCTGTGTCCAAGGCGAGCAGAAGACTGCCACGGTCCATGAACATGTCAAACGCCTCTTCCTGGTAGGGAAAGAGGTCAATTGTCATGGCCATGGATACTCCTTTGTAGACTACTAGTTACTCCAGTCTACACCCAATCGATACCTTCGAAGTAGGTGAACGCTGCCGGTGTGGCAGTGAATATCCCGTTGTGAATCTCCTCAGGAGTCAGGTCGTTAGGATCACGACCATCAGGGGTGTGAATGTACGCACCATTATCCTTGCGTACCGTGCCGTAGTCGAACACGAACGTGCTCGTCCTGGCGTAGGGGTTGTTGAGAATAAAACGCTGCATGGCCTTGTGCCCGGCAGCGTCGTTGTCCAGCATGAGGATCACGTGGTCAGCCACGGGCCAGAGCAGATCGTTGACCTGGTAGTCCGTGAAGCTAGAACCACAGGTACTCACCACTCTCTTCCACCCTGCATCGTAGACAAGCCCCGCCTTGACTGGGTTCTCTAGGACAACGCACAACCCTACGGTCCCCGTTGACTTTAGATTCCTGTAGCCGAAGACAGTGGTCGCCTTCTTGATCTTGGGAGGGTAGTTGATCACCAACTGCCCATCTTCCCCCGTCCCCTTCTCCTGCCATCCTATGAGCCTGTCTGTCCAGGGGTCTCTGAGGACAAAGACCCAGCGTTCCTTCTCTTCATTCCACAGAATCTCAAGAGCCTCGCAGGACTCAGCCGAGATCCTTCTCTCTGCCAATCTCTCCGCAGGCGGTGACACGAACGGCCAGAGATCCATCTCGCGGACAGCAGCCTCGCGTGCTACCTCAGGCTCATCCACTATTCCGATGCGTACCTTCTGCGTCTTGATCCACGCTACAGCCTCGCCCGACCGCACTCCCTTGGTGATCTGCACGAGCCACTGGAACGAACCACCGAATCCACAAGAGAAACAGTGGTGCTTACCGGTGTTCATATTGATCGACCACGACGGAGAGCCGTCATAGTGCTGCGGGCTAGGGCACAGTGCCGTGGCCTCGTCGCCACGGATCTTGAAATCTATATTCAGATCCCACAGCGCCCGTTCCATATCAGCGGGCACCAGATCAGGCAGTCTAGTAATCGTCATCATCATCCTCCTTCGCCTCATACGCCTGGAACTCGAATACATCCCAGTCCCATTCACCACGGATGGTCGGAAGATAGCCCCGACGTGCCGCAGTGTTCTTGATCGTGATCTCCCTGTCGTCTCCCTTGTCGATGGTGAACACCATATCGGAAGCCATGCGGAGTCCTGTGCCGCCCATCATCGCAGTGTCATCAAATCCGCCGCCCGACTTGCCGAGCTGCTTCTCACGAGCCTGGTGGGTCACCCAGACAGGGAATCGATGTCTCATGGCCAGGTTCTTGAGATCCCTTGCAAGGTTGTCGTGAGCCTCCCAGCTTGAACCAGGAGTGCGGCCCGTGGCCTCGTCAGTCAGGAAGTAAAACCCGTCGATGTAAACGATGTCGGGCTCGAACTTCTCGATCTCGTACTCAAGGTGAGACATGGTGAACTTCGAGATGGGCTGGACGATGGAGAATGCCTCTGAACCGCTGGACATCTCCCTCTCCCAGTACTCGCGGACCTTCTGCTCGTCAGACTTGGGCAGACGGAATTCCCTGGTGCTGGCGATATAAGGCGCAGGGTTAACCCCGGCTCCATAGCAGACCAGCATGTCACGAACGTCTTCCTCCGGTATCTCAGTCGAGATGAATATGACACGGCGAGGGTCGAGCTGCTCCTGCCCCGAGAAGGATGTCCTTCCGAACCAGGCGTGGTAGGCAGACTGCAAGAGGAACGTGGTCTTGCCCGCCTTGGCACGGCCTACCAGCGTGATGAGCTGACCGGGCTGCGAGCCAGGGAAGTGCTTGTCCAGCTCATCGATGCCGAAGCCAGGGCCAGGCTCGCGCACCATAGCGATACGTTCTTCGAGCTGGTAGTCCGATCGGTCCCAGGTCACCGAGATGGCAGCCTGCTCCTGCTGGTACAGAACCTTGCGTGCCGTCGCCATCATGATCTCAGCGGCAGTGACAGGATCTCCTGCCTCCACGTAGCGCTGGGCCTCAGTCGTGCCGACCTGAGTCTCGAACATGGAGACTGCCTGCTTGGCCAGGTCCACAAGCTCACGGTCATCGAACGAGGGCTCCACCAGCCTGTAACTCTCGGGCGGGTACGAGCGCCTGAACAACGTGATGTCCATGACCTTCGTGTACTTCTCGTAGTGCCTGAGGATGGTGTTCCAGGCGTCAATGTCCTGGCCCGTGAACACTGCCGCATACGCAGGGCTCATCTGGTTGGACATGAACTCGCCGTCCAGTCCCGCCTTAAGGTAAGGCTGGATGTTCTTGGTCTGTAGCACACGGGCGATAATCTCACGCCCGAGGATCATCTTAGCGATGGTAATCCTCCTTCTTGTGGGTGAGCGTGCAGCGCTCACCAGTATGCTTTGAATAGTTACGCGGCATCCAACTGCCACATACTGCCACTACTGAATCCCCTTCCTCTTACGTCTGTCCCGGTACACTCTCCACAGTCCCTTGGTGCAATCGTCCAGGGTAACCGGGTCGTAGAACATTCCGAGAACGTCCTCCACGCCATTGCAGTACCCCCAGGGAGCGTTCTTCTTGAAGTACCTCACGACATTGCGCCCGAAGTCAGCCAGAGATAGCTGCCTGCCGTCACCATCGCGGAACCTCTCGGGGTAAGCCGCATAACTGATCCTGATAGCCGAACGATCCAGGGCGTCCTGTCCCCTCTTGAACAGCCAGGCAGCGTTCTTGCCTGTGATGATGCCCTCATCGTAGAAGAACTTCTCCATCTCCTGAGCGATAGCCCAGGCCACATCGTCAGGATCACCCAGTCGGTCAGGCGTAGCGTTCTCACCTCTCACGAACCTAGGACGATCTTCATCAGCCCGACGTTCCCTGTCTCTAAGAGACCCTGGTCTCGGGGCTGGCTTGTTCCTGTTGTAGACCTTTTCCATGTCGCCTCCTTCTGGTCATAGTTCTACAGCACCAGAGTCGGGATGTCAACTTCGGAGTCAGCTCGGCCATAAGTATTTTGGTAGGGAACTACATGAGTATTAGAACCAAAGTCAAAGTCAAAACCTAATGACGATTGTAGCGACGGGTCTAGGAGTTGTCAAGCACTCTCGGATCTTGGGACTGCTTGACTCCCAGGGGTACCTGGCCCTAGACTGTTGGGACAAGGAGGTACAAACATGACTGAGAACGAGGTGCAAGAGGCACCGATGACGACGTACGCCCTGTGGGGCACGGGGGACATCACGGCTGAGAACGCCAAGGCCCTGCTGGAGGAGTACATCCCCGACAATGTGGGCACAGTCTTCAGGCCCGATCGTATCACGAGGGATCACAAGGGGCTCAGGACTGCCCTGGACTGGTTCGAGAGCCCGGACTTCCTGGGTGACGGCGGGGCTCTGCCCAGCACGGACCTGATTCAGTCGCTAGTGGATGAGCGCGACGGCGAGTTCCACGATGAGGTCTATCTCTTGGCGCTGTGGCCCAGCGAGCCCTCCCATGAGGACTTCGACTTCATCGAGAGCGTGCAGCAGGCTGGCATCACAGTGATCGCCCTGTCACATGCGTTCGTTGAGCTGGACCTGAGCTTGTACAGCAGGCCCGAGGCGACCAAGGAAGAGAAGGCTGAGGCCAGGGCTGCCGCCATCGCAGAGAAGAAGCCGAGGGGTCGCCCGAGGAAGCTTTCTGACGCTGCCCCTGAGACCAAGGAGTTCATCAGCCCGAGTGTGACCGAGGCAGCTTCTACTCTGGTCACGGCTACAGATCCACTAGTCTGCGACGGAACGCTGCTGCCCGAGGTTCAGGTCAACGATGACCTTACCGCACAGATGTTCGCTGGCATCAAGAGGTACATCGATATGAACATCGAGGCCGGTATCAAGGCTGCCATGCAGTCGCTGGGGGAGGCTGTCCGTCCTGTTCTGCATCACGACGAGCACCCTCCGTTCGAGCCTCCGTACGTTGGCATCGACACCAAGCCTTACTTCTTCAACAAGACCACGAACGTGTACCGCGAGGGCACAGGCAAGCCGCGACGTGGTGAGCTTCTGGTTAACATGACTGACGAAGAAGCTCAGGAGAAGGGCGCGCTGTGATCAAGGCAGAATACCTGCGCGGAGTGCTGAACGGGCTGCATGACGCAGGGATGGACCTGGAAATTCTTGACCTGCAAGTCGTATCGAACGGCAAGTACATAGACAAGGGAGATCCTGTTGATGTGACAGGAATGGTCCAGGTCTCAGTAAACGAGGATGGTCTCGGAGGTTCGCTGGCCATCGGTATAGAGTAATGAAAGAGGCCCCCAGGGAATAGTCTCAACCTGGGGCCTCTAGTGCTCTTGCCGGAAGGAGGGGGTCCAGCTTGAGCGGCGAGTGGAGGGTCCTCGCACTTTTGAGTATACATGATGGATTGGAAAAGTAATAACAATGCAAAAGGGTAACCTATCTAATCAGGTTCAGGCGAGAGCGCTCTTGGTGTTTGAAGGCGCACTCGGTCACATCTCAGGTGAAGACGTTAAGGAATTCAACGCACTGGGATCAGCCGGTCAGTGGTACGAGGCATGGTCCCTCTGGACTATCAACGAAGACATGGCAGGAAAGATCTGGCAGGTCGTCAAGAACCAGTTCGTTCAAATCTCACTGGTCTCATTCGTAGCACCCGAGGATGGTGACGCCAGCTATGGGCTACAGCAGATCATGGACGAGCACCACCTACCAATAGCAGAGGTATTTTCTTGGAGCCCTAAGCGTCTAGCCCGAGAGCTTGCGTACATGCCTGACGTGGCCTGCGTCTACGATGCCAACCCTGAGACATGGGCTATGTTCGGGCGCAAGGGTCAGGCCCTCCAGAACATCAACGACTTCTGTAGGTTCTGACGCCAGGAATTAGATCAGAGTTCGGGGACGAACTTCTCCACTGTTCCTTCGGAATCTGGCAGTGGGTACCCGCGAGTCAGGAAGTCAGTTACCTCGACCTTAGCCTTGGGCTTGAGCTTGACGAGGTTGTCACGTATCTTCTCAACAGGTACGCGCACTGGCTCATGCCCCTGGAGTCTTACGCCGGTCCAGCCATAGATCAATCCCATCGGGATAGTCATGGCGAGGGACAGAACAATGATGTGCGGTAGCACCAGCGCGGTAAGAGCAGCCGAGAACATGACCAGAGGGTTCAGCTTCTTGTCGATGCTGAATGGCAGCAGGTTAACGACCAGCGCGGAGCCCGCTACTGCTGCAAATATTGCGAGTATGATCCAAATGAATTCCATCATACTCGCATTGTACTATGAGAACTGCGTGACGGGGCTGTTGTAGACCGGGGCGTAGGCGTGCAGCCCGAGCGCCAGATGATCTGACAGCACCGACTGGACGGCAGCGTAGGCGATGTTGCCACGGATGTAGTAGTAAGAGCGCGAGTCGTTTACCGTGCCTTCCCAGTTCCATCCGTCGAATGACCCGTCACCATAGGGAATGAGCCCGCCAGGGTTTAGCATGACGGCATCCAGATACCAGTCCATGGTCGTGCTAGTCGGAGCTGTGAGTGAGTTCTCAGTCCAGAAACCTATGATCACATTGGTTGTTGGTGCGATGAACTGCAATGTGATCTGGGTCCAGCCCGTTGACACAATGGCTATGGTCGCAGAGGCAGCAGATGCCAGTGAGACTGTCGGGTTGACTGCCATCGTCAGGAAGCGAGGGTTAGACCCGTCAGTGTGCAGCGCGTAGGCTGACACCGTGTATTCCTCGCCCACAATAAGGTCGGGGACCGCTATGTAGTTGCCGACCTGAGTGCCAGTGCCTGTGCTGAACAAGGAGGCAGAGCCTAGGAAGTGCTGCGATGTCTGTCGTGAGATCGTAGTCGTAGGAGCAGCCACCCATCCCGCAGCGTCAGTCTCGAAATTAGGGTTGGTGATGTAGTTCATCTGTGATGGTGCCAGGGTGGCGGTCAGTGCCCGAGGGCGAACGTACGCACTGGGAACTACGTTTGCGCCTGTTCCGGGGACAAGCTCGGCCTGTACGTGAGTGATGTTCTGGGCACCTGATGCCGCAATAGATGCGAACTCATATCCCACTGCGAAGTAAGCCGCCTTGTTCCACGTCTTTGTGTCCGAGCTGTTGAGCAGCGAGTGCGGGGCAGAGAAGGTAGCGAACGGCCGAGTGTAACCGGCCGATCCTGATGTGTTTACTCCGGAGGCAATGCCAGCGTTGTTGTACCCGATCAGAGCCATGGCAGGGTCTACGTCTGCCGGTGTGAATGTCGAGAAGTCATCCAGACCTGCGAACATAAGCAGAACTGTCAGACCAGTCGGTACCACCGTTCCGCCACCGGATAGGACTACTCCGTCAAGGCCGGTGAATGCATCCCCGGACAAGTCAATGTCGCCAGTGACAGTGATCGGGCCAGAGGCAGGATCAGAGTTGACCAGGAAGAAGATCGCAGCCTGGTTGAGCAGCGAGGCAAAGCCCGAGAACTGAATGTCACCTGATGCCGCTATCTGATTCTGGTAGAGCTTGTAACTCGCGCTCTCTTCGGCAGTGCCTACCCAGAATCCAAAGAGCTGATCACCATCGATGTACGGAGTCGGGAGGTTGCCTCCATTGAGAGTGAGGCTGGGCTCGTACTGAACGCCGTCGATAAGGAACGAGCACATCTGAATGCCGACAGTCTCGACATAGACCGCAATGCTATCGCCGTTAACCAGTGACAGCCCGTTGAGAATTACCCGCGTCCATCCCATCGTCGGGTCAAACGACACCGTGGTAGACGCCAGAGTAATAGCGCTAGTGGTGTCAATGGCGTAGACGTTCAGCGTACCAGACTGGTCGATGTCAGAGCCCTGTAGGTAGAAGCTCACACACCCTGTTGCAGACGCCAGAACGGTCCCTGGAGGCAGGATCACGCCCTCGTTAGGGTTCTGGCCCGGAGCGGTGACTTGTAGGCTCTGCGTGCCGTACAGGCCCGTTCCCATGTTGAGTACAGGGACTACCCCGTTGACTCCAGTGACACCTGTAAGATCCTGCTCGAAGCTTGGGTTAGAGCAGAAGTTGTAGGTGTATACGCTTGGCCACGCCATGACTACTCCTATGTTGCGATGCTGGCGATGCCCGCATTCGATGTGGTAGCCGATGTGCTGGGCAAGTAGGGTGTCGTGAGACTTGACATGGCAGTGTGAGTAGCCGTGCCCCCGGAGCCTATCACTACTAGTGTATTGGCTGAGGTACGGCTGTTCTTGTAGACGAGCACGGACGGTCCAACGAGAGTTCCCGTAGGGATCGTCGTAGTGCTCGTCGTGTTGTTGAATTCGGCGTAGATCCTGTCACCCGTTGCAGGTGCCGTACCAGTGTACGCCACGACACGTGTAGTGGCCGACTCGACGTAGTAGAGCGCACTTAGTCCGGCCATCCAGAAATTGCTCGTGTTCTCATACCAGAAAAGCGCCCCGCAGTCGTCGCCAGCCTGGGCTGGGTTAGACACGGTGACTGCGCTTGTGCCCTGCGCAGCGCTCGCCACCACCCCGATAGCGTCAGCATCAGATGTTCCAGCATAAGCAACTCCATTCGTAGAAACTGTCCAAGTCCCAGCGGGGACACTCCATACTGCTGTTGGAATGGCAGGCAGACGCCCGGCTAGAGGATAGCCCGCGCCTGTATCGAATCCGTCGAACTGGTAGTTGGTAGGGTAACCGCCCGACGTTGAGCTAGTACGTGCGAACACGCGGGTTATTATGCTGCCCCATGAGTCGTAGAACTCAGCGAACGGGGTCACCGTTGTTGACACTGTTGGGGTGAATCCCAGATCAGAGATGGCATAGCCTGACATGGTGACAGGCAGACGATGATCTGCTCCAAGCGGAGCCCACTCAGGAGTTGCCACGCAGGTCAGCTCCACAAGATCCCAGTAGGTAGTCACACCTGACGCTGCATTAGTCGGGTTGATGTACACAGTTCCTGCGTTGTTGGGAACTGTGAACACATTTGAGATGGCAGTCCAGGTGCTTGTGGCCAGGACCACGGCAGTCGGGAACGCCCCAGACAAGTACGTGCCGAACGGGTCGTTCCAGTTAGCGTGGAGCGACACCGATGGTGTTCCAGTGGATGCGAAAGCCAGCGCGGTAGCGACGTACGTCGCACCAGGGATGGCCGGTACATTCTCGGGGAAGGCATATCCGTTTACCGCAGTCGATACCAGCGACATAGAGTGCGTGCCATGGTATGCAAAGGAGGCAGACTGTGTGACCGTGGCATTGTTGCCCTGCCAAGGGGTGATGCCCGTCTCGAAGTCGTAGTTCTGGTTGAGTACAACCTGCTGTCCCGGTGGCGTGGCTCCTGTGCTCTGACGCAGGGCGATGAAGTTGGTGTTCCCGAATGACACAACCTGGTTGGTCTGGTAAGTCGTGGTGCTATTCCAGGGCTGAATCCCAGACGGCACTGGCACACCGTGCTCGATTACTAGCTGAGGGTCAGGATACAACGCGGTAGCGGTAACACCTGCGGTTGACCTAGCAACAGACCTTAGCAGGGCGTTGGTTATAGTGCTGCCAGTGTTGTTGTTGACGCGGAACGTGTTGCCGTAGCCATTAGGCCCGGTGACCGGTGTGGTTCCTGACTCTGCCCATGCCTGAGGAGTCGGGAAACCGACTCCCATTGCAGAAGCGTAGGCTGCACCGGATGCGTTAGTGAACTCCCACGTGCCCGAATTCGATGCCAGACCGGAGATGCTGATAGGAACGTTGTACTCGGCACCGTTCTTATCGCCGCCGTAGACGGCGGTCCAGTAAGTCGTCGCGCTCAGAGAACCCGAAGGCTGCTCGTTCTCATTAGCCAGAATGCAGACGTAAAGGTACGGCCCGTTGACACTCTGGGACCAGTTGGCTGTAGTCGTCGGGAGGACCTGCGTCGTGTTGGCTACCGTGCAGGTGTAGAACAGGTCGTTGTACATCACGACAGATCCTACGTTATAAGTACTTACAACACTCCATGACTGCGCTACAGGGAAGGTCACCAGATTGCCTGCGACATAAGACATGTTGGCAGACCAGGGAGCGGTCCTAGGATCATCGGGTTCGCTCTGGTCATCATCGAGCATGAAGTTGCGAGTCGTCTGAATGTCAGCCTGGTAGCCCGTCAGCAGTGTGATGTGCTCTGCGATGCCCGCAAGTGTGCCGCGCTCCTGCATGACACGGCCCCAGAACAGGGCAGCCTTACGTGTGGTGTAAGCCGGAAGCTCTGGGTTATACGGCAGGCCGATCTCAGCGCAAAGATTCTCAAGATCCCCGAGGCTCATGGTCATGGGGTTGTTGAGGGAGTTGAACTTCTGATCGTACTGCGACTTAACAAGGTCAAGCCCCATGCCCACTACTGCCAGGAACTGAGGCAGGGCTTGGTTGTCAGGCTGTTCAGCCCTGTTGACCCACTGCCATTCGGGCGCACTTGAGTAGGAGATAGTCACACTGCCGTTAGCGGGAAGCGTGAAGAACGACTGCATACCAAGCGGAATGTTGTTAACCAGGACATTGCAGGCGAAAGATAGCCATACGTCAACGTCGTAGCTGTAAGGGTTTGAGACATTTCCGCCAGACGATGGCATAGTGGGCGCGGGTACGGGAATGTCTGTGACAACCGTGTCTATGGTCTGGCTCTGGAAGAACGCAGGCAGATCCTGCATGAGCTTGATGTCATAACCGTAGTAGTAAGGCATGAGACCGGCGGTGAAGCCACCGCGAAGCCATACCCCGGCGGACAGTACGTAGATCCCGTAGTACTGGACCGTTCCAGGGCTGGGAGAGGTGTCAACGTACGAGTAAGGGTACGACGGAGGCGCACCTGTGACATCTAGGACAATGGTTCCGTCATTCTCGTCAACCGGGAATCCCCAGGTGTTGGAGATCAGACGGAACTCAGTCACAGTTGCGTTAGTGCCCGGCCCGAGAGGACCCCAGGTCACAAGAATGTTGCCGTAGTCCTGAACGGTAGCAGCCATACCCGGAAAGATATAGGCCGTGTTGACTACCGGGATGGTGATCTGTGAGCCAGGGTAGTTCCCGGTGGGCGGAGTCGGCCCGTAAGTAGACAGACCGTAGTCGTCATAGCCATAAGTCGCCACGGATTCCCCCTTACGACTTTAGGAAGTACGCTGATAGATTCATACTCTGGACTGCCAGAGGGTTGACGTTAGTGAAGTTGCCCGACGATACCCCTATGACCGTGCCCGGACCTACCCAGCCTACGTACGTGGCTTCATTGTGCCCGTCAAGGTTAAGGAACCTCTCACCATAGGCGTTCGATCCAGAGCCAGGGAACTGACTGTAGCTAAAGATATCACGGCGCAGCACAGCGCCATTGGACATTAGCTGCATCATGACCCAGCCCGAGCCAGCGTAGGCCCAGCGCTGGAATGCGTGGAGAATCCACACACCACCGTCCACGATAGTAATGGTCCCACTGCCGTTAAGGTAGTTTCCCCAGCCTGTCGTGGTAGTTCCGAAGGGGTTAGCCACGGCGTGGAAGGTGCTCACGTCTGTGCTGTGCGCCACATTCCAGTTGGTGTTCCTTGAGATCTCAACAAAAGGATGTCCAGTCTGAGCCTGAGCTGCCGCAAGACGAGCAGACATAGAACTGAATGTCTTGGTCGCACCGTTGACTGCGAAGGACTCGATCTGAGGGTTAGGACCGATGTAGGTCTCAAGGGCGGCGATCTCAGCAGCCAGAGCGTTAGGGTCGGCAGCCCACACAGTCTCGCCATCGATCCTCTGCGTCCAGTTGACTACTGACGTAGGATATGAAGCCATTAGATACCGCCGCTCACACTCAAAGTAAAGTTGCCGGGCACTGGGATCTCGAATGCACGGAGCTGAATCGGGTTGGTGTTCGTCTGGGGTGCGTCTTCACGCGAGATGATAGTCACCACTGCGTATGCCACGCCCGCCACTCCTAGTATTGTCCCGTAGATTCCGCCGACAGTGAGAAGCTGCCCGAACGTGGTGTTGGGGTTGCTCAGCATGGTGTTCAGGGATGACTCCACGGATGCCAGCACGCCCGAGTTGCTGTAGCTAGGAAGAACCTGAATGCTGGCGGTGACATCTACTGCCACAAGAGTAGGGGCGGCGGCACTGACAGTCACGCCAGCCAGGGTCTTGCCCACGAAGGCAGCCAGTACGGAAGCCTGCTGTGTCGAGCTTGCAGGCTGGTTGTTGTTGCCCATGAGGTACAACGTCACGCTAGTGCTGTGCAGAGCTACCGCTGCCACCGTCGTGATGCCAGGGACGTTCTCAGCGATGGACTCGAAGTCGTCAAGAGAGACTGCTCTCTGTATCGTAGTGAACGCAGCAGGTGCATTGGCGCGGATCTGATCGTTGGTCTCGGGGTCAGTTCCGCCTGTCATGGCGGTCGATACGTAGGCGTTGGAGATGAGCTGCGTGGCAACGCCCGTGATTGGGGTCAGGAAGGTACCAACGCTGCCCGCTGAGACGTTCCCAGCACTTCCCTGACCAACTCTGTAGGTAGCGGTGATAGTCCCCCCAGAGACCGGTATAGCCCCGTTAACGTTGTCCCCGAACTGGACCCATGTCAGGCCGGTCGAGTCAAGGTACGTAGTGTAAACCAGATCACCAGGACCGAAGTCCCCTAGGAACTGCACGTAGCTCCACTGTACCGCTGTGCCACCTACGGCGGTGACCTGAACAGAGACAGTGCCGTCGATGATGCCAGTCTGAGGCAGGCTGAATGCCTGCGCGGCAGTGCCAGCAGACGTGCCTACAGTGTAGTTCGATATTGTCTCACCCTGCGTTACTGTGAGCGTGAGTGTTCCGCCGTTGGCTGGTACCAGGTAAGAAGCCTGGCCCGGATCGATCTCGTAGACCACAGTCGTGTCGGTGATGGCGTTGAAGCCAGTCATGAGCTGGGTCAGCGGAGGCACAGTAGTAGCAGGTGAGCCCGCGAAGGTCTGTAGGGTCACGCTTCCGATAGCAGGAGTGCCATTGGATACCGTGTATCCCAATAGCGCTGCGATGTTTAGCAGACTCTGGCGCTGTGTGGCAGTCGGAAGGTATGCCTCCTGGCTGATCCTATCGCCATAGTAGGACAGGATATCACCCTCGTAGGCGAATGCCTCGATGATGGCCAGGCCGATGTCACCCTCAGAGGTTCCAATGTCCCAGCCCGGCATTGCTGTCGCGACGTAGGTCTGCAATGATGACATGAATCCCAGGAAGTCCTTGGACGTATAGTCCACGGACGCAGGGATGGTAAGCCCTGTGATGACCGGGGGAGTCGCGAAAGGATTAGTTGTTACCATTGGTGATTGTTCCCCCAACGCTCATGGTGGCCTGCTGGTAGATCGGAGTCGTCGCAGTGCCCACTACGTTGACGTTGCTTGAAGAGTACTGAACGTTGACAGCGGCCAGCCCGGACTGTGCGTCAGTTGACTGTGCAGGAGTGACATTCTCGATGTCAATGTTGGGTTCCCACTGAGAGAAGGCATCGATAACGTCATTCTGTACAACATTTAGCAGGATAGGGTCGTTGTTTCCAAACACTAGGCCCGCGAGGTTCAGTCCGTAGCTAGCTAGCATGACCCTCTCACCGATGACGGTGGAGATCAGACTCTGGACATGCTGATCAGTGACGGCAGCAGTATCGCTGACCGTCGCAATGATACCGTTCGGGCCGAGCTGGAACGGAAGCAAAATCTCTGTCATATCATAAGAATACCGTTACGCTCCCTTGCGGGTGAATACGCTTCCGTAGTTGGAGGCAGTCTGGGTAGTTCCCGAGGGATTACCCCCCCAGGAGCTATCCAAGGCGATAGTATTCGACACTGTGGTGTTAAACGCGACATTCGTTGCCTGGCTGGACAGGAACCACGCGTCAGTGCTAGCCCCGCCCTGAAGATTTCCAGTAAACGCCACTCCACCCTTGATGAAAATGTTGACCACGCCAGACGTACCAGTCGATATGACGACCATCCTCAACCGGATCTCTCCGGTGTACGTTGTGCTCGGGGCCATTGCTGTTGCGCCGATAATGTCACCACCGGAAGTAGACACAGCAGTACCGTTGAGGCTGGGCTTGTACCCGTATGTCTCGACTGTCGTCCAGGTAGTAAAGCTGAATGGAGTCTCTATCTCGTAGATGGTCCCGACCTGGGCGTCATTAGCAGGGATGGACCACTGCCTGGTCATCGGATTGTATCCGGTGAGGTTGGCGTTGTTGTCTACGGTATTATCGGCCTGGGTGATGAGAGTGTATCCAGAAAGAGCCGAATGAGGTGAGGTGACTCCGCCCGATAGCGCGATGGGCGCATTGGCTGTGATCTCGGATGAGTTCCAGACTAGTATTTCCAGGGCTCCCGCCGCAGAGATCGACATGAGGTAGCCCTCACATAGATGACCGGCTGCCAGACCCGTCTCACTGCTCAACAGGGCTATTCCGACACCCTTGCTATCTGCTGTGCTGACCGGGCCAGTCAACCACGACACAATCTGCTCGGTAGAACCCGATCCCTGAGCCCATGTCTGAAATTTTGCCGGTGTTAGCTCGACAGTAGTACCTGTTGCCTGGACGTGAGCAGCCGATGATCCGTTAAGGGTGTCTCCGAATACAGTCAAAGCCGAGTAAGCATTGCTTGACCCGGTACCATACGTGGCCACTCCCGAAATGTATTGATTGCCATCCGCCTCAGGCACGTTGATTATCTCATAGTCGTTCCCGGGCACGGGGGACACGGAGGCGTCGAGGTTTCCGGATGCCGGTGTTCCAGTATAGGCGAGGATCTGCCCGCTGGTTCCGTCCGCGATAAACGTAGCTCCGGTGATTGTGCCGCCTGTGATGTCGGGCTCAACCACACCCAGAGGGTTAGTTCCTGCGCCGCTCTGCGCTGAGGTCACCCAGGAGAATGTGGATGTGCCCGAGTTGAACGTCCAAATCTGGGCAGGACCGTAGAATGTGGTGCCGTCCACTGCAAAGGTCTCGTACCAGACATCCCCGATCTTAGGGTCAGCGGGAGCGCTCGGAGTGTAGTAAACCGCAGTGATCCCTGCATTGATTATGGGGTCAAGATCAAGCGGGCCGATCCATGCGGGCTGAGAAGGATCACCGCCAATGAACGAGCAGGCCACTGTGGTCGTGTTATTGGGAATCGAATAGTACGTTCCCAGCGGCACAGCCCAGGCAGACACAGAGTTGCCCAGAACCTGAGGCACATTCAACTGGAGACGGCCCACGCCAAGAGGGTCATCGTTATTGATGACAGTTCCGGCGTAGATACCTGGCCATAGTGGTACTGTGCCCTCGCCTGCGCTGGGTAGATAAGTACTTCCGTTGTTGACTGGGGTTGTCATCAGGCTCCGTTGGCTATGCCGTCAACAATCACAGTCTGCTGCGATGCCTGCCATACGCCCTTATTGCTGACGCAGGAGACTATCTCCGGTGAGACTGTGACTATATTCTTGTAGGCCGGGACTGGCCCGCCACTGTTTCTTAGGATGTCTACTTGTGTAGTGTACTTGTCGAGTGTGGCCAAGGGTGAACCTGACATCAAGAGAAGATGTCTTGTCCTGGATATCACCCAGTACCCAATATTACCAGCGGGCAGGGCGTTACCATCTAGGTAAACAATCTTGCCGGGATAGAGGCCCTGGTCACCGAAGAACTCAGCGGAAGCCCCGATCCAGAACTGACTAAGGCCAGCCCATGCGTTGATGACCTGCTGACCTTCGCCTATGCTGGTGACTGATCTCGTAGTGTTGACAATAGTAGGTCCGCTTCCTCCTGTGGAGTTGGAGATGAGGTTGCCAGTAGCTCCGTCAATTCCGTAGACGACACGATTTGCCACAGTTGCTCCGGGTAGGTTATTTCCCTGGAGGACGGTGAAGTCTCGCATGGTGTCCTGCTGAAGCTGGGACTTGTCCTGCTGGAACGTAGACACATTCTGGTTGAATCCTCCCATGAAGTAGATCGCGGGGTCCACGAAGTACAGCGTGCCATTGCTGCACCAGAATCTGTACCCCGTCTTCTGGGCGAGATAGTTCATGAACTGGAAGTCAGACATGTTGGCCTGGGTCAACTGATTCTGTATCTGAGCGCCCGACGTTACGACACAGCGAAATCCGTACTTCTTGGCCATGGACTTAGCCACGAACGTGCCAGTGACATTACCCCACTGATAGCTCTGCTGGGTGTTCATGGGATAGCTAGTCCCGATGCAGTAGTAAGTGATCTGAAGATTGTGCGAGCCCGACTCTGCGTTCGACTTCATCTCGTAGTGGTTCAAGTACCCGTACCAGGTCATGAGCGCACCCGAAGACTGGCCCCAAGTCATAGTGATCAGGGCGTCAGAGGGCCATGTCACGATAGAAGACATGTCCTCACCACGGTTGTATTCGATACGCATGGCTGCGATGTCGTGCATACCCCAGCACATGTCAAGTGAGACGTTAAGTATCACATCTGATACAGGCACGCCGTTTACGGTCACTGCGTAAACGACGGGTGCTACTGGTATTAGCGTGGACGCCATTACGATACCGTTCCGATGTACTTGAAGACATTACCCATTAGTCCCATGTCTATGAGACCGGGATTCTGATCTGGACTCCGACTGGCAAGACTGACCAGTCAATGATAACGTCCGGATTGATGTCAGCGATCTGCCACCACAGGGAAGAGTCGCCTAGATACGTGTTCGCCAAATTATCCAGCCTGTCAAAGCCCGTGACTGTATGAAGCATGAATGAGAACTGTGTGGACTCAGGCTCGGGCAGGGTGATGGTCGTCCTGTTGATGCCGTCAGAGCCTGTGATCATGACCAGAGGATCGTTGGCGTACCTGCTGTTTGTTGTGATTGCCATTAGCCTGTCACTCCCGCTGCGATGTTCCTGATGACTGCGCTCTTGGTCAGCCCGGTCTCTACTGCCTGAACCAAAGCAGCGGCGGTTGACTGCACATCAGGAGAGTTGTTGGTGCCCGACGTTAGGCCGCTTCCGTTGGTGGTCATTGTGATGGAACCGCTCTGGAAGATGATAGACAGTCCGGAACCACCAGAACCACCTATGCCTCCCGAGAATGAAGGCTGTAGCATCTTGGCAGTCTGTGCAGCGTTGATGATCTGCTGTCCGCCGGACATGGCCACGACTTCAGGGCCACGCTCACCGACAACTGCAAGACCGGGCTTGGTACTGCTAGACCCGTCCGAGTACCAGTTGTACTGACGCTCATGCGCCCAAGCAGTCTCGGGATCTCCATAGCGCTGCTTGATGTACTTAAGACCTGCCTGGATCTGGGTCGCAGGATCACTGCTCTTGGAATAACCTACAGTGCCCCATGTCGTGTTGAGGAACTGGGCAATACCATACGCGGTAGAGGTCGGATTCTGGGCAGTGTTGTTCCATCCCGACTCCTGGTTCCACAGCGATACCAGGTCGTCCCATTCAGTGCCAGAGTTCCATCCCTTGTAAGAAGAGTTCACCGAGATGATGTTCTTGGCCATGGCCTGGTTCTGCGATGCCGAGCTTGACGACGCACCAGTGTTGCCCGCTCCGCTACCACCGCTAGATGTGGAGTATCCAGTGAGGTCAGCAGCGAGGCCCGTGATGTCCTTGCCTAGGCTGCTGACATTGCCAGCGATAGCGTCAATGACTGTGTTGGAAATACCACCAGCACCTGCCCCGATTACGCCCGAAGAGTTAAGAGATCCCACAGCGCCAGCGAATCCCGAGGTACCTGCCATGGACTGCAATCCCTTGGCCAGGGCAGCGGTGAACTTGTTGATCATCCCGGTAGCATCCTGTAGACCCTGCGTGAACGCCTGGTTTCCGCCAGCCTCAGCACCTGTCTGACCTGCCTGGGCCTGAGTCATGGACTGTAGTAGAGACTGGCTCATGCCATGCTGACTCAGCCAGGACTGGGCCGCCTTCTGCTGAGAAGCCGATCCGTTCATGTACTGGCCGACTTCGTTCTGCATCTGGTTCATCGTCGTCTTACTGCCGACGACGGCCGTGTTCTCCTGTGCCCACTGCTGTGACCATGTGTTGTACTGAGACTGGCTCATGCCAGTGGCGTCCATGATCTGCATCTGGAACAGAGGGTTGTCTAGGTTAGCTGAAAGGTTCTGGCTATTGAATGTGCCAGTAGCGGAGTTGTATCCCTGGAATCCGAATCTCTGCCCGATAGCGCCTTCGACGGCGTTGATGTTGTTGGTCTTGCCAGTGCCGAGCTGGAGAGGGGTGGTGTTAACACCCATCATCATAAGGTTGTATGACGTGCTGGCGTTGTAAAACTGCCCGGCTACACCTGCTGAGCTAGCCATTCCAAGGCCGGGGTTAGCCATGGCAGTAGTTGCGGCAAGACCGAATGCCCCATTGCCTCTGCCGTATGTTCCTCCAGCAGGTGCGGTGTAATTCGCCTGTCCCGAGATCTGCGACAGGAGCTGTCCTCCGAGACGGGCGTCACTTGCCGATGTGGCCATGTTGTTCTGTGTGAGGTTTGCGCCGTTTCCACCGCCGAATGCCGTGGTGATGGCGGACTTCGACGAGACGTTCCAGAATGCAGCCTGGGTGTAGCCGTATGTGTTGATCGTGGCCTGGTTGTTTAGCTGCGCAGCACCGGCAGCGAACTGCCCGTTGACGGCAGAACTTGCAACGTTGACAAGGGCCTGAGCACCCGATCCGCTACCACCTGTGATACTGAAAGGGTTAACGCCTGACGTACCGCCTGATCCGTTGTATCCGCCCGATCCTAGATTGCTGGCAGCACCATTAGACCCGCCACCCGCTCCTGCGTATGATCCACCGGAGAATGCCACTCCCTGAGCCGCAAGACTAGACGACATGGCAGGACTAGTAGTCATGCCGTTGCCGTTAGAGATACCCTGGATGGCAGTAGTCAGTCCGTCCATTGTGCTGTCAAGACGGTCAATGGACTGCTGAAGGTCTGCCGACCCTGAGAGTACGCCCCCCATGGGGTCTGACTGCGATGGTGTGGTCATCGGGCCTCTTTCTCGTAATATGATTAGTATATCTTCTACAAGCTTGGAGTCCCCTGTGCCCATCTTCGCAAGCCAGTTTGGCTATGCCAACGCCTATGACCCGATTGGACTTGATACGGGCACGCCATCAGTCGGTGCCACTCTAGGCAAGTCAGCCAAGGCTTCACCTACTGAGCCCGAAAAGGTAGGTGCCAGTGTAGGAGCATCAGCCGCAGCGTCAGCAGCAGCGGAAGCGGCAGCGTCCAACGCTGCCAACCAGCAGCTATCCAGCTCTAACGGCAACGCAGGATCGACATCACTGGCTAACCAGGGCACACTGAACAAGCTGACCCGTATGGAGTCAATGACTGCCGGGGCCACTAACGCTCCCCTCTCTGACCCGCAGACGAACACTTACAGGTCAGATAGCGACATGCTTGACACACCGAGTGGCCCGACACCAAAGGAAGCCACTGTTAGCGCCCCGGCAAAGTCGTCTCACACTCTTGCTGCATCGTCAGGTGGCGGGGGATTCTTCCACAGCATTGCCAACGGATTCGACACTGCCCGTCATTCTGTGTCAGCGGGAACTGACTGGCTCATGAACACCAACGGGACTAACCCCAGTAGCCCGAACAACATGGGATCTGCCAAGACATACGCACCTCGCGGCACTACTGACTCAGGTGTGACAGAACCTTCCAATGTGTGGAACCCATCTCAGTACACCAACACTCCAAGCCCGAGCGGCAATGGAAGTGTGATGGCTGGCGTGTCCAGCCCTAGTGCTATCGCTGCTGAGTCAAGCCCGCGTGCCATCGGCATGAACGGTGCCTACAATGAGCAGCAGTTCGGCCGTCTACAGCAGGCACGTAACGCAGCGCAGTCCCAGGTCGATGACAATGACGCTCCTGGCTGGATGCAGGACATCGAGAATTTCGCCAACAGCCCGCAGGGCAAGCTTGTAGGAGCAGACGACGACGGCTAATCACTTCTTCTTGGTGGTCTTCTTCGGTGGCACATAGTTCTTTAGGTTCCCGTAAGGGTTAAGAACTCCCTGTGCCATCGCCCCATTGGAGAGATAACTGCTTGACGTGCTTGGCAGCATCTGGAATGAGATGTCAATCGTCGCACGATAGGGCACCATGTTCTGGGTGAATGCCGTGTACGTAACGTCCCACTCGTTGATGAAGCCGTAGTATCCCAGCCTGTTCTCCTGTGCCATGCGAGTAGCGTTGGCACCCACATTCTGCCCGAAGTACACCCAAGAGAAAATGTTCATCATGACCCCGCCCTTGTTAACGGTCGGGGTCTTTATCTTTGTCGTGCCGGAAGCCAGATTCGACAGCATACCGGTGAACTGCATGATCTGCACAACGTCAGACTGCACGCCAATCAATGAAGGGTCGTTGGACGTGCCGTTTGGCTTATTGTAGTTGACTTCATACGTGCGGTCGAAGTACAGTGTCCATGACACTGACTGGGACAGCGGAATAGCCAGAACGGAACTAGCCCCAGGAGCGTTGTAAAGCATGGCTGCCTGGGCCTGGTTCGATTCAATGGAGAACGCAGCATAGACCTGCTGAGGATTGTACATAAAATTGAACGTAGCCCGGCCACCGTAGGAGCCTCCGGTGTAACCCAGGTTACCTCCGTTGACATCCCAGATCATGTAGCCCTTCTGGAGGTTAGGCGTCAGGCCCATGGCCCGGTCCTTGGTAGCCGATAGCTGCTTAGCAAATGGCGGCTGTGTGATTAGGGCCTGTGTTGCTGTAGCCATTGCTCGCGGGCCTTTCGTTCGATTTCAATCATCTCTGAAGCCCAGTTTACATAGTGACGGCGTATCCTTACGGACATCCCCATTAGCTCGTTGAAGCCCCAGCCCGTGAAGTACTGGGACAACTCCCCCACGTCCTGAATGGTCTGCTTGTAGTTCAGACCCTTAAACGAAGCCGAGGAGGAGGTCACGAAACAGATCCACCATGCTGAGTGCCAGCTTCACTTCCTTCTGGCACTCCTCATGCACGAAGCTGATCACGTTGTAACGCGGGCCAGGCTGACGATCGCTAATTGCTTCGACAAGATTGTGACGGTCTGGGATGTTCATCTCTGCGATGGCACCAGGGAATGCCTGAACGTGAATGCTCGATCCGTCAGTACGCGTGATGGTCTTGACGCAGCGGCGTAGCATCTCGGAGTTACGCTCTGTGGCAGTCCAGTTCTTGTTGTCGCAAGCCTTCTGATCCACGCCCGTTGGGAATCGGACTAGGGCCTTGGCACCACGACGGAGTTCGATCTCGAAACCAGGCTCTCCGTATTCATTGGATTCCAAGGCGACACGTTCAACGCTGTCAGCGAGGGAGAAATTCAAATCACTCTGGACACCGCAGTGCGGGCAGGTCCATCCTTCGAGTTCAAAGTCAGGCCCGTACGTAGCCACACGGATCTGGATGAGAAGCTCGTCACGGTCACCTAGCAAGAGGTTGGCAACACTGTCAGGAGTCGCGGGTATTCCCTGAATGTGCGTCACCCCACGGTTAAGCAGGGTGTCCATGAAGTGGAACGTTGAGTTAGATGCCATCGTCCTAGACAGGGCTTCCTCGTCAACGCCCGTGAGTTCCTTGACCTGAGCCGTCAGACCACTCGGAAGGTTGATCAGGTCACCGGGAGCGTTGGGGACAAGCGGAATGTCCTGGCTCCCGGTGAGCTGCGCGATAAGGTCGTTGACTCTGCTGGGGTTAGCTAGAGCTTCTTCTCGACTAATGAAGGTGTTTTCCATTTAATGCTCCAATTTCCTCTGTTAGTTAGAAGGATACTCCGGTGGTGACGTTGGTTCCTACTATGAGATCCCAACCCTCATGGGCCAGAGTCATCTGTGATACGAGAATCTGGTTTGCGCCAGCGTCAAGATCAGAGTAGGATACGGATGACGGCCATGCGTTGTAGACACGGAACCATGCGTTGATAGGAGCGGCATAGCCCGTTACAGGATGACCGAGGATCTGAACGTCAACAGTCGCACGGAACTCGCTGCCAGGCCCGTTCGGAAACTGGGCAGTATCATCAGTCGTAGCAGCAGCGGTGCCCTGCATGACCTGGAATAGCTGCTTGAGCCACGCCAGCTCGTACTGAGTGCCCACGGCAAGTCCACGGCTCAGAACGATCGGGCTGAAGTCAGCCTGCCCAGGAAGCTTCTGAGTTACCGTGTTCATTGATCCGTCACGGTAAGCGATAACGCTCACAGTAACCGACAGCCCAGACACAGACATGAATCCGACACTGATAGCACCGCCCGCAGGAGGTGTGATGCTAACGACAAACTTGAAGTTACGTATCGGGTCTGTCTGAATGCGAGCCACACTGCTAGTCTGTGTGACCTGAATGTTACCGATGGCCGTAGCCCCTTTCACGAGTGCGATGCCTATGGCAGTTGGCACACACGACTTCACATTTGGCTATCTCGCGCAGGAGACGTGGCATAGCGTATGTCTTCATAGCAGCTACGTTTCCGGACTTCTCAAACCCTGGAAGGTGATCAAAGTCAAGAGCTTCCGGGTACCTATCGTACCCACAATCGGCACAGCCACTCTCTATCTTTATTCTATCTATAAATGCTTGACGGTCGGCGTAAGCTTCGGGAGAGATTCGGCAGTACGTGGGATCATCTTCCCGCTTACTCTTGCGCCAGTCTTTCTTCCATTCCAGCGTTTCATACGACTCGTGACGCCCGTTGTGGCCGAAGACGCGACCGCAGTAGTTACCACGCTTCATGCGATGGTTACAGCGGTCGCTGTCTTCTAGCTTTTCGAACGCCACGACAGTTCCTTACGAGCTAACTGTGGCTGACGAACCTGAGGCCATCTGGGTCAAAGAGATCACCACGAACTCGGCAGGTGCTGCAAGCGCAACGGCCACGGTCGCGTTAACCATTCCTGCTGCAATTGTATTCGGTGTGTTCACTGTGCTATCGCAGATGACCTGGAAGGAAGTGCTCGGGGTATTGCCCGCGAGCAGACCGTCCTGCATCTCCGACGTTAGATAGCCCGTGATGGCTGTTGACATGTTCGACCAGAGCACGGAGTCGTTGTTCTGGAATACAGCGAACGCTGTGATCGCCTGTAGGTCATGCTGGAGCTTCATCAACGTACGATTGATGTTGATGTACTTGGCAGGGTAGCCAGCGGCAGTTGTCAGACCGCCGAAGATGCAGAACCCAGTGTTCGGCACGATCTTGATCGGGTTGATCTGAGACGTCTCAAGGTTGCCTAGGTCAGTCGGTGTGAAGTAGGCTTCGAGTGCTACCGCTGTGACGCTCGTCTGAGTTCCAGCAGGAGTCTGAGCGACATTGTTCTGGTTGTCGTTGACTGCCCACTGGCCAAGTACAGCGCCTCCCGGCGGAACCCACTTAGTTGCAGAGGAAGTACCAGCGGCAGGGTCGATGATTGACATCCAAGGACCGTAGATCTGACCGTTCTGAGAGGCCGTCACTGACGATCCTGACTGGCCCGATGTCATAGTCGTGTATGACGCTGCGACTACGGCACTGGTTGTCAGTCCGCCATTGAACATTCCGTCGATCACAAGAGCGACATTACCCACGCTGTTAGCCCAGGTGAGTACGTTGTTGAGAAGTGTGTAGTTGATAGTGGGAGATCCGCCCTGCAAGCCAGAAGAATCCGGCAGGTTAAGGTTGAGGATCTGGTGACCCACAATTCCGGCGAATGATCCCTGCTGCCATGAGACAGACACCGTGGCAGTGCCCGAAAGAGCGCCGTACAGGTCAATGGCAGTGGTTCCGTCTGTGCCAGGGGTGCTTGAGATAACGGCAGGCTGACTCGGGCCGGTAGCTGTTCCCAGGCTGATCGGGGTAGCGATGGCGTAAGGGTCAGACACTCCTGATACGTACGATCCTGCGCTCGGGTAATTCGATAGGCGAATGTAAGCCGAACCTGACGTTGTGCTGTTGATCATGCCAGGAGCATAACGGGAGCTTGCAGGGTTAAGGGAGATGCTTGGCCAGATCTCTACGACGTTGGCTGCATTCGGGCCACCCTGGTAGATCTGTAGAGTGAAGAGGCTAGTAGCAGAGCCGTTAGTCGGGGTGATGCTGATGAACAGGTTAGATCCCCATACGCCAGGGAACAACGAGGTAACCGTCATAGACTGTACGCCCGTGGTGTTTGTCGTCGGAGGAACTGCGCCAGTAGAGGTAGGAGGTGCGGTGATCGTCAGCGCTGTGCCAATGGCAGTCGGGCTGCCTACAGTCTGCTGACGAGTGTACGTACCGGAGCCGCCTACCTGAGTCGAGTAGCAGTACCAGCCCGTTGCGTTAAGATCCGTTGGCGGTGAGGGGATGGTGATCGTTGATGTAGAGCCCGTCGTCAGGATAGATCCTGACGGAGACGGAGTGGTCTCACCATTGCCCGTGACGTAAGTCACTTCGAAGCGATACGTACCGGCTGCGACAGTACCGCCAGAGGTAGCAGTAGTTGGAACTGGCGCAGATGGAGCCGAAAGCTCAGGGCCAGTAGTGTCAGCAACAGTCAAAGCAGCCTGCGTGGCATCGCTGTTAGGAACACGCAGGACGTAGCAGCCCGTGCCACCGTTAGCGAAATACTGGTACACGGCGTATGGAAGATAGCTCGCAGAGCCCGAGCTGAACCCTCCGTACAGACGCTGGAATGCCTGCCAGTTGGTGATAAACGTCGGAACAGTAGGACCCACGTTGTAGTTTGCGGCGAAGGCTGCAACGGCCTCGCCCGGAATGTTACCGGCACTGACCGTAACAGGTGCTGGTACCTGGTTTACGTACACACCTGGGTAAGTGTAGGCGGTCATCTAGTCTCCTTAACCGACGTTGACCTGGCTGACAAGTCCCGCGCTCAAGACCCCTGTATTGAGCGCGATCCCAGCCGGGCTATCAAGATCGATATCGCCCAGATCGGAGTATACGGAGAGGTCAAGGTTTATCATGCTTACAGGAATAAGCGTACCACCCCAAGCCACAGAACTCCGAATGTCCTCTAGTAGCTCTGTGTAAAGACGCACACGGTAGACCACCTTGAACAGACGCTTGCCGTCTTCATCGAGGCCATAGCCTTCTTCTGGTCCACCCAGGAGACGCATTGTTCTTAGTGTCCCGTTCTGTGGTACCCACATGGCACCCATCTTCGCAGGAAGACGCCAGAGTGTGGCAAGCTCAGCAATGAGAGGCTGGATGTGCTCGTTCCAGAAACGCCCGTACAGCGTGACCTGGTAGTCAAGGTTGTACGGAGTTGGCGGGAACGGTGTGTAATACGGCGAATCCCGAGGGTCTAGCGCATGAGGATCAAACGCCGTGCCGAAAGCGAAAGGCGTCAGTCCTTCTGGCGTGTAAGGGATCTGCACCATCGCGCCCGACTGCATTCTCTCCTGGTCAGGATAGATACCAGCGTGCTCGATGATGATGACAGGGTATGTGAGGTTAGCCAGCTCGTCCTGAGGCAGACGGAATCGCACGCCAACAGGACGACCTCCGACAGGAGCGTTCGTGTCTGTTACCGTGAGTCCCTGTAGACGCCACTTCATAACGGCGTCCTCATCGCGCAGCCATGGCATTACTGTGTACCCCCACCAATTGTGCTAGGCGGCCCGTTGGTAGTGTAAGGCCCGCCCGGAGCCCAGTCAGCGAACTGCGAGTCCCAGACCAGCTCGTCGGGCTTGACCTGTGTCGTGGAGATGGCAACGATGATGTCACGACGCTGCATCTGACCTCTGACGGAGATCTGGCGTACTCGGAATACCTTCCTGTCGTACACCACGCGATCCTTCATGTAGTTGCCTGTCATGATGTCAGCGTAATCCATACCGGCCTGTAGCATCTTGCTGAACGAGACGATGAGGGCGGCGTCGTCGTTGTAGTAGAATCCGTTCTCAGACTCTTCGTTGGCACCTTCCACGTGCTCGATATGCATACACTGTAGACGCTGTGACGGCAGGTACATAAGCCCGTTGCCCGTAGGCTCGTCGTAAACGTCATCCATCTGAGAGTTGGCCTCATCGAAACGGAAGTAGTCCGCCCAGTCACCATCAACGGCCTGCCATCCGTCCATGGCACCGAGGATCTTGTCAGTCTCATAAATAGTCCGGATTAAATCTTCCACGCTTGAAGTCCATGCGGCTCACCGGCTAACCACCTCCTTCAGCACCCACTCCGCGAACAAGCGTAGCTGTTCGGGCGATGCATCTCGTTTCATGCTGTTAGCCAGGTGGCTAATGACTTGGACATTACCTGGGACATACCCTAGGGCAGGGACGATGCGGTCAAGGCTTGGAGCATTGTGCCCTGGACCTCTTCCAGTACCAGGATACAGGGAAATCCCCAAGACAGGGCAAACATCTGGGATGTAGAACACTACTACTCCCAGTCCTCGTGATAGACGCGTGCCGGAATTATCCCACCCATCTTCTGGGCGAAACGCTCTCCGTCATCTGTGCGCTCTGGTGCGTGCATGAGCTGCCCGCCAGTTGCGGCCTGGGCGCGCTGGTACAGAGCTGTTCCTATTCCCCTGCCACGATCTGCCTTGTCGTAGACCTTTACCTCACCGATCTGCGGACGAGACTGGCCTGAGTCGTAGTTAGACAGATAGCTCAGGTGCGCCACGGGCTCGTCATTCCGCATGGCGAATACGTGGCCCGAGTTGGTGTCCGGGTCGTGGTGCTCCTCGAACTGCACACTGTTGAGGTGGTCTGTCGCTGACATTACTTCATCCTCGTCTTGTAACCCTTGTCGCCACGCTCTCCAAGGGAATCTCTTGCCTTCTGTTCATCAGGATTGCGGGCTGTTGACCACGAGTCGTGGACTGCATTAGGCTGTGCCGTAGGATTGTCACCCACGTCTACGGCAGGCAAGGGCATTCCTAGCCTTGCGGCTACTGCCGCCCGATGATGCCCGCCACCCTGGATCTGGTAGTTACCAGCACGGTCGTTGAACTTGACACCCACAGGAGTCTGAAAACCATTCTCCTTGACGTGCGACTCCAACTTGGACATGTACTCGGGCTCGCGGTTGTATAGCGTGTCAGCCACAGCGTGAAGGGACTTGCCCTTCACACCGGGGTCTGAGCCTACGACATGCTTGAACTGTTCAGGCGAGAACTCCATTAGACACCCCAGTTCGCAAACCAGGGAGAAGGCAGACCAGAGTTGTCGTCGTAGCGGTGATCCACCGGAGGAATCTGACGTACCGGCCAGCGGTGGTCATCGTACTCGCGATCCTTGAACAGAGGAACGAGTCTTCCGGTTGTCCTAGACACACGACGCAATGGCAGGGTCTCAGAACGGTAGAGCCCGACGTTGAGCTGTCCGCAGTAGTCCATGTACCGGGCCGTAAGGCCCTGGATCTGCTCCATGATCTGACGGTATCTTGTGGTCCTGTCAATGACAGTGCCCTCAGCCGTCTGAACATTGGAATCACTGGCTGCATCATTAGCCAGAGCCCAGAATGCATTGATCGTCGTGAGCATCTCGACTAGAGGTTCTTCGATAGCCGGTAGGTTCTGTAGCGTCTTGGTCTCTTCACGATACGAGTAGAACCCACGGGCGTCTAGGTAACGTTCGTTGATCTCCTGCCCGTAGACATGCTGACGAGTCGAGTCCATTGCGATGATCGCAAGCTCGTAGTCAGAGAACAGAGACCAGGCCGACCCCACGATGATCAACGTTGAGTTCAGCGGAACAGGAGCGCCCAGGAAGATCTGCCCGTTAATGGTGTCGATAGCGTAAGCCGAGGCTGTGTCATCCTGCCAGTAGGCCGTGCCGCCAGAAACGGGAGCGTAATCTATGTTGTCCTGTAGGGCAGTGTAGAACCCCAGTTCATACGCGACCTGGTTGCCTGCGCCGTATGTGACGGTGCTCGACCACGGAGTAGCTGACGTGAAGTCCGCCAGTACCGTCTCTATGGCCCCTGAGACGACCGTGACGGCTAGAACAGAGGACCGGTTGACTTCCTGCTTGGGTAGGTCATACCAGAGCGTCTGTCCGTCTCCTAGGGCCGTTGTACGGAACGGCGTAGGCGGGTCACCGATCTGGAATCGGACCCTGTGAATAAGATCCTTTAGATGCATCGGTTATCCCTTCGGTCTACTCACTAGGATACATGTAGTTCCAGCGATCAAATGCTAGCTGACGCATGTTGCCCTGGTAAGGAGCGCCTGCCACACACGCACTCGTGAGCGTTGACACCAGACTCGCCTCAGCATTGCAGGCAACCGTGATTGACGCCGTTACTCGCCCCGCATTAGGGTTAAGCGCTATGCCTACGGCGATGAGCGCAGGAATGACGTGCATCGTCGCGCCGACGTGTTGTCCGTGGCTACGCCCGGTGAAGAACGTAGGAGTCTGAGTGCTAAGAGCGCTTCTAAGATGACCGCGCTTCCGATTAGCCGTAAACGTCGGGGACTGCGCGCTAGTAGCAGACCTTACGCGTCCTCGGATATGTACCGCCAGGAACGTAGGAATCTGGGTACTCGTAGCAGAGCGATAGTGCCCGCGAGTCCTTCCCGCAGAGAATGTCGGGCTCTGGTTGGAGGTAGCAGAGCGCTTTCGTCCGTGGATTCTGGTGGCAATGAAGTTCGGCGTTACACTCATTACCGCGCTGCGAACAATGTTCCCACCGGCTACGAGAGCCGTAGCCAGGAACGTAGGACTCACCGAAAGAGTGGCGTGTCTTCCGTGACCGTGAATCCTGGTGGACACGAATGAGGGAGTAATGCTCGACAGGGCAGACCTCACACGCCCGCGTGTACGTCCAGCATTGAACGTTGGCGTGAGCGTCAATGTTGCCTGACGTGGATGACCATGTAGCTTCGTGGTAACAAACGTAGGGTTTGGCGTCAATGTTGCGTGACGCCCATGTCCGTGAATACGTGTGGCCAGGAACGTCGGAGTGATAGCCGCGAGAGCTGACCTGACACGGCCTCTCGTGCGCCCGGCATTGAAAGTAGGAGTCGGAGTGAGAGATGCACTGCGTGGGTGACCATGATGCTTTGTAGCGACAAACGTAGGACTCTGGGTGCTCAGCGCTGAACGGACACGACCTCTGATTCTGGTCACGTTGAAAGTCGGGGTTACCGACAGGGATGCTGAAGGCGTATGAGAACCGCTAGCCCCAACGTTACCGGGATTGGCCGAACCGGGCGACATGCTGCCCGGTGTCGCACCAAAGGATGTCATATCGGTTACGCTATCTTAGACACTTCTAGGACTGCGCCTTCTTCAATCTTTATCTCATCACCAGAAGTGGTGCTCTGGACGGTCAACTGAAGTGTACCGGGTGCCGCCCAGTCGATCCTGACGCCGCCCATTAGTTGACCCGCTTCCAGCAGCCGCCATTGATCGTTACCGACACGCCCGCAGCCGAGGGGGTCATGCCCACCATCATCTGCTCCGCGCCCGTGGTGACCACGGTGGTGAGCTGCTGGCCCATCGTGGTCAGGAAGTAGTTCATGTACAGCGACGCCGTGACGCTCGCCTCGGTCGTGCTCAGGAACTGGACGATCGCCGAGTAGCGCATCGCCGCGCCCGTCACCGCCGCGCCCGCGTTCGGGTTCGCCGCCCCGGAGCTGACGAGGCTCGTCCCGGCGAGGCCGCCGTAGAAGACCTGCCAGGTGAGCGTCTGCGTGTCGACCGTGGTGGTCACGGTCCCCCACAGGTCCAGCTCCCACGTCTGCCCGGCCGCGATGCTGCCGCCCGCGATCGTCGGCCCCGGGAACACGTCCACCGCCACCGTGCCGCCCGTGTAGGGGCCGCCGGGCAGCGAGGGGATGTAGACGCTCCCGGGGTGAACGTGGCCCGCGTCGGCCGCCTTGCCGGTGGCACCTGCCGCCTGCGTGCCGAGGGGCTGGATGTCCGCCGCGGTCCCGTCCAGCTCCACCGCGCCCTGCGCGCTGGTCGTCGCCGCCGGCAGGTCGCCCGAGGCGATGGTGCCCCAGCCCGGCGCGGCGGAGGCGCTGCCCGTGCCCGTCTGGGTCAGGAACTTCTTCGTGGCGGCCGTGTTCCCGGCCAGCCGCGCCGCCGTGCCCGCCCCCGACTCGTACTCCAGGTCCCCGGTCGTCGTCATCGGCGACAGGGCGTTGTACGCGGCGGCGGCCGTGATCGCGCCGGTCCCCCCGTTGGCGATGGCGAGCGCGTTGTTCTTCGCGAAGTCGGACGGCCCCGCGCTCTGCACGTACCAGGTGGTGCCGATGTAGACGACGGCGAAGGTGTACCCGGCCGGGATGGCGATGTTCCCGCTCGTCCCGAAGTTGCTCAGGGTCGCGCCGCTGCCGGGGGCCAGCGTGACGGAAACCGAGGCGGCGTTGGTGACCGTGTTGATCGAGCTGCCCGGCGGCGACGCGGGCAGCGTCAGCGTCTGCCCCGTGGTCGACCCGGTGAAGACCGTCTCCTCGCCGGGCAGCAGCGTCGCCGTGGCGGTCCGCGCGGTCGCGTTGTTCAGGTCGCTCACCAGGGTCGCCTCAGCGCTGGTGATCGCGACGCCCTGGACCTTCCCAACGGTCGTCGCGCCCTGCGTGCCGGTCACGTCCCCGGCGAGGCTGCCGGTGAAGCTGCCCGCCGACCCGGTGATGTTCTCCGCGTTGGGCCCGTACCACAGCGACGTGTTCGTGTCCCAGAAGAACTGCCGGGACGAAAGCGCGGGGATCACGTCTGCTGTTCCGTCTGCGACGTTGCTTGTTCCTGCCGCTGCGAAGGTGAGTGCGTTCGCCGACTGGTTGACGACCGTCACCATCTGCCCGCTTGTCCCTGCTGTTGCGAGGATCAGCCCCGTGTACGCAGCCGCTGCTGTCACGGGCACGAACGACACCGAGGTCGGGATCGTCTGCCCGTTGGCTGTGAGCGCGGTAGGTCCGGCGTAGTTCCCGATCGCGAGCCCGTACGGCGTCTGTACCTGGGTGGGGAAGATGTTGGTCACGCTGGCGAGGACGGAGTCGCCGAGCACCTGCCCGTAGTACCCGAAGTTGCTGGTCTTGTTGCTGGCGGTGAACGGGTAGGCCCCGGCGGCGAAGGACAGGAGCCCGCCGCAGGCGAAGCTGTAGTTCCCGGTCGCCCCGAAGTAGATCGTGTACGGGGCCAGGAAGGTAGCGTCGTCCAGCTCGACGCCGATATTGAAGGTGCTGTCACTGATGAAGCTGTAGCCGGGGTCGGGCCCGGCGAGGGCGGTGTTGTTGCCGGTGATCCTCAACACGGCGTACTGAGTCGTAGAGGTGCTGAAATTACCGAAGATGCCGAGCTGGACGGCGTTCTGGGCCAGAGCGCCGTTCTGGAAGACGACGCCGTCACCCCCGTGGCCGTTGGCGTTGGAGACCGTGAAGGAATCCATGACGAGGCCGGAGCCGCCCTGCCAGATCTCAAACCCGGCCTGGCAGTCGATCAAATACCAGGCGGAGTTGCACCAGCCCTGGGTGATCATGTACTGGATGAGGTAGTACATGTCCACGGTCGCGGTGGTGACCTGGCTGGTGAATTGGAAGCTCGCCGTGCCTTCGGTGGCGTTAGCCCACGAGCTCTGCCAGTACACGTCGAACGTGTTCGCGCCGATCGTCACATTGGACGCGTAGAGCGTGCCCGGCGGGGTCACGCCGGTCGAGTTGGCCATCCAGACCATGACCTCAAGGCCGTTGGTGGCGTTGTTCGTCGGGTCCGGTGCCGTGTTGATCCAATGGTCATGGACGCAGTCCCAGATGTCGGAGCCGCCCGCGCCGAGCGTGACCGTATTCGATACGACGACCTGGCCCGGTGTGATGCTAGAGCAGACCAGCGGGAACGGATTGAGCGGGCTCAGCGACCCGTACTGGTTGCCGACGTAAACAGACGGGTAGGCGGCCGGGGAACCTGGGTGGGTGTTGGCGAGGGAGGAGGCGGCGACCGAGAACGTGGTGGGCAAGCCGATCGTGTAATCGACGGTGAATGCCGCTGACGAGTCGTAACGGTTGCTCTGGATGACATAAGGCCCGTCATTGACCTGCTGTAGTGCGGTCAGCGTGCCGCTGCCGCTGCCGTACTGGCCGGAGCCGGTCCCGTTCTGGTTGATGAAGATATTGAGATTCATCCGGTCGTAAGATCCGGTCGCATTACCCGAGGTGTTCGCCGTGTTGTCGAAGACGACATGCTGCGTGCAGTTCTGGGCGAAGATCTCGCCCTCCATCTGCTCGCACCACGAATACTGGTTGTCGAACCAGATGCCCTTGCTCGTGGTGCCTGCGAAGAAGTTCTGGACGCCGACATCGAATTTTAGCTTGAAGATGTCGCCGACATGGACGCCGCTGGAATTCCCGGTCGCATGCGTCCCGTCGACCGTCAGGCCGAGGAAGCCGCCGCCGTTGACCGTCTTGCTCGACCACAGCGTCGAATCGTAAATACGGAATACATCACCCGTGCCGTACCACTCGATGTTAGAAGACCACTTGCCGTCTCCTAGGAAGTACACTGCGGTTCCCGCTACATTCTGCGTGACCGTCGTGGACACCTTGTATGTACCGGCAGGTATGTAGACGACACCACCTCCCTTGGCCACTACGGCGGCACTCGCGGCCTGGAATGCTGACGTGGAGTCGCTTACTCCTGTCTTGTCAGCTCCTAGCTGAGTGACGTTGACGATCACCGCCTGCAAGGTCTGAATAGAAGCCCTTGTGAGTACCTGCTTGACGGTGAAAGGCGTTGTATGAGCTACCGGGGTAGTTCCGTCTGCTCCTCGCGTCACTGTCGCCGTGTAAGGCCCGGTGCCAGTGACATTCGTAAAGAGCACCTTCTCAGTCTCAACAGACGCGAGAGAATCAGCGGCATAGCACTGGGTCGCGGGGGTCGAGGAACTAGAGATCGTCGGCAGAGTAGACGCTGATAGCGTCCACGTCTCTACCGTTCCGGCAGCGGGCGCGGTAGTGCCACCGCTGGATACCGTCGCCGTCGCGTCGTTCGCGAAAACCTCTATTGCCATATTGACCTACTAAGAAGCTGTTGGAAGAGTGATTGTGATAGGAGTTATTGACAGCGTGTCAGTCGTCGCCATTGTTGCCGATGAAGACAGTGTGATCGAGAACTCAAAGGTTCCAGATGTTGACGCAGACCAGAAGCTAACGTCAGTCACGACCTCGTTGTTGGTACCTGCCCAAGACGGCCATGCCGGTGTGGTAGTGGCGCTGATAGAACCAGCGGAAGCGCCAGTTGCCCATGCAACAGCCTCACGCGTGGTTGTGCTAGAAACGTTGGAGGTACCAGCAGTGCCCGGATCTCCGGTGTGGAGCTGCGCAAACAACGCTGAGGTTGTCCAGTTGTTCAACGCTGTGTCGGCGTTGAGTACAGAAAGTCCGTCAGCCATGATGTCTCCTAGGAGATGGTGTTGAAGGTGACCTGGAGGTTGAACTGGCTTGTGCCCGGATTACCCGTAGCCGTTCGCCTGATCCAGACAGGAAGAACCTGTCCTGGTCCTATATTACCAGCCTCTAGTCCGCCCGATACTGTGGCAGAAGGGCTGGAGTAACTGGAGATACCAGCGGGTGCGACATACGGGGAAGAGATTTGGAGAGCCTGCTGTGAGCCCGAGTTGTAATTCGATACGCCGGTAGGGTCAAGTGCGTAGGCCCAGGTAATACATGAGCTAGTCACAGATGATGTGGGAATCCACACTGTCGGGGCGATCATCGTGTCAGTGTCGTCACTGTTGTAGACGAAGACGCACTGATAGTCGATCTGCTGGGCTGCGTTCTGCGGGCCAGTAAGATCAGGGAATAGATTGTTCAGGACAGTGGAAAGGTTGACCTGCGTAGTCGAGCAGTACATTCCATTGGAGTTGTACACAGAGCCCGGAGTTGAATATCCACTGTCAGCGTTCGGTGCTGACAGAAGATACTGAACCTCGTCAATGTTCATTAGCTCACTCCGATTTCAAAGGTCCCAGGAGCGACCTGAATGCTCTGAGTGCTGAGAACCTGCTGAGCCACGGGAACCTGCCATACGTACAGCAGAAGCCCGTTCAGCACGGTGCTGGCGATGGGAGTGTAGGAGCTTGAGTCAGCGAATGGCACGCCGATCATGGCAGCCCACCCGATAGGAGCGGCCTGGTTAGCCGTGTAAGGCCCGAAGGTCACGGTGTTAGTGTTCGTGAATGACGTGGGCTCGGATGCATTAGCAGCACCGAATGTGATGGGCTGACGTAGATAACCCGTCGTGGTGTCCTCAATGGCGGCGATGTCAGAGATGTTGACTACCAGGCCACCACCAGGACCGGCCACGGTGGGGTCACTAGTCAGAAGACATAGGTAACGTTCATAGGGGCCAGTAACCCAGGTCGAGGTGTGCGGATCGTATACGTTCAGGACTGATCCCGAGGTGTTGATCCACTCCTGTCCCACAATCCAAGTTCCAGGTGCGGACGCACCGATAAAAGGAGTGGCGATGCCGCTGATCTTGTTAGCGACGTACTCCGCCCCGTACTGGGTTAGCTGGCCAGCCATATGTCCTACTCAGAGAAGTTGTAGGTGGATACTGTGCATGGAAGAATGCTGACGTTATCGTGGAACGTCCATGAGACGCCGTCGTGCGCATCCCACCACGGGGTCCACGGCTGGTACGGAACAGCGGGCTGCTCGACCTTGACACGATCCAGGGTGAACTGGTACGCTGCAACCATGCCCTCAAGCTCGGCTACCCTAACCTTGAGGTCGTTGATCTCGGCTTCTAGCTCTGCCTTTGTCTTCATTAGTCCTCCTTAACGGGACCACGATGGTTAAGCGTCAACATAGTACAGTAACCGACATCATTCATAGATATATCCGAGGTTCGCCAGGTGGTCAGCATGATCTGCATCGACCGTGTACCAGCGTCCCTCCTCGAATGTGAAGTTACGGAGACCGCCCAGGATCGGCGGCCTGATGTACCCGCCGAACTCATTAAGTTCACCTGCGAAGACGACCTCACGCCCGAACGTCTGGTCCTCGATGGGGTAGTTCACACGGATACGACGCTTCGGAAGCTCAAGTTCGACTTCCTCAACGACTACCTCAGTGGTCGCTTCACCATCGACCTCGACAACCCGCTCGACAGGACGCTTGACAACCGGCCTAAGCTGAGTAGAGTAGTCCACATCAGTGTTGAGCTTAACTTCGCGATCAGACACAAGTGCGTCCTGAACCTGACGCTTGGACTCCTCGTGCTCGCGGGCAGCCTCTGTTGCTAGCTGCTGGCCACGGACACCGGTAAGGTCACCTGGACGCTTGCGCTGAGTACGGTTAGTTGCTGGAGGCATTTCGTTCCCCTTGTCGTGTACGATTCTTGACTCCAGCATACCAGTTTCGCAAAGGAGGAAACATTAACAGTCTCTATCATGCCAAGAGCAGCGCCCGAAAGTGGGGCGGCCACTGGACGGACTACATTGACATCCATGAGTTCATCGACAGTTCCAAGCACATCATCGGAGACGCCCGGCACAGGAGCATCTACCATCACACCGAGGGTGTCTGGTTGACACAGCGCATCTTCGGGCGTACTCTGGTGCGTGGCAGGATCGAGATCCCGGTCAGGGAGATCGCTGAGCTTCACATCATCGAGGATCTGGGGTGGCTTCCGAGCCCGAAGGATTACATCGACAACATGGAGCTTCGCCCGTGGATGGGCGGGGACAAGACCAAGCGCATCATCGCGCTAAGTGACTTCACAGGAGGAAACAAGTGACTGATACGACTCGCACCTTTGCAGGCATCCCGATGTCAGGCGACTTCAACGACGGGTACAGCCGTCCCGAGCAGTACAAGCTGGAGGACTTCCTGCCGATCTTCAACGCGGTAGTCCAGAACACGCACGTCACCCGTTTCGGCTGGCACCAGTACACCCCGTACTTCAACGACGGTGAGGAGTGCGTCTTCGGTGCTTCGAGTGTCTGGATCGAGACTGACGCTGATAACGTCAGCAAGGACGAGGAGAACGACGACTACTACAGCCATGACGAGTGGTACAGCATGGACTACGGAGATGGATACCTGGCCAAGCATGACTGGAACGGGCCAGGTCACACCGAGGTCTACGCAAACAACGAGCCCTGGGTTGCGTTCCTGCGCGAGCAGGCTTATGCTCTGTCCGGTGCGGTAGATGGCGGTCACTTCGACAACGTGCTGCTGGATAACTTCGGCAACCATGTAGAGATCACTGTCTACCCTCGTGAAGACAGCCCGAGGATCGAGCTTGAGACGTACTCGCATGACTAAGCCCATCGTGGCAGGAGGGCACGTAATGCCAGAGCCCTCCTGCCCGCATGGTTACACTAGATCAGATCTCGAAGCACTGTTCGGTGAAGCCCTACCGAAGTTCAACAAGTGGATGACCGGTCAGACTATGATGATCTGCGAGGCCACCCAGTATCACTACGACCGCAAACACGGAGAGTTCTGCGGCCATGCGGAAGGTGACGAGGAGACCTGGCAGTGCGACTACGTGGGCACGGGATACTACGAACCTTCGGAGTGTGCTGACAACCCTCACGGTGTGGTGGCTTACGTCTCTGATGTGGTCAGATTCGTCCGGGGCCTGCCCATTCTGGACTAGCTCGGGTACATGTAATTCCATCTATCGATGGAAAGTTGTCGGATCTGTCCCTGCAAAGGCTGTAGGGCAACACACTCGATCGTCATATCAGAGACGAGCGCGGATTGTGCGTTGGCCTCTATGATGAGGATCGTAGTCATGGTCATGCTCCAAGTTTAGCTTGACAGGACACCCCAAGCTGTGTAGGCTTGGGGTGTCTTTTTATCCAACAAACAGGAGGATATATGAAGAAGCTACTAGCCGCTGTTGGTGTTATCGCCATGTCAGCGGCTCTCGGGCTTAGCGCTGCACCGGCTTTTGCGGACACGTCCAGTAGCATTCCCAGCGCAGGGTGGATCAGCACGGAGACTGTGCCCGACTACATTCTTGCCAACGATGGACTGAATGTCACATACACGCCCGGAACGGTGGAGTACTCTGCCACCTGGAATCCCAGGTTCTCTGCCCAGTGGCAGGATGCGTATCTCGTAACGGGATACTCTCACGGTGCCAACTCGACTGCCCAGGCAGGCTCATACGGCAAGTATGTGTACAAGATGCCCCTTCGAGTTGACGCAGAATCCCAGTTCACAGGCAGTATGACATACAGCACCAGTTCTGACTTCGACGGCCGGCCGGGCTGGGACATCTGGCTGTCACCAAGCGGAAGTCAGAATGTTGACACGACTGCCGCGACACTGGAAGCCAACCCCCGTACTGTTGAGGTTCTTCTCCAGCCCGGCACCCTCTCTTATGAGTCCAACCCAGGTTACGACAGGATCTTTTACGGAGTCGGGTCTCTGTCTGACGTGAATATCGGTGAGTACGTCATCAAGGCCCTTGACTACCTCGGGCTGGACCCGTCAGAGTATTACTGGGCGGCGATCGACGGCGGCGCTGAGATGACACGGGGATCGTTCACTATGGACAGCTACTCGCTATCAGTCGTAACTGATCAGACGGTGGGTTCCAAGACTGTCAAGATCCCCGACTGGGGTGCGACGAAGCCCGCGAGTCACAAGGCTGTCAAGACTTACAAGGCTGTGGTGAAGGCTGTCAAGAAGGTCACCATCAAGGCAACTCCCGTGGCTGCCACAGTCACTGCCGCACAGCCTTCCTCAGGCATCTCAGGGACAGTCCTAGGACTGTTCGGATTGGGTGCTCTGCTGGCTGCTGCGACTGGCTTCCTGCTCTGGAGGCGTTCGCGTCGTCGGGGTTGACGTTCGTTGTCATGCCCTGTAGACTTCTCTTACCAACGAAAAAGGGAGGCAAGATGGCCGACAAGACAGACGAAAAGATCATTTGCGGGCACACCTGGAAGCAGAAGTACGAGGATGTGTGGCACGTGAACCACACGTGCAAGATCAAGATCGTGCCCGGCGTGCCCCACACTGGCTTTCACATCTGTTCATGTGGAAGGGTTGACTAATGGCAGCTCACCAGCACGACTACAGGTACAGCGGTCCTCACGGGGAGACGACCACAGAGAAGGGCAGAACATGGAACGTCATGTACGCCCGATTCGTGTGCAAGAACCGGGAGACGTTCTGCCCTAAGCCCGTGATGGACAAGCTCATCCGAAAGACGGAGGTCAAGAAGTGAAGACCGAGCACAACTGCAAGAAGGCTGGCACATGCTCAAGGGTTGACAAGCCCGGCAGTCCGTGCAAGAGTCAAGACAAGGTTCCCAGCATGGGAGCCATCCACAAGCCCGATCACGATAACGGGTGCCACGCAGGCTGCTGGCCTGACGCTGGTGGTCCACCAACTAGTCACCGTAAGAGGCGCTAATGAGCTGCCCTGGCGAAGCGCCGGACACACTGGTATGCAATGAGCAAGACACGCACGATCCGCATTTCTGGCAGGAGCCACATTCGGGCATAACCATGTGGTGTCCGGGTCATACTGAGATCCCATAGGAGGAACTATGTCAGCACCAAAGCCGCGTTGGGCCAAGCCCGACGCTCCCAAGTCTGCCAAAAAGTGCCCGCCCCATGACATGAAGGAGGTTCACAAGTCCGTGGGCTTCAAGGGCTGGGGCAAGAACAAGAAGAAGATCACAACCAAGTACTTTGAGTGCAAGCGCCCAGGGTGCGACCACGAGGACACCGACGTGACGGAGGTAACAATCTGATGGGACTAGACGACATGGCGAAGAAGGCCCTCGCAAGCGCCGTACACAACATCAGGAAGGGCGCTAGCAGGCACTACTGCCCGGCCACCAAGGGAAATCACAAGATGGGTCATTCCGATATGGGCGGGGGCTGGAAGGTTCTCCACTGCACCGAGTGCGGATGGTTCGACCCCAAGAAGCACCAGCACTTCTTGGGGTAGGAGACACTGTGCCTAGGATCAACACGTGGCACTGCGGCAAGAAGGACGACCACCCTGGGCACCACTACCGCAGGCCGGGAAAGCTTCACGGGCGACCCGCTGTGATCAGGCTGTGGTGCCCAGGTGGCCCTTTCAAGCCGCAGGGCAAGAATCCCCCGGAGGAGTGACATGGCTGATCTATCGAAGTGTACTTCCAAGAAGTGCGTTCACACCAAAAAGGGCGGGCACTGCGATAACGCCTGGTGTGGTAACTGGTGGGGGGCTTGCTTTGTACACAACGGGATGATCAAGTCTTGACACTGGCCACAGCATCTGATAGGATATAGCCATGATCAAGATTGTCGAAATGTCCGAAGAGGACGCAGCCACCATTAACAAGTTTGCTGGTGGTGGCACCGAAATTGTACAGTACCTGGGAGCGGGCCAGGCAGCGGCGCATGTAGAACCCATTGAGGAGGGTGATGGCGAAGCCAGGCCCGAAGCCTGATCCTTCTAAGCCCAACAGCAGGTACAACCCGGCCTCCCGGCACACACCGGGAGGCTCATCTATCTGTGGGTCCGGGCATGAATGGGTCGAAGGTTCGTATAAGCTACGCGGGGATGGCAAGAAGATTTGCCTGATCTGCATCGAAGAACGCAAGGGAGACACGTGTAAGGCTGGCCACAGTCGGGAAGAGTTCCAGAACAAGTACGGAGCATGTCGGGCGTGCCAGGCTGAGAAGATGGTCGCACGGAGGCTCATGGAGAAGTATGGTTTGACACCTGAGGCACTTGAGGATATGATCAAGGCACAGGACGGACGGTGTGCAGTATGTAGGGAAGAGTTCGACGCAGAGAAGCACAATGGAATCTGCGTAGATCACGACCACTCGTGCTGCCCCGGAGAAAAGACTTGCGGAAAGTGCGTAAGAGGGATACTATGTGATTGCTGCAACAAGCTTCTAGGAAACGCTCGTGATAGCGTGGAGATCTTGGAAGCAGCAGTCAAGTATCTGTTGGAGAACTGAAAAAGCCCCCTCGTAAGAGGGGGCCTTGACAGATGAAGGGATAACCGATACGATCTAATTGGTTAGTTCGTTCGGGCGATGACCACAGCCTGGTCTGTTATGAGGCCGAGACCCCAGATACTATACCAGGCTAGTCCGTGCTCACGGCCGTAGTCAAGGATTCCCGCATCGCGAAGCTCTACAGGGAGTGAGATGGCGTGACCGAACGCGTTGTCACCGATGAAGATAGCGTCGTAGTACAGCGCTGTGTTTCCACCAGTAACGCCCGAGTAAGCATTGCTTACAAGGTCGTTCCAGACCTGAGTCGTCTCGATGAACACGATATCGTTGATACGCCCGATCTCACCGAGCATGAAATTCCCCGGGGCCGCGTACTTGGTGACTTCGATCCATTCCGGGTCATCACGTAGCTGACGGCTCTGGTGAGGGTGAACGAATCCTACGTACGAATCCCCTAGCCTCGGGACGTTCTTTGTCGCTAGAGTCTCAGCGACGTCCTTCGTAACCGCAGCGGTCATGGCGTAGTTACCCACGGCCAGACCAGTGTAGGTTGATGCAGAGGTACCAGTTGCGCCCGTTGCGGGCACACCGTGGTCGTACGGGCTGAGCGGAGTACGAACAGCGCTAGCAAGAGCTGGCTTGTTGTAACCGAACAGCATGGAAGTCGCCTGACGCAGTGTGTCACGAGCTGAACCGTCAAGGTACAGCGCCATGTTACGTCCGAGAAGACGAGCAGCGGATGCCATAACGTCATCGAAGGAAGCGTTCAGAAGAAGCTCGGTAACGGCAACGGCAAAGCCCTGCTCAGCTACTGAGATGTCGAACTGCGAAGCGGTAAGAGCGACCGGCTCCATACGTACGCCTTCAACAAGCTGTGCCGCAGCAGGCAGGTTGTTGTATCGCATGAAATGGATGGTCAGACCTGGCTGAACACCAAGCTCTGTCTTCTTTACAGCGAATTGTTCAAAACGAAGCGTGGGCATCGCCATAAACAAAATTTCCTTGCTCCACAGTTCCTGGACGGCTGGTGTGAGCTGGGAGTTGGCACCGCTATACGCAGACGGGCTACCCGCTAGGAAGCCCGAACCGGTGATTGCTGATCCTGCCATCTACGTTCCTTCTATGTAGGGAGAGGCAGCGCCTACAAAGTCTGCCAACACTTCTGAGTTTACAGCAAGTGTTTGTGTTGTTTTGTAGGCGCTACCCGTTAGTTACTATTAGTCGAACAGTCCACGGCCTGAGCCAGTAGGCATGTTTACCTTCTTACGCAGGGCTGCGAACTCCTGCATTGACATCCCACGGATGTCTTCTGCTGAGAGCTGACGGTCGCCCGGCTGGTCCATAATGGTCACTCCGTTGGTTCCCGATGAGGGAGCCACGCCTGGCATCTGACGCTGCTGGCCCATTCGCGCATTACGCGCCGACTCAGCGATAGCAGCACTCTTCTCCTTAAGGATCTGAATGCTGGCCTCTACCTCTTCGGCAGTGTTGCCGTTGATGAAGTCGATAAGCTCAGGAACGATGTTGGAGTTTTCCTCCGCTGCCCGGCGCTGGATGTAAGCCTCTAGGCGTGCTGCCTCGTTGGCCTTCTCAAGCATCGCCACACGAAGCTCGTTCTCTGCCTGGATCTGCTCAATGCGTGCATTGAAGTCAGCGTCACGCTTGGCGATAAGATCCTTGGCAGACATCTCTGCCTCTTCCTTGGCACGCTGAGCGTCCTCCACGGCCTTTAGACGAGACTGCTCGTCCTTCTCTGCCTTCTTACGGAACGCAGACAGCTCCTTGACTTCTGCCTCCATAGCGGCTGCCCGCTCGTCGGCCTTGCTGATGGTCGGGTAAAGCTTGTCCTTCTCCTGCTGACGGGCCTTCTCGATCATGGCCTGAACGTCTGCCTCGGTGAAGTACTTAGTCTCGCCCGCTGGCTTAGCAGGAGCGACTGCCGGGTCAGTAACCGGCTCTGCTGGCATAGTCATGTTATCCCTTTTCCGAATGAGTTCCACTAATAGAGATTCTATCCTATGGAATCCAACCCTGGTGATTCAGGATTGGAAGCCACCTGACGACGCTGCGGAAGCTTAGTACCGAATGCCTGCGTTACAAGATCAGCCATGAGGTTAGCCTGTGATCCGTCTACGGCCTGGGCGATGTCACCCATGCCCGGCATCGGAGTCAGCGGGGACTGACCCGTTGGACCGACTGTCGGACCCTTGTCTGTGGTCTTCTTGGTAGTCGTTCCCGTAGAAGACTTAGACGTGCTCTCAGTATGCTCGCCCGAGTCAACAGGCTGGGCACCGCCGTCTGGCACTACGCCAGTCAGCATGATGATCGCAGCATCGATCTGAGCGTTGAGGATACGCTGGGCACCAGCCATCTTGGTGTCATCGATCTGCTCCATGAAGAGTTCCTGTAGCTTCTCATCAGGGAACTGCTCACCAAGCTTGCGCAGAGCGCCAGCCTTAGACTCAAGGCCGAGCTGTAGCTCAGTCATGATCTCGTTGAGAACGACGAGCTGGTCCTGTGGCAGCGGCGGCGGGAACATGACTTCGATGTTGTAGATAGCTGGATCGAGAATGTCGATGTACGGAGGCTGACCCTCACGCATGATGCCGTCAGTGCTCGGATTGTAGACAGCCTGGTCGGGCTCGAAGAACAGCAGAGTCTTCAATGACATCTGGGAGATCTTACGGAAGCCATTGCCGTACTGAGTCTTCTTAAGACTGTACTTCAGCATTGTAGGAAAGTACTGGATTGCGAGAGCTACGCCCGAGGTATTAGAGATCTGCTGCTCAGCTCCCATGGCATTCTGGGGCACACCCATTAGCTCATGCATCCAGAGCTTGAGCATCTGCATGAACTCTATGGCAGGAGCAAGACCATCCGCACCACCAGTAAGGTTCTCTACACGAGCGTCCTTCTGCGGCAGAGCCCAGACCTTGTTGGCACCCATCTCAAGGTTGGCTGCCTTAGCTCCGGTGATGATGGTGATAGGTGCGACGTGGTAGTTGATGATGTCAAGGATGTCTGTGGCTAGTTCGTTGAACGTACGGTTTAGCGGAATGATGTCCTGTACGTCTGAAAGACCCCACGGGGATGCAGCCACGGGCTTGTTAGCGATATGCACAATAGGAATGAAGCCAAGCGGGTTCGGACGGCGATCGATGAGTTCGTCATTAACGTATTCCTCAATGTACTGGTCAGTTAGTATTTCTACGTAGGTGTTAACCATACGTGTGCCCTCCGGGGCAGTACTCCAAAAGCGGTACTTGAGCTTGAACCGGATCATGCGATCCTTGTCATGCGGGTGCCACTCGGGATAGCAGAATGAGGGGTTGATCGGTAGGATACGGACGCGGCCCGGCTCTATCTCACCTGTCGCCACGTTCTCGTACTCGGGCTCGTATGCGATCTTGACGAAGACGTCACCATAGACAGATCCTAGGTTTCCCATGCCCCATAGGAGATCGTCCTTGCGGTTGTCCTGATTCCAGATTCTCTCAAGCAATGCAGGAGTGATGTGGGTAAACTCAGGATCGACCTGGAACATCACGCTCTTGCCGAAGGTGAAGTTAGTCAGATAGTCAGAGAACGCTGCTACGTAATTCGCTGTGATCTGAGGCTCACCAGGAGCACGACGGTAGGCCCAGTGGTGACCTAGATAGAACGCTGCCGCGTTAGAGTAACGAGTCAGTCTCGGGCCGTGAACTTCAAATTCTTCATCGCTCAGCTCGATAAGGCCGAGTGGGGACACACTGATGGTAAGGTCAGTGCCCGCTGCCCTCATGGACGGGCTAATGAAATCCAGTGCCACAGTATCTCCTAATGATGTCTCAGTTAAGTATAACCGTACCACCCTTGACTTCTCGACTAGGGTAGGGTAGAGTCATGACCACAACGAACAAGGAGGAACATTTGGAAGACATAACAGCAGACGAGGACTTCCTTGCCAAGTACGTGACGTGGGCTCTCTGGGCTCTTGCGATCATCGTCATCCTCGCAACGGTCACGGGCCAGATCGAGTCCTACGACGGGCTGTACATCTGGTTCGCGACACACCACATCACAGGGATCTGGGCGGACTTCGCACCCCTCGCTGTAGACGGCCTCACGGTAGTAGGAGAGTTGGCTATCTTCGCTGCCATAGCCCGAGCATGGGAGTGGAAGAGTCGAATCATTCCGTGGCTGTCCGCTGGCCTGGGATTCTTCGCCTCTGTAGCTGCCAACGTCGGTGACAAGGTTCAGTTCCACAGCATTCCCACCGACCTGACGGGCGCAGTCTTCCCTATCGTCGGAGCATTCGGAATCGTCATAGGACTAGGTGTCCTCAAGAGGATAGCCAAGGACCATGACGAGAAGAAGGCTAAGGACAAGCTCAAGCTAGGTCTTACGCCCGAGCAGATCTCAGCTCAGCTACTCAAGGATAATCAGGAGTTGCAGCGCAAGCTCAACCAGGCCGCACCGGTAGTGGTGGACATCTCGCCTACGCCCGAAGACGGTCCTGGGTACTGGAACGCTAACCCGCAGATCTCACCTGAGGATCTAAAGGGACGTGTTCACGTCGGTGAGCCGGTGGAGATCAAGGGACTGGACGTGCTCATCCCCCCAAAGGACCCCACTGTGGTTGCACCTGCTGCCGCGCCCGTAGTCGTGTCTCGGGAAGAAGCCCGTAGGCGTCAGACTGCCGCCGATCGTGGCCTGCTGACGAACACGGGCCAATGGCAGGCTATTCCGGACGAACTCGCGTAGCATTGTAAGACTGATCAGAGAATCGACGGTTCTGACCGCTAGAGACCAGGCGATCGTATGCAGATACGGAGCCGGGCACTCGGCGGTCAGCTTCGTTTTCGGCGTAGGCTTCGACCTTGCCACGCTTCTGACGATCAAACATGGCATCCTCGAACTGCACCGGATTGACACGATGCTGGGATGCATGATGGGCTTCGTGGACTAGCAGTCTACGGCCCTGCAAGGCACGCTGAGGGTCTGGATGCCCGACCATGGTACTAGGTGATCCTTGAAGGTTGATTGACCTGTCAGTGGATCTGTACGCCCCGGCAGTGGGCTGATCCTGGTTGAAGCGCCAGTTCTGAATGTGCTGAACGGTCTCAATAGGCACACGATGCGTCAGGAGGGCAGCAGCCAGAGTCTTGTGCTCGAATGGCTGACTGACACCGTTGATGGCGTCGGAGTAGTCGTTTACCGTATGTGGCATGACTTACTCCTGAGTGCCGTAAATGAAATTCTTGTATTCCTCAATGGATTCAAAGTCGCCCTGACCAGCGTCCCTCTGACGCTGACGCTGTACTGCTGTGGTCTTGATCTTGCGATCTACATCTGCCCGACGATATGCAGGTGTCGCACCCATGATGTGACGGTTGGCCTCAGTCACGGCTGCCTTGTCTAGGGACACGCCAGAGTCCCCCTCCGCGAACGGAGAGGGACGCCTGTCGTTGTAGAACTTGGCCACAGCCTGTTCCTTAGTCGAGCACCTGTGCTGCATTGCGACGACGGTAGCCCGAACCGTCACGGTTGACCTGGATGTAGGTCTGCTCTGCCTCAGGTGAAGATCCGCCTAGAAAGCCCTGTAGGTACGTCGGGCTCTCAGTCCAAGAAGCTGAACCTGGGTGAACACGCTCACGCATGGTCTCCTCGGCTGGCTTCTCATAGACGTTCATGTTATGCCCGCGAGGATCAGTTGAGTAACCCTGCTGCATACCAAAGACGAACTGACCAGGGATGTCAGTGTCAGTCGCAAGCCCCTCTTCGAAACGCATAGGGCCACGGCCACCCGGCATGTCCGGAGCGATCTTGACCTCATAGACAGAAGAGATCTGCTGGGGGGCCTGGATTGCCGGTGCCAGCGGGCTAGAGTTTACTGCCTCAGCCATTGTGTTTCCTTTCGACACTTACAGTTTAGCCGTTGCCAGCAATTGTGTATGAGGTAGCCCCGCCCGATGATGCAGTCCAGACGGACACAGTAGTTCCGTCATCTGCCGTAGTCCCGAGAAGAGACGATCCTAGAGGATAGATTAGACCAGGCTGAGCCGGGCTCGTTGGTGTAGTAGATGTCAGTACCTCAGAGTTCGATCCACCACCAGTAGGAATCTTAGGCACGCCAGCAGGAATGACCCTGCTGCTCGGATACCAGAGCTGGCCGCCATTGGCAATTGTTGCACTCTCGCCAGGGCCGATGGCCAGGCCGTCAGTTCCGGTCGCTGCTGCACCGTTAGCTGTGGCGTAGATCTCTCCAGATGTGCTGGTGTTCGTTACCACAACATATCCGAACCGGTCTGCGAAGGTTGTGGCCTCCGCAGTACCCGGAGTGGCGAATGTGCTGGAGTAGACGTAAACACCAGACGGTACGGTTCCGCCTGCCATTTGTTACTCCTTAGTTGGTCGGCGTGTAAACGACGGCGGTAGCGTTGCCACCGACAGTCTTGATCCAGCCGCCCGGAGGTACGCTTACCAGGATCGGGTTGGCAGATGCTGTACCAGTGAACACGGTGGTGTAAACCGGAGTGCCAGTCGTGAATGGCGCAACGGCAACCGATGTGACGGCAGCACCAGTCACGGCAGCGGACGTGTTAACGCCGTAAGGCTGCTGAACACCGGTCGTGGTCGGGAGTGGCAGGGTAGCCGTCGTAGATAGGTTAGTCGTCGGGCTCACAGAGTATGAACCGTTGACCAGGATCTGAGAGGTGTAAGAACCTGAGTTCTCGCTGTCGATGTTGCCCGCGCCCGGAGGGTTAGGGAAGCCAGCAGATGTCTGACCTACGTTGGTGGCAGCAGGGACAACACCAGATACGGCGTAACCCTCACCTGGGATGCCTGTGGTTGCCTGAGCAGAGCCAGTGCCCTGAACTGTCCAGCCCGGAGACAGGTTCTCGTCCGGAGTCTGCTGTGCAAACTGAGCCATGGATATTCCTTAAAGTCGGTTAGTTAAAGGATAGCTTATTAGGGTGTGGCGTTGAGCTGAGCGGTTCCGTTGCCCGACGCTGAAGCCTGATGTGTAGTCGCAGGACCCTGCCAGTTAGCGGTAGTTCCCGTACCGGTCGTGTTCTGCTGTGCAGGCTGAGCCCCACCGGCAGAACGGGCAGAGCCCTTAAGCGGACGCTGTGTACCACCAGCACCACCAATGGTTCCGCCAGTCTGACGGTTGGCACCGACGTTTCCACTTCCATGAGAAAGCTTCTCGCCGCTACCACCGGTCTGACCAGTGACGTGCTTGATGCCCTTCTGTAGATCGTGGTGGCCCGTCGAGTCGTGATACCAGGCGTTGAACTTAGCGCCGCCACCCGATGACTGATGGTCTTCTGGCTCGGGCTGTCCGCCTTCACCTGAGCCACCAGACGGACGAGAGTACCCACGTCCGCCAGCATGATCCACATTACCCTGAGATCCGCCCACGTGACCATAGTTCACGTTGTTGGTGTTGTGGTTGATCACCACAGAACCGTAGTTATGCCCTCCAATGCCTACAGAGTGGTCACTAGTGTTCATACCACCACGCCCGCCGCCTACCTCAGGACTGCGAGGAGCGGCACCGCTACGACCACCCCCAGTTGGGGCAGGAGGTGTAGCAACGGCACCACGATCAGGTACATCCGGTGCAGCAGGAGCAGGAGCGGGAGCTGACGGACGGTTACCCAGTGTCGGAGCTGCTGGAGTAGCCGTAGGAGCCGGGCTTCCACCACCGAGCTTGGCAGGCGCAGAAGGTGCGGGCGCTGGTGCAGTGACCTTGTTCATCTGTGAAGACATTGGAGTGCGCTGTGGCTCAGGCGCTAGACGCATAGGCGGTGCAGCCGCTGGTGCTGGAGCAGAACCCACATTTGACTTAGGAGCAGGGGCAGCAGACGGAGGTGGCGTTGGCGGCAGTGTAGCTGGGGATGTCTTGGCCGCTGGTGCAGGCTGTGGTGACAGAGATGGTGTCTCTGTGACTACCTCCGGGGCAGACTTTGCTGTCTTTGCACCCGTGCGCTTTGCCTTGGCAGCGTCACGCCCGGCCCAGTAGGTGTCGTTGCTGCCACCGCCAGCGATATGCGATTCGTATCCTGCGCGCATCTTAGAGGCAGGAGCCTTGGGGTTATCGATGGCGCGGGTGACCTCGCCAACCTTAGGCTTGGCAATTCCCACACTACCGTGGTTCATGGGAGCAGCAGCCTGGGCCTCTGGGCTAGCAGGGAAACGCCCGCCAGCAGGGGTAGGAGCTACAGGAGAGGGATTAGCAGCCGCCGATGGGGTCGGATGATCAACTGCTGTCTTAGCTGTCTGGTGACCGGCTGAGTCAGCCATGCGAACCGGAGGCTGTGCTGACGGCTTGTCAGAAATCTTGCTAGACGGGCCGCCCTCGGGCGTGACCATGGCGGCGAAGCCCTCAGCGTGACGACGGCTGGAGTACAGACCGGTCTCCTTCTGCGGGAACTGACGCCCCATGACAGGGGTGGCTGTAGGAGCCGCTGAGGCAGCGCTACGCGGGCTAGAAGCTCTTGCAGCAGCCTTAGCCTCGGCAGCCTTGCCACCTCCCTTAGAGCCTCTTGCAGCGGCTGCACGGGCCTGGTCTCGTTCTGCCCGAGATCCGCCAGCGGTTCGACCGGCGACAGCGGAAGCCCCGTTGTCCTGCGTACGCGGGGCAGCCATGTTGTTGCGAGCAGCAGTGCCAGCGTCTACGGCCTGTGGCTTCAAGGTGCCAGAGGTAGATGTGCTCGGAGCAGGACTCTTAGACTGCGCAGATGCCACAGATTCGGGTGTCTGCTTGTCTGACGTACGAGACAGACCGGCCTTAGACATTGCCTCGGCCATGGATGACTGCGGTGCAGAGCCAGGAGTGGACGTTGAGTGGGCTGCGCCCGATGGCTTAGATCCCCTTGCAGCCGCCTGCTGTTCTTCGGGAGACATCTTAGACCAAGCCTTGTCGGAGTCGGCGGCCTTCATCGCTGCCGGGTCAAGCTTCTTAACGCCACCGGCTAGCGCCTTGTGGGTGGACGCCACAGTCTCCTCATCTTCGGCTGCTGTGTCAATGTTGATAGCGTTCTTAGCAGGCTTACGTGACACACGTCCTACCTGCTGCGCCACCTTAGCCTTCTGGGCTTCGAAGCCAGCCTCAGGAGATGGCGCTCCTGCGTCTTCTGACTTGCGACGGGCACGGTAAGCCTCAAGGCTTTCGCCCGGATACGGTGCAGACATTTAGACTCCTGAGTATGGACCTAGAGTGTTATACAGATCATCTTCCGGGGTCCACACATTACCATCTGGGAAGACCGGATCGTACTTATACTCTTCAATGGTACCGGGCACAATGAGTGAGTTGATGTCAACTGTCTCGTTGGCGTCGGTCGATGGGACCTGAATGTGGAATGTTCTTCCGCCCATCCAGTGTTCTGTGACGAAGTAGAAGAAGGCATTGCCCGAATCTGTGGTGATTGTCGAGCTTGATGCAGTCTGATCGGTGGCGAAGAGGAAGATATTGAGCTGCCCGAGACGTGTGTACAGACGCTCTGATCCCCAGTTGTTGTACGCGAACGCAATGGGATTGTTCATGGTTCCCGTGTAACGGCGCGGCAGACGGAAGGTGTTGCCGTTGTCTACGACTGTGATGTTGTCAGACATCATGACTGTGACGTACCCGGCCAGAGGGGAACTGTTCGTGTCGAAGTAATTCCCGGTGACATTCACGAATGCAAGATTGGTAGGAAAGCCAGGACCAGTAGTCAGAGTGTCGCCCGCGAGGATGGTGATCTTGTCCTGCGCCGTCCAGCCCGGAATCCACCAGGGAGCGCGCAGAGGATCATCGGCGTTGTACGTCCCGTTGTAGGCCATGGCGTAGCTGTTTGGCGTAGTCAAGATGACTCCCTTCTCCCCATAATAGTACCTTGACTTCGGGCTGAGCCTCAGTACCGACGACGCCTAAGGTAAGTTATTGCAGAGAATAGCCGTTCAGGGGAGTCCTGAAAATGCCCGAGACCATGGTTACACCCTCGGCACAGGACCCCCCTTACTTCCCCTGTGACATGTGAGTGATCAATATGCGTATCCTTGCTGTCTAGCTCTAGCATCATTCCGCATATTTCACATCTGCCACCGCAACGCTTCCATAGGCGATCGAAGTCGTCAAAACCGTCGAGCCCGTAGTTATTGATTAGCCGCTTCATTCGCGCGTAGTGTCTGTCACAGTAACCAGAGCCCCGTGTTAGCTCATCGCAGTCTGAGCGAAGGCATGTACCCGCTATGCCACGAAACACCACATGCTTTACAGAGCCGGTAGGAACAACTCCATTACTCTTCCACGACTTGTTATGTGGGTCGCATAGCTGGTTAGCTCGTTGTTTCCTTTTGCAATCAGACACAATGCAAATCTTCTCATGCCTAACCGGAAGATACGCAGGGTCTCCGTGTGCCTTCCATCGCTTCCAGTGCTTGTGGCAGTATCCTTGCCCGTAATGTTTCGTCTTGCAGTCGTCTACAGTACATATTCTCATACTCTTAGTGTAGCCGACGACGACGGTAGAAAGGATTAACACTCACCTCCACGACGGAGGTCTCCTCTTCCCTGTCACGACTCAACATGCAGCCGATAGCCAGGGAGTCGGCGTAGTCATCATGAGCATCCCTGATGGACGGAGCCTCAGCCAGGACGTAAGGACCCTTGAAGACTATCTCAAGGTCTTCCATCTCCTGGCGGAAACGCTTCCAGATCTTAAGACGACGTACCTTGGCCCCAGCGGGCCACATGACCTGACGGCGGTCGATAAGAGAACGTAGGTACTTCCAGCGCTCGGACTGCTCGCTCTGTGACGATCCCAGATCGACAATATCGATGTGCGGCATAAGAACCCTGAGCCTCTGGGCCACGACATCCCCCAGACCGCCCGAGTCGATGCCTACCTTCCAGATGCTGTAGTTCGAACAGAACTCAACAATGCGGAAGTACTGTTCTTCCCAGTCCATGCCTTCCAAATCGAGCCAGTTCAGGACACGGTGATGGTACATGCCCAATTCGTCTGGGTGATCCCAGTCAACGAAGATGGCTGTGACGACGGTCCTGTCCTGCTTTCGGGCGCAGTCGATGCCTATGACGATGGGAGTCCTGTTCCACGCCTGGACAAGCTGCTGCATGGTGATGTCCCCGCAGGCGTCAAGCTTCTCATTGGTCGTGAACATACCCTTATCGAGCAGCCAGATCAGTCTGTAGGAGAGCTTGAACTCATCAGAGTCTTCTCCCATGGCGAGCATGTCGCCCGCTACGGACTTCTTGTAGTTGTCATTCTCTCGCGCTGCTATGCGCCAGTCAACCTCAAAGTGATTCTGACGATGACGGCCCCTCTTGACGGCCTCTCGCTTGTTGACATTGATCTGCTTGTAGAAGACGTTCTTGGTGTACGTCGGCGTGCCCGTGTAGACTTTGGTGGCGTTATACGCTGCACCCATAGGACGTACTGACTTGTCGATGACCTTATCGTCTGCGCCCTGGCATTCGTCAATCAGGATGATGTGGTACGAACGTCCTTCAATGGTTGCCCGAGGATGGCAAGTCGTCTTACGCACAAGACTATGGCCCTTGCCGTCCTGCAACGGGCGAGGGTTGTTCAGGAATCGAACGTAGACCGTACGGCCCTTCCCTGCAAGCTCTGCGTTGATCTCAGGGTCATCCATGACCGCCAGGGCGTTGTCTGAGGACAGCCTAGAAACTATACGCCCGAAGAGGTTGTCAGCCTGCTCGTCCACAGGGGCGAAGGCACCGACCCAGACACCACCAGCGAACTTGCCCAACAGGTCAGGGAACGCCTTGGAGAGCACGGGGAACATGATCATAGCCGTCGCTATAGTGTTGGCCACGGTCTCAGACTTGCCTGTCTGTCGTGCGAACAGGGCCGTTATGGTGGCACCGTCGTTGATGATCAGGCTCTCGAATATGCGACGGGCGAATGGCTTCTGGTACTCGTACAGAGGGTTGCCAGAAATGATGTCGCAGACCAGCATGAGCTTATCGATTAGCTTGTTGACCGTGGCCTGTGACATATCATCAAGGATGACCTCTGTGGCCTCGCGGGCCTCGCGCTCTGCGTCTGTGTCATCCGACTGATCGTCTTCTAGCTCAATGCCTAGATCCAGATCGATATCTTCTTCTACCATGAGTTCTCCAAATAAATAGCCCGGCTCCCTCCATACTAGAGGGAAACCGGGCCAATAAGTGGATCTATGCCAGACGACCCTCGATATAGGCCAGTACAGCCTTCTCAACGGTCTCCAGTGCTAGCTGAACTGCTGCCTGAATCTCGGGCGTAGCGTCCTTGATAGCAACCAGTGCATCAGACTTGGCCTGAGCCTCTACGTTCTTGACGTCAGACAGAGCATCCAGTACGCCACTGTGGAAGATGTGGGACACGTGGTCCTTGACTTCGACAGCATCATCCTTGAGCTTGCTCTCGATCTGTGAGAACGTCATCATAGGCTTACCCCTTTCGTCCTTCTCAGTTTACTCCATGACCTCGCTTGGCGCATTCGCAGTGCCAGTCTTGGCCCGCCGACCCCTTAGGAATCGTCTCGGGGCAGAGTTCGTGATGGTAGCCTGTGGTGGTTCTGACGGTGCAGAAGGAACAGGCGTAGGATCGTCCCTTTCTTCTACGACGGGCCGGAACTTCCTCTCCATCAGCTCCGTGATCACTAGATTCGCTGTCGTCTCCGCTATCGCCAGCTCCGACAGGTGGTCCGGGTTCCGACTCGACTGATAGGCTTCCAGGTGACGTTGCATTCCTGGTATTGCTGACCCTAGCCATTCGAGCATCTGCCCCTCTGACATGCCCTTGATTCTCTTCTCAGCTCGGGCGATATCAAAGGTCATCGTTATCCATATAGTCCATCAGACCTAGCATGTCCAGTAGCATGAACTCATCGGTAAGACCTGTAGATGAGCGACTTACGTACTCACGCGCTAGTGATCTTTGATTCTTCATGAGTCACCTTACCTCGCAGTCCAGACTGCCCTTCGAGTAGTCCGAGATGGACTCCCTCAACGAGTCCAGAGTTCTTGGGGGACGGATTCATCCCATGCGTCATGTTCTTCATTCGTGCGGTTCCTCCCATGGATAGTAGCGCTGAGTAGCGCTGTGTTCTCATCGTAGTGCTTCTTTCCCCAGAAGCCCAGGACCAGTGAACGCTTCCACCAGTACCTGACGATGAGAGTGTATCCCTTACGGAAGGGTTCGTCAAGTTCCCATGAGATGCCGCCCAGGACAGGAGGCGTGTACCACTTGACGCGTACTGTGTGCCAGAATGCCCGGTGTACCCACGAGCCTGTTATCTTGTTCTCAGCCCAGTCCAGGGCGTTGTGCAGCCCGGCGATGATGTCTGTGGCGTCCTTGTATTCCATGTGAAGCTCCGATTATCCGACTCTGGTGCCGCTGCCTGGCCCGCCTATTCCGTTACGGGCCATCCACTTGCCTGTACTGGTACGCTCGCGCTGTAGGTCTGCCCACTGATCGGGAGAAATACCAGAATAGTCATAGGATATACCATCACGGAACAGTATCCTGAGCGTCCCGCTCTGCTCGTCGTATGTGGCGTTGTGGGTTCTCGGGCGCGTAGGGTCCATCGTCACTGTTGGCTCGATCGCATCGTCTTCTATGAAGTCCGAGGGGGCGGTTGCCAGCCACGCTAGGTCAGCGTCGTAGACATCGCCTATAACGGCCGAGAAATCGTCCTGGGGGGGCTGCTGGTAGGCGGGTGCCGTAGAGTACTCAGCCACGCCTCCAGGGGCCACAGGAGCCGTCCTGGCCCCTCTACGGGTGACCCACGAAAGAGGGTTAACCCGGCTAGTCCATCTCGTTGCCATCGGAGCCTATCCTGTCCCACTGGACTGTCCACGCAGGGTTGATCCGGAAACCCGTCTCGTCCTCGACCTTGAAGTGAGGGCACCAGGACTTCGGGGGACTCTCATGACGACCGTTCAGGTACACGCAGGTATAAACCGTGGCCAAACGTTCATGGCCACGGTTCGGCCTCATATCAGGAGACTCTCTCCAGAAGTTATTCCGGAAGTCGGGCTCCTGCTTCTTCGGCACTACCGGAGTAGGGATATAGAAGTCGTCGGCTGACATTAGCTACCACTATAAGCCTTTATACAGTCACGGGGGGCGTCTACCTGCGCAACATGAGACTTGATGACTGACTCCTCGTGCAGGTCATATGCGTTGGTGTTTCCCTTGAGTAGAATGTCAAGGAAGAAATCCCAGTTGCCGCTATCATCGGCGGCACGAGTGTTCTGGTACTCGCAGCCAGCGATTGCAGCCTTCTGGAAAGACGTAGCCTGACGTTGTGCCGCCGTTGCCTGACTCTGGACCTGTTCTGTCAGGCTGTACTGATTTGCATAGAGGTATCCAGACACGCCAGCGCCGAGGGCTAGAGCGACTACCACGCCGGTAAGCCAACGGACAGCAACCTTCCACGGCTTCATCGCGGCGTTAGTGGCAGCCTTAACCAGATCATCGATCTTAGTTAGCTGAACCTCCGCTGCCCGTGCTAGCTTGCTCTCCTCGACTTCCGCCGCTGTCTGTACCTTGTTCGCCATCACCACTCACTTCCAATTGCTTCATTGTGTGCAACAAAATTGCGGCAGCGACTTGTTCCCCTGGAAAGATCTTGAACGGCGCTGCCGTGCCGTGTTCCCAGTCTCTGATGACTTCTAGATACCCCGAAAGCTCATCCGCCTCTGTAGGAGTTATGTTCCCATCTAGCAGTGTATCGAGTAGTTCATCCACTCTTGCCCGAGAGGGCTCTGGGTGGTGAAGCACCCTTGCCATGTCTCCTGCGATCTCTCGCCAGAAGACTTCCATCTTGGTCTCAACGATAGTCACTCGCTCCTTAAGGGGATCGATGACTTCCTCCATGAGCTTATGGAGGGTAGACGTGACTATATTTTCTATAGCCTTCTTACTTCTCTTGGCCCACAACTGGTAAAAAGTGAACCCGGCGATGACTATAGAGCACACAGCCTCTACGAAGTAGACATCTACATGCACGTCGAAACCGCCAAATAAGTAGAAAAAGGGACGATACCTCTACGATACGAGTATACCGTCCCTTTTCCTTCAACTTACTCACCAGTATGCACAGTGAGTCCTTCCCATCCGATGCCCTGTCCGGGGGTAACCCATAGGCTAATCATACCAGCCGGGACATCTGATCCGTCAGCACGACGGAACCAGTTAGATCCTCCGTCCAGAGGCGGGGCCTGAATCCAGGTCCGGTTAGAGCCCATCTGCTCAACCCGCAGGTGATGGAAGTGGCCCGTGAACATCATGTCAGCGAGGCCAGCCTGCTGCTTGCCGAATGACTGCTTGCCCCACCATGCCTCGAAGCTGTTCGGTGCCTTGGCGAGGTGCCCGTGAGTGAATCCCAGAACGAAGGGCTTGTCCTGCCCACCGACGTTCAGCGTGATGACAAGTTCCTCATCCTCAGGGAAGATGAATCCCACGTGCTTGTACTTGGGATTGTCAGCCATGGCGTCAGCAACGGCAGAAGCTCCCTCGATAGCCCACGAGTCAGTCACGGGCTGCTGGACGATGCGATAGGTCTCATCGTGGTTGCCCGGAAGGACAGGGACGATGACACGAGCCGCATACGGGGACAGCTCAGCCACGATGTGGGTCAGCAGGCGACGGTACACGCGAACCTGCTCTGTGATGCTGATATCGAGACGTGCCACGAGCTTGCCACCCTGAGACACAAGCCCCTCGATGCAGTCACCGAGCACAGGGATGACGATCAGGTCAGCTCCACCGGCAGCTTCGATCTTCTCACGGATCTCCTGCACAATACGCCCGAACCTGTCTACCAGAGCGGCGGTGCCGCCTCCGTCGATCTTCCCTGCCTGTAGGTCAGCGATAGGAACCACGAAGATCCCATTAGCGTGATGCTCTCCACTGTCCCATCGTGCCAGGCCGTCTCGTCCCTCGTAGTCCTTGAGGATTTCCGAGATCTGATCCACCGAAAGGTCACCTGACTGAGCGCCACGACGACCCAGCTCCAGCTTGTGGGCTGAAAGCCATTCACCGCCAGCGTTCTGCCAGCGTGATTCCTTGCGGCACGTGACTTCCCACTTCTCGGGGTCGGCTCCGACACTTTCCAGAAGTTCCTTGTCCTCAAGGGTCACGCCCTCGGTAACAGGAACAGGAAGTGTGCGGGCCTCGCCACGGTCTCTTGAGAGATCAAGACCTGGGAACCACTGCACTGTCTGACCAATAGGGCCGGGCTCGCTGATACGCTCCATGGGCTCAGGGGCAACGATGTTACGCTGACGCCAACGACGAATGACACTTTCGTCAATATCAAACGTCCGTGCCACCTCCCGGTTGGGCATGGACCTGTTCATCACTGCTGCGGCAAGGAAGCTGTTGTCCCTCATCCGTTCTTCTAGCGTTGCCATGTAACTCCTTACTCTATTTTGAGATCCCTGCGGATCTCGCGATTCAGGTACGCTGCTATGGCGGGATTATCCCTGACGTACCTTATAGACTCTTCGGTGCCCTGCACCGTACGAGAGTCGGGCATCACATACCAGGCTCCTCGCTTAGTGACAATATCATGTTCTGTCCCTATGCGCAAGAGTTCTTCTGCCCAGTCAATGCCCGATCCGGGTCTTATGACGTACTCGCAGGACTCTCCCGTCTTGAGGGAAGCCTCGATGACCTTGGAACCGTCCTGATGGGACTTGACGACCTTGAGGTTCAGTCTCTGACGTGCCTTCTCAGACAGGCCCGTTCCACGTATCGGGGAACGTTCCTTGTCACGGGGCTTGGAGATGAATATCACTGTCCCACCAGACATCTCTGCCTGATCAGCCAGGGCTGTCAGCTCGTCCTTGAACTCCCTGTGCGGGGAGGGCTGATACCAGGGATCGAAGTCAGGAGACTCCTCGAACTCCCTGCTGCGAATCAGCCCGCCAGCGTGATCAACAACGACCAGACCGGCTCGGATCTGTAGTGCGGCGGTAGTGATCGAGAATACCTCCTCAGCGGTCCTGGGAGCCACCACAGAGGCCCTAATAGCCCTATGCGGTACCTCTGACCCTACCGACACCCAGAGGCTCTCCAGGGGCGGCTCAAGGTCGTTTACGGTGTGCTGGGCCAGAGTGGTCTTACCCGTTCCGGTGCCACCCCAGATCTCAGCGATGAAGCCACGAAACCAACCACCGCCAAGCAGGCCATCTACGCCAATTGACCCGGTGCTTATGTACTCCACTGTCAACCTCCTTAGACTTTCGTTCCTCAGCTATCTTCATGCCCACGTCGCCTCTGCGAACGAACAGTTCATCACCACGCCCGAATGACTCTATGTGATCGGGCAGGTATGAGTCCCTCCAGTAGACAGTTCCGTACTTGTCGGTGATTGTGTAGTCAAGGGCATAGTCACCTTCCGATGCCCTTATCTCTACAGCCATCGTTACGGGGTGCCCACACCTAGGTTCGGGTGCTCACGGGTCGGGTAGAAGACTCGCATACGCTTAGAGCCCTCGCGAACGTTCACCTTGAGCTGCGGTGAGAGGGCCTCGGGTACATCAAACACGTACTTGTGCCAGGTGACCCAGACACCCTCAGGGGTGACCTTCGAGATGTTGCCCCGAAGCTGTGGGCTCTGGTGCAGGTAAACAGACTCGCCTGACTTCATGTTTCCTCCTAAAATAGAAAACTCCTGCCCCGACTGGGACAGGAGAATACTATCAGGGCGTTTGCCCTGGTGTCAAGCTCAGAACTTAGAAGGTACCGGTCGCAATGATCACGAACGCGTTCGGGCTGAGCTTGAACTGCATGACGCTAGATGCGCGAACGGTGTCGGCAGTGGCAGCAGTCAGAAGAAGCGACACCTGACCGATCTTGTTGTTCGCTGCCTGAGACACACCCGGAACTGGTGCCCAATACTGGTCGTTCACCGTGGTAGCAGCGATCGATGTAACGACCGGAAGCCAGTGAGCAGCGGTGTCACCTGTAGTCGGCGTGAAGCCAACAGACGTCGGGTTGTACTGACGGTTGATTCCACCGGCCGGGTCAAGGATACCGGCTACCACTGAGGTACCAGCGACGATGGAAGCGTTGAGAGTATATACAGGTGATGCGTCGGTGCCCGTGTTCTGAACAACGGGCTGGACCGCGAAAGTCAGACCTGAAAATCCTACAGCCATGGTTGGCCTTTCTGGATAAGTACAGAGATGCGATGATTTCCGTACTCAGTATAGCTTACGATGCAACACAGATACTGTTGCAGTCATACCTCTATTTTACACCCTACGCCCGATGCCTACCCTTGTATCGCTTCCTAACTTGGTCTGCTACTTCCTCGCGATCGGTGATCGCGTCCATCTCGTGTGTGCTGTCGAAGTACGGTCTGACCTGGACGCGAAAGTCATCGTCCGAGGCTTCGTGCAGCTTAGCAAGCCACGCTTCCATCTCTGCTAGATCTTCGTCGTCGGGCATGTCGATCTCCTAGTCCGTTAGAGGGGCCTTAATCATCGTAGCCGCCCGGATCTCGACGCAGATCTCACCAGGCATGAACGACAGCATCATGGCGTCTAGCGAGATCAGCGGAGTAGAACCCTGCCACCAGAACTCGTACAAGTCCTGTGACGGGCGGTAGTACCAGCCCATTAGATCAAGATGGAACGCATCTGGCGTTCCTACTGCTGTTGCAGTGCTCATCGTTGCCTCCTAGAGATGAGTATGGCCCGGCAGAGGATACCTCACTACACGTGAGCAGAGCATACCGGGCCAGGCTTCGGAACAGGGACTCGAACCCCAATGAGCAGACTCAGATTCTGCCATCCTGCCATTAGATGATTCCGAAGTGCCCCCATGAGGATTTGAACCCCAATACGACGGGTAAAAACCGCCTGTCCTACCGTTGAACGATACGGGCATATGTTTCGGGACAAAAGACTCGGACTTCAATCCTCGGCTTCAAAAGCCGGTGTCCTGCCATTAGACGATCCCGAAATATAAGTCTAATATATCAGACCGGTACCCCCCCAGGGAATCGAACCCTGATTCACTGGGTAAGAGCCAGCTACTCTAGCCGTTGAGTTAGAGAGGTATATAGTGCCGGAATTTTGGGTTCCCTGGCGCTAGAGGTAACTAGCGCCCCGACACATGGGGGATCTCGCACTCTCGACCGGACTCGAACCGGTGTCTTCCGCTTAGGGGGCGGTAGATCTATCCACTGACCTACGAGAGTGATTCCATGTTACTACGAAAATCTAGACCTGTCAACCCAACGTCCCGAATGTGATGGTGTCTCCACCCCAATCGAAGTTCTGGATCTGCACGTCCTGTCCCTGTGTTGGAGCCACGATCATGTCCTGGCCTCCCAGGAAGATACCTACGTGGTACACGTACGAAGCAGGATCGCTGTCATCGTGGAAGAACACCAAGTCGCCCGGACGGGCTTCGCTCTGGGGAATCATCTTGAAGAAGTTGAACTGATCGTCAGCTATTCTCGGCACTGTTGACCCTGCCTGCGCGTAAGCCCACTGTACTAGGCCCGAACAGTCAAAGTCAACCCCTGGATCTTCGCCTCCGTAGACGTAGGGTACTCCTATCTGGCTCTCCGCGTACTGGACCACCTTCTGCCCGAGTGACCCTGAGGTCACTGTGTGAGTGGGCGTTGAACTGGGCGTCGGAGTAGGAGAGGGAGTGGATCGAAGTGTGAAAGTAGGGACAGGGGGCGCTATGACGGCAGCAGAGGTAGTGTCCGTAGTGACCTTGGCCACTGTTGCTACCTTCTTCTTGACTGCGATCTCAGTCACGATACGCCGAGGGTACATCTGCCACTGCGAAGGAATGTGGACAGGGGGTACTGCCTTGATCGGGGCAGTATTATGGATCGGCTCTGGATTAAGCTGCATGAGATCTGCCGTAGTGGCAGAATGGGGCATAGACGATCCTGACAGAAGAACGGCTGTCATTGCCGTTGCGGGCAATGCGACAGCCGTGAACTTCTTGATGATGTTAGGCTTACGGTGCTTTCCCATACTTCAAGGTAACATAACGGAGACGTTACCACAACCCTCCAGGTCATTGGGGCAGCAGCCCGGACATGAACCGGGACCTATCTCTTCACAAGTCGTGCTCTATCCCGACAGCCCCGACCGGTACCGGGCTGACTGTTTACACCACTGCTGCAAGAGCCAAGTCAGAGAATCGGACTCTGGACCTCATCCGTACCAAGGATGTGTTCTACCACTGAACTAACAAGGCATTGCCCGGACCTGCTCCATCCTCAGCCTACTTCTGCGTGGCAGGCTAATCTATTTGGATGGTCGGTATCCAGGGTTGGGGTATACACCAACGAGCCCCACCGAGGGATCGAACCCCGATTTACTCCGTACGAAGGAGTCGTTCTGCCATTTAACTAGCAGGGCATTTTAGTAGTCGCGCCCGTTTCTCCTCGGGCTCTCCTGTGACATCCGTTCATCCTGGCCTAGGAGTCGGTACAACCCACAGTCGGCATCTTGTCCTGCGCGCCAGACTTCTGCCGCGACCGTAGAGCGCCAGAGAGTCGAACTCTGTCATTGGGCTTAGAAGGCCCGAGCGGGCATCCGTCCCGCGCTCCATATTTAGTTTACTTGAGCCTCTTGCAGGAATCGAACCCGCGTCACTTTCTTACAAGGGAAGCATACTCGCCATTGTACTAAAGAGGCATAAAAGCCCGTCTCTTCCTCTGGTCCCTACTCCGCAAATTCTGCTGTGTTCCCCACAGTCATATCGGATCTAAGGAGGGCATCCAGTCCTTGCGTACCCAATGAAGGTAATGCTCCCTCGTCCTCGCCTTGTAAGGGCGTTGCTCTCCTTTTGAGCTAATCGGGCATACGTGCCTTAACGTCGGCACCAGACGGGCGTAAGTGGAGTCGCCACCCGTACACCGTCAAGGAATTGAACCTTGCTTAAACTAAGTTATCAGCTTAGCTCTCACAACCAGTGAGACTACAGTGCGTGGAGAAGGTCGGACTCGAACCGACAGCCGTCTGCTTGCAAAGCAGTTGCTCTACCATTGGAGCTACATCCCCATAATGAGCGGTCCACTTACTCCACCATAGCAGTGTAAAGATTGGGCGTCATAACCACTCAAGCGTGCTGGTGTGCTGGTGTGCTGCCAGTTACAGCACAGCAAGTTATTGCCCGCAGGCTCACTCACTGGCGGGGTTCGAACCCTCACCACCAACGTAGCCCACGCCGGTTACGATCCGGCCTCAAGAGATTGAAAGTCTCCCGTTCTGCCACTAAACTAGTGGGCCAAGATACTTCGTTAGGTTCTTTAGTCTAGCATGTGGTGAAAGACGAGTCAAACTACTTGCGCTCGCGACGGGATTCGAACCCGCCCTAGCACCTTGACAGGGTGCCGTGCTTACCGCTGACACTACGCGTGCATGATCCCAGTTTTTAACGTGGGTGAGGCCACGTGTGAGGATATCCTCACATCCATGTGGATGTGAGGATATTATCACAAGCCTATCGACGGTAGTAGCCTACGCCGCCGCCAAGTAGCAGGACAATGAGAACGACTACGATGATAATCAGTAGCATGGTATCTCCTTTCGTCCTTATCACCGTACCACGTATCAGTAACGGGGATCGAACCCGTAGCCTCCTGGTTGAGAGCCAGGTGATCTGCCAATTGATCTATACCGACGTGGTTCCCAGAGGGATCGAACCTCTGCGCTCCGGGCTTCAACCGGGTGCTCTACCAACTGAGCTAGAGAACCATAAGAATGGGCTTTTAACGTCATCACCCGAGGACGAGTTGAGTCCCACGCGGGGTTCGAACCCACGCTAGCACCTTGGCAAGGTACTGTGCTACCACTACACCAGTAGGACACCGTGCTCCCAGTTTAAGTCAGGAAGCCATGACTGTCAAGACCGTGCTGTTCTTGCTTTTTACGGATGACAGAACAGCAAACACTTTCGTCCCACCAAGTGTGTTGGGAGAGCCTCATGCCGGTACTGCCCCGGCTCTGAATGCTTGGAAGGCACTCGTGCAACTTTCACACCCATAAGGCACCGTGGCGTTTTAAAGACTCGCCATGTCTGCTTTACGTAGCGGAAGCGAGATTCGAACTCGCGTCGTGCGGCTTATGAGGCCGGGCTGGGTCCTCTCCAGTCCATTCCGCTATGAATAAATCTATCACACTGTCGTAGTGTTTGTCAAGTCGGCTCGGTGGGGATCGAACCCACTTAACTACCTTATAAGAGTAGCGCCTTAACCAGTAGACGACGAGCCAGAGGAAGGATGACGAGTCGAACGCCATGGTTACCCACGTTTCGCTTTCAAGGCGATCTCAGGCCCGGCCTGATTAACCTTCCGAGCACAGTATGAGAATCGGACTCATCTTCGTAGGTTTGCAATCTACGCCCATCCCAGATGGAACCATGCAAGCCGGTCCAAGCTTCCGCTGTAGAGGAATTTCCTCAGACTGCCTGGACCCGAGCGGAGAGCTGAGGGCACGATCCCCAACGCCGAGACGCCGCGCTCGTTAGCAGCGAGGCCCGTTCCCTGAACGGTTAACTCTCCATGTACAGTGTAGCTTTACTTCTCAAGACACCAGTCTGCGTGGCACGTCGTAGGACGCCCGCAGTAATGGCACACTAGGTTCCTCAATATCCTCATGAAACGAGAATAACACTGAGTTTCTAGAATGTCAACCCTCGACCCCAGGCCCGCGAGTCTCAGACCACTCCAGCCCGCAGTGGTAGCACTTCCAGAAGTCAGTGTGCCACGGGCGACCCTGACGATCACGACCGTTGGCTGTGCCTGTCTTGTGGGGATCTATGTGATTCCCGCCTCTGCACTTCGGCTTCGCTCTAGGCATTATGACTCCTTGTACGCCAGGTGGGGCTCGAACCCACACGTCCCTAGGACATCGCCTTTTGAGGACGACGCGTCTACCAATTTCACCACTAGCGCATGGTCTGCCGTTGCCTATCGGAGCATATAGCCCGTAAGTGGGCCAATCTAGCAGGACGTACCTTGCGTCGGGACTCTGGGAGTCGAACCCAGTTTCTCCTAGATCCGAACTAGGCAGATTACCGTCTTCCTCAATCCCGTTAACTCAACGACCTGCTGGGACTCGAACCCAGTCCTGCCGCCCTTTTTCACGAGGAACCACCCTCGCTACTCGGGGCCGCTGTGCGCCCATACACTGCTGGTCTCATGAACGTGCTGGTTAGGCTGTCCATGTGAGCGTCAAGCGCCTTGGAGTCGAACCAAGTTTCTCCTGTTTCCAAAACAGGCAGATTACCGTCTTCCTCGCGCCTGATGTCAAGCGTACACCCGAGAGGATTCGAACCTCCAACTCGTGGTTCGTAGCCACGTGGTTATCCCTTAGCCTACAGGTGCATAACGGACGAGTTTAAAGAGTTCCCGACTCTTGCTCTCCCGCCTGGGTACGATCCAAGACGAGCAGATTAACGGTCTGCCATGCTGCCAATTACATCACAGGAGAATGCTTGACCTGGACTCGAAGATCCAGTATACTTACCTTGTTTCGAAGGTTAACTACAAAACTAGGATATCACATGAACATCGATTGTCAATACTGCGGAACTACCTTTAGCGCAGACTGGGCTGGAAGAAAGTACTGCTCCAAGTCATGCTCTGCCAAGGTCAATAACACTCTATATCCGAAGAGGGTCTCTGTCAAGCAATACTGCCTGATGTGCGGCGAAGAATTCACTTCTATTGGCCAAAGCAGGCAGAAGTGCCCAGCATGTATCTCAGCTACGAAGAGCGCTGAGTACATATGGAAGGTAACAATGGGTGAGTATAAGAATGGCTTCTCTCGTGCCGCTCAAGCGTACAACTCAGCACGTACTATATCTCGAAGGATCTACGAGAAGTCTGACCGCCCGAAGTCTTGCTTGATCTGTAGATATGCCAAGCATTATGAAGTCTGCCATATCGAGGATCTTCAGCACGTTCCAGATGACAAGATTCTTGGTTTGGCATTGAGCCATCAGAATATCGTGGCACTATGCCCCAACCATCATTGGGAATTTGACAAGGGACTTCTATAAGCACGCAAGTGACGAATCGAACGCCTGGTTGGCGGGTTTGGAATCCGCTCCCGGCCCAGCCGGGTTAACAACTCACGTATGATCACCAGGGAAGGAGATCGACCGTTCTTCCCTGGTGAGACTATCTTAACACATTTTATCTGATCGGGCAAGCCCCTGACGCACATTCCTCTGAGATACTATCACTCGTCCTAGTTGCTTCTGCCACTTGGTAGGCGGCCTCAGAGATCCTGGTGTAGGGTGCCTGATCTCTGGTGGCATCTACCATGATAGTTGTTCCCTTGAGCTTTGGCAAGTACGCCCGAAGTATACCGTCCAAGGCTTCTGGTGTCACTGTTCCCTCAGGCACGTTAGCTGTGTAGGATATAGCGTTATCCGCCCAGTGCTTCTGGTAGAACGCCTGTAGCTCAAGCATGTCTTCGATTGAGACCTGCTCGGCAGACTCAACCAGATCTACATCCAGCCCGAGGGCTCGCACCTGAGACACTAGCAGATTCTCAGTAGGAAAGCAAACCACAGCAGTCATGCCCGACTCATCGTAGACATCAGTCTCGACCTTGAATCCCTGCTGCTGGAATGCCTGGACCTGCTCGAACTCCCTGTCGTCCCTCAACGAGAAACGTACCCTCTGGATGAACCAGCGGGCGTAGATCGCCTGGATACCCTCGCTCACACCTGGAAGCTTCGACACCGAACCCGTGGGAGCCACCGTAGTGACCTTGACGGGAGCCGGAATGCGAAGCTCGACGGCGTAATCGTTAGCTTCCTGACGTACGGTGTGATAGAGATGTCGCAGTAGTCCCTGAGGGCTCACGATGCCGTTATCACGCTGCTTGGCGATCTCACTGTACTTCAACTCGTACGCCTTGGCGAAAAAGCCCTGGACACCCATGTGCCCGACACCGATACGACGGTTCCTGTCCTGAATGACCTTCTGCTTGGGATCTGTGATGTCCCCGAAGGTGCTACGTACCAGGAAGCGCGTAACCAGGCGATGAGCCTCAAGCAGGAGCTGAGGATCGAAGCCACAGGCTACTTCCTTGTTCACGAACCAGTCTAGGTTAACGTGGCCTAGATTGCAAGCCTCCCAAGCCTCTAGCGGGATCTCGCCGCAGTTAGCCGACATGACGCCCGACATGTGCCCTGCAATGGGTTCCGGGTCAAGCACGATGTATGCGTGGCTGTCATCCACAGTACCGTTGTACACATCTGCACGACCTGCGGGCTCTACCGACACGACCTTGTGATTCGGTGAGTGCCCGTCCATTCCATTTTGCTGACGCAGAGGCATGTCATAACGCCTGTGACCAAGTTCGGTCATTAGCGCTAGATTATCCATACCATTGTTAGTGCCGTCACCGTCTATGTGCGCTACGTTGATTCCATCAGGAAGCTCAGTGCCCAGGAAGTTCTCCCAGAGCATACGGTGTGTCCACTGGTGGTTGGCAGCATTCCTGTCGCTATCCCACCCGTGAATCCTCTCGTGCCCGCTGGAATCTCTGCTAGCAGAGAACGCCCGAATCGACTGACCCTCGCGAAGATGCTGCGCCTGTACCTTCTCCCCACGGAATGAGAAGAAGTTATGGTCCGGAGTACAACGCACTTCTAGACCACTGTCGAACGTGACCTTCAGAATTTCTGTGTTCTTTCGGGTCAGTCGTGGCTGACGCATCCACCTAACGACGGGCTTCTTAGTCTTTGGATGCCAGGAGTAGACCTGAACATCTTCTCCGACCTCTGCTAGATCCTTAAAAGTTCTTGGACCATCGATGGTAGCGATAACAGTATCGCCAGTCAAGCATGGGTTCGTTGCGATGATCGTACCAGGCTCACCCTCGTTTGACAAGTCTGAGTTCCAGTAGCCCGGCTCACCGTTCTTGAGCACGGCCTCGCAGACCGCCTTGTGGACCTGACGTGCCCAGGCTACATTACCAGTCTGATCATCAAGAGCAGCAAGGAACTCGTTGTCAATCTCGACTGAGATGTTGGTGGTCCAAAACTTGGAGCCATCCGCCTTGGCGTTGATGAAGTCTATGATGTATGGGTCGTCCCAGTGGCACATGCTCATGCGAGCTGAACGACGCTTGCCGCCAGCGATGGCCCCGACCGAGATGACATGATCCATCTCCATAATATCGACTGGGGAGAAATGACCCACTGACCATGCACGGTTCAGGACGCTCACAATATCGTGAAGCATCTTAGCCAACGGGGCAGGACCGGAAGCCACACCGCCTGATGACACAAGAGGGGAACCCTCGGGGCGAATCTTGGACAGATCCAAGAATATCGAGACCGGGCGATCCGCCTTACCGTAAATGCTCATGGCCTCATCGATAACATGTGACAGAGCTACAGCCCATCCCTCACGAGTGTCTTCCACGAGACAAACACCATCGGAGTAGTGACGGGCAGCGTGAGCGACTTCCTTGTCGAATACGTCAGAAGAAGCCAGATACTCGCGCATCTTCTCGTAATCAGTATGAGTCTCATCCGCAGCGAGGATCAGGTTGATCGGGTGCTTGGGATATCCGTAGTGCTCGAAGAGTCTGGTGCTGTAATTAGCCCCGACACCGCCGCCTTCCACCAGTCGCATGAACGTGAATGCGAAGTGGTCGGAGAACTTCTGGCCCCAGCCACTCACGTGACAGTTGAACAGGAACTGACGGCCCTCGACACCACTCGCCCATAGCTGACGACCCGCAGGGAGAATGGCCATATTGCCCATGTAGTAGTTGAGGCTGTCGTACTCCTTCCAGACCTCCTTGCTCCACGTGCTCTGGTGACCATACACGAGTGAGAGGTTTCCACGTGCAACACGGGCAACGGTCTCGGGCCAAGTCTCGTAATTACCGTCTGGCTTGACACGTGAGTACGTCCGCCTGTACACAGCCTCACCAGTGGGGCCAAATGGGGTTGCCAAAGTAGACTCCTTGCATAGATTGGTTAAAAGAGAAGTAAAGGACTCTCAGTGTATCGCTGAGAGTCCCGTGCTGTCAAGACTTAGAACAGGTGCTTAATCCAGTTCCAGAAGTTGAAGTGAGGCTTCGGAGCTGGAGGGGTTGGCGCTGGTGTTTCATACAGAGCATCGAACTCTGCAAGGAGTGATGTGATGTTGAGCCCGAGAGGATCTACGCCCGTCTTCTCGTTGATCCAGTCTTCGGTGATAATGACCCAAGCCTCATCGCCATATGTGAGCCAGAACTCGGGTGTCATGGGCTGTAGCTTACCCCACGTCACGGCGTAGATGTAATCAGCGTCCCACTTCTGTAGATCGATAGCGTGACCACCGACAGAAGGGCTTCCTGGTACTACCGACCATGGCTGACCCTGACTGAACTGGGTCTCAGCGCTCTGGGGGACCTGGAAGCCCAAGTAAACAGAACCGAACAAGTCTAGGGCCTGCTTCATCTCTACCAGGTCAGTGTGATTGACCTGAGCGAAGGCACGGATCTTGTGTCCGCCTAGGCCCGACTGCTGGACGTACTTGAGAACGTTCTGCTCGACGGCACCGTTGTCGTTGGCACCAGTGGATGGGTTATAGCCCGAGACGGCCTCGTAGAGGGCCAGGACGGAGCTAACAGGCACGGTAAGGGTTACACCAGCGGAGTAGGTCGTCCACGCCTCCAGGGCGTGTCCTAGGGCCGCACAGGTGCAGTCTCCAAGGCGGTCGTTGTCGTACATCGGCCACGAGATGACCTTGGATGCCCAGTCCACAACAGCCGGGACTGCGGGCGTTACAGCTAGATGATCACGCAGGTGAACACGAGGAGCTTCTGCCTCGGTTAGCGGGTCTAGCTTGCCATACTTGAAAGCCGTCACGATTTCTCCCTTGTCCAGTAATACAAGGGTAGATCGTGACGGCTTCCGGTTTGTCAAGCAGAGTTACTCTGCAAAAGGTTGTGCAGGATTTGCTGATCCTCCGCTGACTCAATGTTGCCATTGTCGTCAACGAACTCGCGAACCAGATGTTCCTGTCGGGGCGTAAGCATCGGCTTGCCGACGTTACCACGCCCCTCGTTCATGCGTGCGATGACCTCACCACGTGCGTCTACGTAATCAGACGTCATTGTTCTCCAATCTGTGCTCGGGCGGAAGCAGATCATCAAGGATCTTGGCGTACCACAGCAGCGCTGCGGGGCCATCCTCGAACATATCGTTCTCTGCATCGTCGTCTAGTTCCTCTGCCTTTTCAAGGATGTCGTCACGGACTGTCTGGATGTAGCCCCGGCGATCGGCAATGACTGCTGCCTTGATTGCCTTAGTCAGGGCTTCCTCCTGAGAGATCCCCCGCCCGTATCCAAGTGCCTGCTGGATCTGGAATACCTCCAGTCCGACTGCGATCGGGTCCATCATCTCTCGTCCGGTAGCTTCCCGCCCCATATACCCTCCTCTTCGCTCATGCCCAGGATCAGGCATTCTGTAATTACCGGACAGGTCGCACAAACGGCCTTGGCTAGTGCGATCTGCTTATGCCTTGGGACACGGCCACCCTGAATTTTTACAGTTCCAAGACGTGACGTTCTACCACGCCTGGTGGTCGTGTCCCAATAGCCAGGATCATAGCCCCAGCAGGCCGCGTTGTCAAGCACTACCAAGTCTCTTCTTCTGCTTCCCAGAGATCGTACTCGTTGTTAGAGGCCCACTGGGCCTTCAACTCTTCTATGGTGGGGATCTTGGGTCCAGCGCCGGGAACACGCCTAGGCAGATCAGCGATAGCCCCGGTGCCGTGCTTGACAGGAATCCAGTCCGTGACTGTAATCACGCGCTGCTTGGATTCCACACGGGTGATGGTGACCTCATCCTCGTCTTCCCATGGTCTCTGGTCCTGGTATTCGGTAAGGCCCGAGCTGTAATTAGCCTCGTAGATCAGGCCGTCATCCGGGGCCTTGAATACGACCGTGTGATGCTGCTCCCAACGGCCCGAGTCACCAAGGATCTCGTCCAGAATCCTGACACCGAGTTCTTCGTCTGGGTCAAAGGGCACGCCCCAGGTCTCGTAGATGAGTTCCCGTGGAACCTTCCTGATGATGTTAGGACTCATTGTCACCAGCGACCCAGGTCATGAAGGCACCGAAGGCGCTCTCAGCGCTCCACTGGTAGTCGTTGTACCAGACGTGACGACCATCGATCAGGACTTCAATCTCGTAATCAGTCTCCTGGGTGTACTCCGAGTAACCGCCCGAGACCTCAGACTCAAGAAGAGTCACCCGTCCGGTCAGCCCCGTCCGGGCGATGATACGGTCACGGAGTTCTCCTGAGATTTCCGATTCGATGGTGACCGTAGGGTAAGGCCACTCGTCAGGATCACCCGGACCCACGATCTCATCGATCTTAGTGATGTCGCTCATTCTGCTTCCCTCCTGATTGCGTCGTATAGATCCGAGACGTGCTTGTACTCCTCCCACAGGAGGCGGAACGAGACAGACCCGTTGGACTGCTCGTCCATACTTACGGCTAGCTCCTCCTGGTGCTCCCGGATCAGATCCAGCACCGAGTCCAGCTTCACAGTTGCTTCCATGACCAGAAGACTACCTTGCCCAGGGATTGCTGTCAATAGGGTCCGTAGTCGCGTTGTTGCCCGAGGGCTGATAGACGAACTTGTCCGTGAAGGAGACCGTCCGAGGGTTACTGGCGTAGCCCACGAGAACGTCCTGCCAGACCATCGGGTCAGAGATGTGGACACGTGACATGTCTTCCTCAAGGGGCTTGCGTATGTAGAAGTAGGCATTCATACAGCTCTGCCCGTCATACGTCATCGAGAAGTAATCAGCCTTGATGACTTCGTAAGCTGAGTTGGCCATGACGACCTTGTAGGTGAACATTCGGCTCCTAAGTTACTTTGTATAGGACTACTAGAGTTATAAAACCCTAAAGTCAAAATCAAGATCAAGTACTTAGAGGGTACCAGGACGACCTGAAGATGTCAAGGGGACGTTTTAGCAGGTCAGAGGGTATTGACGCCCGTAATCAGGTAGTGTAGGCTTCAACCATGGAAACGATCACAGGAAACATCACAGAAGTTCTACTCGATGTCATAGCAGGGACGCTGAAAGTCCTCATGGGCATCTCACTGGGCGAGTTCGGCCCGATCGAAGAGGAGGAAGCAGTCGGCGTGGCCACTGCCCTCGGGCGTGTCGTCGCTGACGCGCAGCAAAAGGCACAGGAAGGAGGGTACTCTTGATCGAAGCGCTCGTAGTGGTCTGGTGCTTCGCGAGCTTCGTCGTGCTGGCGGGGCTTCTAGCACTATATCCGCCCGTAAAACGGGCCACATGGACGTGCTGCGTCATCCTGATGCTGTCCTTCGGGAGTTATTTTGCCTCGGCATGGGCTCTTGGCAACGAGGTCACCCACGGAACCGTCGCAATTGTCACTATAGAACCCCATGGAGCCCCGAAATGACCCCTACGAGCATTCCGACAAGGGCCGGGGGCTTCCATTTCATGCGTCGTGAGGCAGCAGAACAGTGGTTTCTGAGCCTAGGAGACGCCGCGGAGGCCGTTGAAGCCCTCTTGACAACCGTGGAGGCTTACGGTAGTCTGAAGTTGTTCAAGTGGAGGGACACAGACGACGCCTGGGGAAAGCACTACGACCTCTGCGTCGAGAGAACCACCCACGGGGAGTGGAATCTGATGCTAGAGGTCGTATGCTACTGGTAAACGCCGGGCAGACGTGGGAAATGCCGGGCAAAGACTGGCCTAGAAGACCAGCCCGGCCAGGAAGAAGCTTGAAAGCGCGCCCCAGGGCATCCAGGCAACGTCAGAGCCGGTAGCCCCGAGGATATGGCCCTGGATCAGGGTGTAGATCAGCATCAGAATGAAAGCGATGAGGATAAAGACGTTCGAGCGGGTGAATACGTTCATGAGAGTCCTGCCTTGAAAGATTGAGGGGGTCTAAGAACAGTCTACCCCCGTTTCGGGCAAGGAGGAAATATGCTAACTACGGGCAGCGTGTACTACAGGGTAGATTCCATCGGAAAGACAAGACCAGCAGCGGATTTCTACCTAAGGATAGACGATCGACTAATAGTGTCCGGTATCACGTACCTGGACACAAACGCATGGGTCATCTACGAGTCATTCGTACCGGAGATTACGGTGATGGGTGGTGGTCAGTCATTCCAAAAGCCTACGCAAGAAGACTACGATGCTAGCATCGTCAACCCGGATTATATAGAGGGTAGACGGGAAATGCTCACATGGGTAAGGGACAAATTGTCACTGTCCTGATTTGGGCCTAGACACAAAAAATCCCTGGACAGGAGGTTGACACTGTCCAGGGTTCGTTTCACTATACGTGCAAAAAAATACAGGCACGCCCAATCTGAGAAGGCAACCCGTTAATGGTGGGGGCCTTCTCTTCATGGGTTAAGCTTATCAGTGCCGTGTGCTGCTGTCCATGCAGACCTCCAAGAGCTGGTGACCCTTGATCGTGTTCACATTGATGCCCGTGAACTTCCTCTGTGTGGGCGTCCACAACGCGTTCCACATTGCCTGTTGGATAGCGGTGCGCGTGCCCTTGACGTTCTCTGTCTGCGTGGTGTGTTCCATGGCTAAAGCTTAGCAAGAACCAGGGGGGTAGTCAAGGGGATTATTCATGCCCTACGACTACCCCCCCCCCCCTGGCGATTAATTCCCGCAGTGCTGGCAGTCACAGACACGCTTGGGCTCTAGCGTGAACTGGCAGACCAGCATCTCGATCATGCCTCCCGTGTAAGCCTTAGCAGCCTTGACGACCTTATCGGCTGCGAACACACGCCCCGGGGGGGAGACGGACAGGTCAGCTATGAGTACCTGCATGAGCTTGGACTTAGCGTCTGCGAACCCTAGAGCCTGTCCCTTGTTGGACAGAAGCGGGAACTTGTATCCGGCGTAGGAGGCGACCCAGATGCCGAACGCCTTGCCATCCTTGGGTTTGACCGTCTGTCGCATAAGACCAATGTAGCAGTCGAGCCCGGCGTTGTCACGGACACGGAGCTTGTATGTGCTGGAGCCCGTCTTGCTCCAGTCGGAGCCGTAGACCGGGTTGATGCCCGTGAACGGGCTTTTGCGAGGCAGATCGGGCATGTCCATGACGGGCATGTAATCAGTGGTGACCTTGGAGGCTAGGCTAGCCGCCATGTAGACGCGGGAGTTAGCGGCGTGCTTGGCCCCGTGCTTGAGTGTCTGGTTCTTGTGGCCGACCTGCGAGTTGCCGATCGTGGCGTGCTTACCCATGATGTGCTCCTTCAAGAGTGTCTGACGAGAAGAACATTACCAGGCAGCCCGGAGTCCGTCAAGTAGATGGCTTCCGAATTATCGGGCTCAGAGTGCTTACTCAGGCGAGGTGCTCCGGGCTGCCTTACGTTCCAAACTCTAGTCTATGATCACGATCTTGTCAAGAAGCGCGGGCATCTGGTCTACGAGATCGGCCAGAAGTGCCTCGCCAGTGCGGGAGGACACCTTGACGTCGAACTCATCCGGCCCCTGAATCGTAACACGGGCACCTTTATCCGTCAAGGTGTCGATGATGTAGAGGTTCGGGCCACCGTCCCATTCGGGGTCCAGGAACAGCCCGTGTGCGATGAGCCACGTGCTAGAGCTGATGCCGTTCCGCATGAGTACCTCACGGACCTGACGCTTGCTCGCGTCCATCCACAGAAGCGTACCTCGCTCGTGCTGCGTTGTCAACCCCTCCATTGTCACGCTCTGTATACCATTACTACATCGCGTGGTGGCTTGGTGACTTGATTGAATACTATCACCCGTGCCAGGGGGGTGTCAACCCCCGTTGTGCTCACTCAGAGTGACATTTACTGGCCTGCCACTATGTTATACGCCACTGCATTGTGTGTCAAGTTGACATTATGCGTGTGAGATGGTTGACATTTACAGTCATTCCACGTGTCCAGCGCTGCCAACACCCAAAGCCCAAAGCCCAAAGCCCAAAGCCCAAAGCTTATCTCATGTGGTACCAGGTGTCAAGTCCGTTGTCGGCTGCGCTCCGTGAAGAACTGCTTCTGTTTCCATGCCCGAAGTCTAGCGGATAGCGGCCTGTAGTGTCAACAGGTCATCCAGGTACATGCCCGGATTGGCGAAGATGTGAGCCATCATGCCCGCGTCCGTGTCGTCCTGGGACTGGTCTGCGGTCTGCGTGTGCATGTACCCTCCAGGGTTCGTGCTTGGTT